AGAATGATCTGGGTTTCCTGTGGATTCCTTATGATCAGCTTTCTGTTGATGTTTATAGAAAAATATAAGCATTTCCATGAGGAACATGAAATTAAATAAATATGACCATTTTTAACCATTATATATTGAATTTAAAAGATTAACATTCACGTATCATATTATATCTTCACGTAACTTAACACAAAAATGGTGTACAAATGGTGTCAAAACTGAACAGTACAATGAGACAATTTTCCTAAAATAACTACCAGAGGAGGTAGGTAAATAATGTTAACACTCCGGTGATATCTTGTACCTTTAATAATTTTATGATATGATTATTTATAATTATGTCAGGAGGCACTTCAAATGAGAGGTAAAAGACGAGTAGTGGAATTAACAACTGAAGAAGTTAAAGCGCAGATTGCATCAACAGAAGAACAGATTACAAAGCTTACTGACGAACTTAAGACTCTTAAATTGCATAAGAAAAATCTTATGAAAGACTTAGCAGTAGCAGAGAAGAAAGAAGCAGCCGTAAAAGAAGAACAGTCTATGAAAGATCTTGCCAAATTACTTCGAGAAAAAGGACTTTCTGTAGAAGACGTTCGGAATATGCTTGATAAAGAATCAAAGTAAAAAAATGGGTAGCCAAGTATAATGCTTGACTACCCATAAATTATAGTACATTGTCTTTTGTATATCTGACTTCCAGAGATTCAATATCTGGAAGTAATTTCTCATGATAAATATCATTTCCACCAGCCTTTTCATAAAGCTTTCCCATCTCTAGGAATGTCTTTAATCCATCCGGTGTGATGTACCCTTGTGCCATAAAGTCTCTATGCATTCTCCAGAGAGAACTTCTAAATGATGCTACAGTACACTCATCTTGATTAGTTATAAAGTTCTGCATCAAAGTTGTAAGATCAGTAAGCTGTGTGCTTAGAGTATTTTGATTTGTTCTCAGATCATCTCTGATATTAATGGACTGATCATGATAATTATGCTGAGACTGCTCAAAATCAGCAATTTTCTGTTCCATATCAGACAACTTCTTCTCTAAAGCTTTCTTCTGTAGAGATGCTTTTGTTTCGAGACCAAGAACATCAAGAAGTTTCTCCCATCCAGCTTTTAAAGCTATAACAAGCATTGCACAAAGAAGTAAAGATATGATCACATTGATCTCACCAAACTCATGGATTTTCTGTATCTGTTCAATACCCATGACGTACCTCCTTATGCCTTAATGATATATTTGGCTGATACATAGCCAACATATTCATTTTTAGTAATTGATACTTTGTACCATCTGTTACCTTTAGTATCTTTTGTAACTCCGAGGACATTAACAAGATCGTCTTTATTTAACATCGGATACTCTGGAAGTAATGGATGTTCAGTACCGGGTTTTTTGCGAACATTCAATTTACTTGCAGTTACTTTTCCTACAAATGGATATTTTTTTGTAGTTGTTGCAGCAGGAGTATTAGGATTTTTAATGTTAGATTTTTCTACATACCCTATATATTTTGCAGCGATACGAACCTGATATCTTGTACCAGATTCACCGATGATATCCACAAGATTACCTGCATTAAGTTTAGGATATGTACTTAGCTTAGAAGCTCCTGTAGCGTCTGAGAATACATCTGTTCCATTAGCTGTACAAGAACCTACCCATGCAGTATAAGATGGCTGTACAGGTGCAGTAGATGTTAAAATGGATGTGACAATAGAATAGTCTGGACGACAGAATTTAGTCCCAGGGAGATTTGAATTATAATAACTCTTAGCATAAACTCCACCACCATTTGGAACAATAGAAGAGCCTCCTGAAGTGTTACCTTCAATAGTATAAAATTTATCTCCTTCGACTTTTGTTACTAATCCAGTATGAGCGAATGTACCATTACGATAGAAGATTACAATGTCTCCTCGCTGTGGATTTGCGTACTTTGTGAAGAGATTTCCAAGAGTAGGACAGTATACATAAGGCCAATGTTTAAGAAGCTTTTTAGCTGTCTCTAAGCCGAATGTTTTCATCATACACCAGCTCACAAATGCAGCGCACCAAGCCTGTGCCTGATACTGAGGATATACGTCTCTCCAGTATTTAGTGTAATTATTGTAACCTGCATTTGCAGTTTTATCATCAAGCTGAGAATTAGATTTCTTCTCTAAATATCCAACCTCATTTTCAGCGCAAGCAATAAGAGCATCAATAGCCTTTTCTTTGTTCATAGCATCACTTCCTTGTGTAGTTGTTGGTTTGAGAGAGTTTGTAGAAGTAGTAGAAGATTTAGAATAGTCTTTATAGAATACACTTCGATCGGTTTTTGTTGGAATACCAGGAATGGTTGCCTTACTAGAGTATTGCCATCCAATAACACCAGTAGAAGCAGGAACTCTTAATCTTTCCTGTAATTCACCGGTATCATTATTAGGATATCGAGCAACCCAGCAATCGTACTTTTTAGCACTTTCTGGTAACTGGTTCTGATACCAAGAATAACCACAGTAAATACCAAATTTATATCCAGCTTTGACAATAATAGCTCTAAAAGCTTCGATCATTTTCATCATTAAACTGTCAGATAAATTCTCCTGACATTTATCCTCTATATCAAGAAACACAGGATAATCCAGTTTTCTTTTATTCAATGTTTTAATAACTACATTTGCTTCATTTTTAATTTGAGCAATAGTAGTAGCATAGCTGTATTTATAGACTCCAACAGGAATTTTATTCTCAATACAGCCTTTATAATTAGGTTCGAATGTGCTATCAACAATATTTCCTTTTTCTGTAATTCTTAGGATAGCGAAGCCCATTCCATAACTAGCAACAGTTTTCCAGTCGATGTTTCCATTCCATCTGGAAACATCAATTCCTTTAATTTCTGCCATAATATCAAGCCTCCTTTTAGTCAATAAAAAAGAGAGGCTTTTAATCCTCTCTTTCAAGTTCTTTCAACATATTAAGTTCTGATTCAGAAATAATCTCAAGCGCCCATTCATCTGGCACATAGTTTTTCATTCGCTTACTCATATTATTTTTTCTATAATATTTATTCCAGAAATACAGATTCCCAAGAGCACGAGCTTTATGCATAACACATATATAAGTAGCTTTTGAGTCAGGAGTACCATTCACTTGATAATCATAACCAGAACAATTAGAACATCCTGCAGCTATAGGGCAATAGAAACATTCATCTGTACTCTGTGTCCTTCTATCTATTTTTGCCATACAATTAATTCTGCATTTATAACATTCTGTGCATCCTATACCATTATCTACATCACCAATAGAGTACGGTTCTTGCTCTCCATTAAGAGAAGATTCCATATATCTGATACATGGAAATATGCGACCTTGAGGATCGCAAGCAATCATTGAATTACCAACGCCTCCACACCAACTTTGTAAATCATCAGGATCTTTAGGCTGAAAGAAGTCTTCATTATAAAGGGAACAGAAGAAATCACGTTCAAAATCAAAATTCTGTTCCAAGAAATAATCAGATATGCGTTTCATTTGATCGTAAAGAACAGTTGCATGTACAGGTGTCCAACCCTTTTCATATACACAATTGGCATTGATTTCATCATATCCAAGATCGACCATATGCTTAATAGCATCGTATAGAAAGCTGATATTGCCCGGAGCAATTGTGATCTTGCTTCCCATATGATTTCCACGTTTCATCCAATCTGACGCAGCATCGACAGCTATGTCATAACTTGGACCACCATCTGGAAAAACTCGACAGGAATCATGTAATTCTTTATTCCCATCAATAGTAACTGAGAAAGATAATCTATTGGCCCACTTACGAAGAAATGCTTGTACTTTTTCGTCTCTGTATAAAACACCATTTGAACAAATAGAGAACATAGTTTTCATGGCCCAAGGATGATCCAACTCTATGAGTTTATCCATAATATAAGTACAGATTTGATCTATAAGCTCTATCTCAAGAAAGGGTTCTCCTCCAATGAAATCTACAACCAATCCAGGAGATTTCTCTGGATTGATATAAGATTTAAAACCTTTTTCACCTGATACAACTAAATCAAAGAATTTCTTAGCTGTTTCAAACGACATTCGATTTTTTCCTTTGTGTCCTTGGTAACAATATAGACACGCAAGGTTGCAATCATCAGTTACTTGAAAAGTGATACTCTGTGTTAATATTCTTTGTCCGTCATCGGTTTTTACCTTCTTAGATGGATAAAGTCTAGCTATCTGATCCGAATATTGTTCTGTTCTTTTCATGCTATTCCCTCTAATTCTGGAATCTCACAATTACATTTAATAGTAATAGTCATTTCATCAGAATTATTTGGAATAATCCAACTATACTGATGACCTTCGAGGTATTCTGGGATGTATTCCTTTGCCATCTCATTTGCAAGAGCAGCATACTTTCTCTGTAATTCTGCACCACGTTTATTGTAAGACATAAGAGTATCTCCATTGATGAGTTCTAAATCGCTTGGATGTGATTCAATAACTCTCTGTACAATGTCTTTTACGAAGTTTAATTCAAAATTAACTCTTTCAAGCTCTGTAGCTTTTTCTTTATCAACCTTTACGATTATTTTTCTCATATCCTTATATTCCTTTCATTCTTAATTATTTATCAGAAGCTGTTTCCGTTTTTTCTTTAGTTTCTTCTTTAGTTTTTTCTGTTGTTGTTTCAGTGGTCTCAGTAGGAGCTATGGTTTTATCTGTAGCTAATGAGATATTAATAACACTTCTTTCATTGGAGATTTCTTCTGAAATACTCTCAATTTTCATTCCAGTATAATCTTTCTGGGTATTCCCATAAATAAGTTTAAAACCTGTTCTATTTTCATCAGTAATCATATCCTTAATAGTGTTTAAAGATTTATCAGAATTGAAGATAGAAATAGTAGCTACAATATTTTTGTTCATATCATTTCCCAACCCATCTTTATATCCTTCATATGAATATGTATCGTTAGCACGAGTAATAACTAATTCTTGTCCGTCTTTAAAAATAAGTTTCATAACAATTCCTCCTCGTAATTTAAATATGGACCAAAGTGTTATACTTTGATCCATGAACCGTTTTGTTTTACAAATATTTTTCCTGATTTACGGGTGATTCGACAGAAACCATTTCCGGTATGCCCTGTTTCATTTGTTCCATCAGGTGATTTAAATGATTGATTTCCTGCTATAGTTTGCGCATTGGTAAGGTAGTAAGAAGAATTTACATAATTACCACTTGGATAATTAGCAGCAGTAGCTGAAGTGTAAACATATCCTGAACCTCCGCCATTATAGCCTTGGTAGTTAGTGCTGTCGCTATAATCAGAACATGCACCACCGCCATACCATCCACCACCGCCACCGCCGGAACCATAATTATAATTAGTTCCAGAAGTTGTTGCAGAACCACCTTGACCAAACGAACCATTTGTACCTGCAGCAGTTTGTGTAGCTCCGTATCCAGAAGCAGAAGAACCACCAGTAGTTCCACCGCCATATTTTGTTGCAAGCGAATTTTCTGATGATGAACCTCCGCCGCCACCAGCGACAATAACTCTAGCATAAAGATCATTTTTTCCTATACGAACATCGGTTGCACCGCCGCCACCTTGTCCATAACTACTATAATTATAAGTTCTTGAACAACCTTTTCCTCCTCCGTTAAATCCACCAGGTGTTTCACCTGTTGAAGTTGTAGCTTCTGGTTGTCCACCAACATAAATATATAAATCCGTAGAATTTTTAGTTAGAGTTATGGTTCCGACAGAATATCCTCCAGCACCACCATAATAACTACTATATGAACCGCCTTGAGCGCCCCAGCATTCTATAATATATTTTCCTCTTGGAAGTGATATAGCTTGAGCTGTTCCTGTATAAGCAAAATCCATTACAGCATTAGCGCCAGCATCATAAATTTTATTGTTCATCTTCATAAATACTGGAGCTGCTTTTTTAATTTCATTGTTCATTTTACAATGTAGAGTTTTCTTTTTGACATAACAGGTAATCCTACAATAGCCATTATCAGAATGACCTGTTTCTGTAGAGCCAGAAGGAGATTTAAAAGATTCATTGCCAGATAAATTAGAAGCATCAGAAAGATAATAAGATGAATTTAGAAGACAGCCTTGAGGATAGTTAGAAGCAGAAGAGGAAGTATAAACGTAACCTGAACCACCTCCGCCACCGCCATCATCATCTCCAGAACCATCAGGGTAAGTACCTTGTCCACCATACCATCCTCCACCGCCAGCTCCGCCATAACCTGAAGCGTAATAACATCCAAAACCACCGAAACCAAAACCAGCAGCACAATTAGAAGAAGAGTTTGTGGTGCCTTGTGAATTAATAGCACTTAAAGATGAATATGAAGCAGTTTGAGATCCACCATATCCATATGAACCACATCCAAAATTTCCCCTAGTACCAGATACACCACCTGCATACCCACCACTATAATTAGGACTACCATCAGAACCACCGCCACCTGCAACGATAACACGGGCATATAAAGAAGCACTTCCAATACGAATATCAGTAGCGCCACCACCACCTTTATAATTGTATCTATATCCACCACCATTGAAACCTCCGGGATAGATTGAATTTGATGCTGATGTAACAGAATTTCCAGATCCACCGACATATATGTATATAGTAGTTTTTTGAGTCAATGTTAAAGTCCCTGTAGAATAGCCACCTTTTCCACCATAACTAGAATTAGAACGATAACCTCCCTGTGCTCCCCAGCATTCAAGAACATATTTTCCAGGCTCAAGGGTTACAGATTGAGCTTTACCTGTATAAGCAAAATTCAATACACTCTTTTCTGAGTTTCCACCGTACACAGAAGATACAGAACAAACAGCAGTACAATTATTATCACATGAAGCTTCACAAGAAAAGCCGCATGAATTATCACAAGAACCACCACATCCACCTGTACAGGTTCCTTTGCATCCGCCAGTGCAGTCATTGGCGCAAGTAGTAGTGCAAGTAGTATTACAAGTACCAGTGCAGGATCCAGAACAGGTAGAATCACAACCGGAACAGCCAGTATAACAGCCTGAATCGCAGTCACCAGAACAACTGCCCGAACAAGTTCCGGAACATCCAGAACAACTACCAGTACAACCGGAACAATCATTAGCACAAGCGGCAGTACAATTTCCGGTACATGTGTTATCACAGTTCCAGTCACAACTACTAGAACATCCGTCATTACAGCCATTGGCACAAATAGCATCACAAGTGCCTGAGCAGGTTCCACTACAGTTATTCCCACAGCCAGTGCATCCGGTTACACAAGCATTTGTACAAGCTCCAGTACAGTCATTAGCACATTTGGCAGTACAGTCAGAACAAGTACTTCCTGAACCTCCCTTACAAGTTCCATCACAATATCCAGAACATCCACCAGTACAGTTAGTAGAGCAAGAACCACCACAAGAACCACCACATCCACCAGATGATGAATGAGTGCAGTTGGTAGCACAAGAAGTTCCACATCCACCAGAGCAAGCCATAAGCCTCACCTTCCTTTCAGTCTTTTATTCATAAGTAATCCAAATATCTCCATTCTTTCCGTCACTAGCTGCAGGTTCCGTTGTTGAAAGATGAATACCTATTTCAGCTAATGACCAGCTTACGTTTCCAGATCCATTTACAGATTTACTTGTATTTCCTACAGTAACAGTTCTTGTTGTTCCCCAATTAGCAGTAGTAATATTAGCTGTACCATCAAAATTCGTACCATTAATAGTTCGTGCGGTTTTTAGTTTTTTAGCAGAGCCGCCACTACCTGTTCCGTGAAATATAATCGGCATAGTTAAGCCCTCCTTTTATAAATCTATGTGTTCCCAACCAGAGTTCGTTTTTACGTATAATCCATATTGTGTTGGAGTTAAATTTGTGATTCGACAAAAGCCATTACCTGTGTGTCCAGTTTCATTTTTTCCTGTTGGTGATTTAAATGATTTATTTCCTGCGATAGTTTTAGCATTTGTGAGATAATGAGTAGAATTTAGTAGACATCCGTTAGGGTAATTTTTAGCTGTAGAAGAGGTATAAACATATCCTGAGCCTCCTCCACCCCAACGTCCATCAGAATCAGAATCATTGTCGTAGGCTCCGCCACCTCCGTACCAGCCGCCTCCACCACCACCACAAGAGTAGCCGGAAGCATTTCCGCCTTGACCAAAAGTAGCCTGAGTGCTCGTGCTCCATGTTTTGCCACCTGCAGTTTGTGAGGCACTACCACCACATCTATGTTGACCTATAGTATAAGAACCAGTGGTATCATTGTAATATCCATCTCCACCATATTCTCCACCACCACAACCACAAGGATTAGCATTGGCACTTGTTACACCAGCTCCGCCGCCACCTCCGGCTACGATAACTCTTGAATATAGAGAATTTTGACCTATACGAACATCGGTTGCACCGCCGCCACCTCTACCAGAAGAAATACCAGTTCCTCCACCATTGAATCCTGCAGTAGTAGAAGAGGAAGATCCAGCCCCACCAACAGATATATAAACAGTAGTTGCTTCAGTAAGAGTAATAGTGCCCTTGGAATAACCACCGTATCCGCCTATGTAACTACTGTAAGTTCCTCCTTGGCCGCCCCAGCATTCTATTGTATACGTACCTGGTTTTAGAGTTTTAGATTGTACTAAACCTGTATAATTAAAATCCATTATGTCGTTCTTAGCATGAGTAAGGTATATTACATCTGTTAATTTAGTGATTCTTACGTAGCCATTACCTGAATGGCCTGTTTCTGTAGAACCAGAAGGAGCAAGGAACGATTGATTGCCGGCAATAGTTTGAGTGTCAGTAAGATAATAAGAAGAGTTGAGTAAACAACCTGATGGATAACTAGAAACAGTAGAGGATGTATAAACGTAACCAGATCCTCCTCCACCAGAACAGTGATTTGTAGCACCACCTCCATACCAGCCGCCTCCACCGGCACCAGATGCTGTATTGCTTGAATTGTTGGAATAAAAACAAGCACCAATACCAAAAGTACCAGCTTTAGAATTATTTTGTTCATCAGATTGATAAACAATACAATCTCCACCTGTAGTTTGAGTTGCATAATTACCAATTACATTATTATAACCATTGTTATCGATACTCACACTTCCAGTTCCGGCCACATAGCCAATTCCATTATAACCTCCTCCATGACCAGAGGCACCTCGACCATTCCCGGATCCGCCACCGCCACCAGCAACAATTACTCTGGAATATAAAGAATCCTGGCCAATACGGATATCTGAACCTCCACCACCGGAACCAACACTTTTATTATAACTTCGAGTCCAGCCTCCACCATTAAATCCACCATTTGTTATTGTCCATCCTGATGCACTGGGTGTAGCAATTCCGGCACCGCCTGCATAAATAAATATATTTAAAGTCTGGCTTAAAGTTAGAACACCAACTGAATAACCACCTTTACCATTGGTATTCGGAGAATCAGTTCCATTGCCACCTTCTGCTCCCCAACATTCTAACTTATATCTACCAGGAGTTAATGTAGCAGTCTGAACTGATCCGGTATAATCAAAATTCATAATTGCACCATTAAAATTAGCAGAACCAACACCATACATTTTATTATTATTTAATTTGAAATAAAAAGCAGTAGCCTTTTTCATTGAATTGTTTATTCTGGTATATAGTGCCGTATTCTTGCATTCAATAACAGTAATTCGACAATATCCGTTACCAGAGTGACCTGTTTCAGATGAACCTGATGGTGAGATAAAAGAAGTGTTACCTGCGATTGTTTGAGCGTCAGTAAGGTAATAAGAAGAGTTTAATAAACAACCTGATGGATAGTTTTTAGCTGTGGATGATGTGTAAACATAGCCTGAACCGCCTCCGCCACCTTCAGAATCAGATCCAGTAGAGTATGATGAAACGGAGTATCTACTCGCTCCACCATACCATCCTCCACCGCCAGCTCCGCCATTATATGTATTGCCACCAAGTCCAAAGCCAAATGAATTAGTTCCACCAGAAGTTTGAGAAGCTTGTGTTAATGAAGTGTTCCCAGATCCTGCGCCACCGGTTTCACCACCATCATATCCACCAGTTTCGTTATCTTCACCTGAACCGCCACCGCCGCCTGCAACAATAATTCTTGCATATAATGAGTCTTGAGCAATTCTTACATCAGTAGCTCCGCCACCACCATTTCCAGGTTCACCTGTACTCTCGTGAGAAGCAAAACCACCGCCATTGAAACCTCCTTCAACTTTCACATTACCTGTAGAACTAGACATTCCACCTTGCCCACCGACATAAATATAACAAGTAGTTAATTGTGTTAAAGTTAGTGTTCCAATAGAATAACCACCAAGTCCAGAACCTGTAACTGTAGCAGAAGCACTATCTTGGCTCCGATTTCCACCTTGAGCACCCCAACACTCTAAAGTATAAATTCCTTTAGGTAATGTGATACTCTGAACAGCACCAGTATAATTAAAATTTAAAATATCACCAGTTTTAATATTATTAGAATCAAACCCCTTAAGTTCTTCAGGCGATCCGCTATAATACAATTTATTATTTACTAAGTCCTTAAAACAATATTTTTTATTATTATCTTTATATGGAATAAGGTTTAATATTAAATTTGAACCATCATAGAATTTAAAAGAGTATATATTTACATTGCTAAGTTTACTTATTGTGCCGTTCGTACACACTGCACCAATATGAAGTTTATTCGGAGCGGAATTTGATGAAACTGTATGTGTATATATTTTTGTTCCGTCACAATATACAGTATCTGGAGTGATTTTATAAGTATGTTTCCCATTTGGATTATATTTATTTTTATCTAATGTTTTGCTTGTTCCGAAATGATCTATTCTTATAGCACCGTTAACTACAAACATAGTAAAACTTGTGGAATCAGTTCCAGATTCTGTAGTTCTTGAACCAAAAATTGCACCAGTATCACTACCAGTACCGGTATATGCGCATGTAATTTCTATAGTACTATTACCATTAACTGTGACTCCAGAAAAAATATACTGTTGTCCGGTAAAACTTATATAATCTATTTCTTTACTCATCGCCATACACCACCCACATATCACCAGGTTTACCATCAGTTGTCTTAGGTTCTTCAGTAGAGAACGTCACATTCCTTAACTGAGATTTCATAATATCTGACTGATAAGCAGTTACAGCCCCATTAACGACCGGTTTATTCTGTAATCCATTATAATCAGTTGTACCCGGATCACCTTTATCTCCATAAACACCTATAACTGTTGGAGTAGTGTACAAATGATTATTGTTTGTCAAAACAAATTCATGATAACACCACAAATATTTGTTTGTAGATGTCATAACCTGAGCAGAAGTCGCCCACCCAGTAGTTTCCTTAGTAACACTTTGAGATTGAGAACTAGCAAGATAATGAGGGATAACACTTGATATGCCGACTCCCTGATCACCTTTAGGTAATGTAAAATTCAATATAGCATCTGTATCGGTGCCAGAATTAGTTACTGCAGCTGAAGAACCAGTTTCGGCAGTACCAATTTTAATAGTTGCATTCTTACCAACTCCGGCAAGACATTGTTCACCTTTATAAATTGCCATGTTATCGCCTCCTTTTATAAATCATTTCTTATAACAATAGTAATGGGAATATCTACAGTTGGTTTCTCGGTTGCTTTTATAGTAATTTGATTTGTAGTCTGTCCTCCGTCAGCTAACATTGCATTTTGATAAGCTTCAATAGCAGCAGATGAAGCATTAGAAGCATAATCTATTTCTACAATATTTGAAGAAGTTACTCCAGATACGGATAATACATAACTATATGGAGCAGAAGATCCAGTCCATTTACTTGCTGTGAGAGTAGTATTAACAAGTGTACTTTTCTTAGCATAAGTTTTTTCAGACATGTTACTTGAGAATGCACTGTTAATTGTTATAGTCGAATCATTAATAACTGTTGCGGAATCAAATTCATCAATAACATTATAGTATGTATTCGCATCTAAAGCTCCTGCTTTCTTCTTTGCAAGATAGTCCGCTTTTGTGATTTCGACAGGAACATTAAGTCCCATTTGAGATAAAGTAATATCAGTAGTACCATCGAATGAAGCACTACCAATCTTTCTTGCAGTAGCTAATTTTACAGCTGCGTTCGCATTTCCTCCAACTGAAGATGATCCAGCATAATTATGTGTGTGTCCAGTAGCAGATTTTCCATTTAGGGCAGTTGTAATAGCATTTTGAGTCATAGTGCCATCTGTAGCAGATCCTGTGGAAGTATAGAGTTTAGTTGTACCGGAATAGCTTGTAGTACCTACAGAATATGTCGTATTTGTAGGAATTACCCATGTACCATCTGCACGAAGAAATTTTAATTGTTCTCCTATATTAGGTGCAGGAACAAGACCAGCACTTCCGGCGGAAGAAGAAGTAGCACCCTTCATGTTTCCATAAGTATGATCGGTAAATAATGCATCTGCAGGCACTGACTTACCAAGTGTATATGAACAAGCTACTGGCTTACCACCTGAGAAATATACTGGCTGAGTTGATGATCCAGCATTAGAAGTAAGAGCAGCAGCAGATGATGCGCTACCTGCAGAAATAGCATATTTAACACTTTTTGTGGCATCAGCAGTATTGTCAACGTTGCCTAATCCAACTTCACTTTTAGTATGCGTATGTACTTTTGTAGCTTTTTCAGCTAATTTACTATTCATCTCAGTCTCGGTATAATAACGTTCATCATGATTATGAGATGCTGGTGGATAGCTGCTAGGCTTTTCAGTAACTCCAGACCATGGTACAGAAGTAGCAGTTCCGGCAGTATATACTGAATAACCAGCCTCAGAAGATAATTTGCTCTCATCAACAACATAATACATTTTTTCAGTCTTAGTTACTTTTACGGTATCACCAAGCTGAATATCAGCAGTAGTAAGTTTAAAACGTGCAGTATCATCTTCAACAATAACCAGACGTTCTAATGCTCCATGGGGAAGCCTTGCAATATCAATTGTTCCAAAGAGTTTACTTGCGTTGAGAGAAGTAATAGTTGAATCATTATGATTATGCGCAGAAGGAGCATAGGTAGAAGGTTTCTCTGTAATGTTACCCCATGCGACACTACTTGCAGTCGCAGCATTTCCTGTAACATTTACCGTCAGATTATTAGTAATAGGATTATATTTAAACTTATCGCTGTATGCTCGCTTTGTCTCTGTAGTAGAGTCAGAAAACCAAACATGTCTAGCTGCATCAGCAGTACCTTCTCCAGCAGATACATTTGTAGCTGTTCCTGCAGTAGTTGCACTATCAGCAGTAGTTGCATGTTTTACACTCTTATTTGCATCTGCTGTATTATCTACATTACCAAGTCCTACCTGAGCTTTTGTATGAGTATGCCCGGCAGAAGAGTAAGCACTTGAATTTGTATATGCAGCAGATCCTAATCCATGAATAGGAACAGTAGTTTTATTACCATCTACAGTGAGTGTGATTTTTCCGTTTTCAGTAGCTTCTGAAATAGCAACAGACTTTACGGCTTTTGCTAGAGTAATATAAGTTTTGCTTGAGCTATCCCAACGATAAATAGTATTCGTAGCAGTATTTATATAAATAGTATTTATATCTCCAACAGACGGAAATAACTTATTGGAAGCATATGGAAGTATTTCTTTATGATTAGCTATACTTGTCTTCAAATAACCAACCAGTTCTGTTAATCCAGTGAGATTAAGAAATTGTTCTTTCATTTTGCATTAGTCACATCCTTCCATTTTTATTCTTAAAATAGAAGGAGAGCATTGCAGCCCTCCTCCCAATAAAATCAATTGTATTTTTACGCAGTAAATAAACCTTTGATAGACGCACTTGGAATTGCTTCATATCCATCTCCAACAAGCCCTTTAAGAGCGGTGATATCAGATGTGTTCTTAGCAATCTTCGGTTTTTCAGTAGCAAGATCTTTTTCTACAGCAGTAATTTTGCCTTCTGCTGTATCCATTCTGCCTTTAACAGCAGTAATATCTTCTGCATTCTTTGTGTCAGCAGCTTCTAATGTAGGAACTTTCTTTTCAAGAGCATCAATTCTACCTACAGCAGCTTCAAGATCAGCAGCTTTTGCATACTGAGAAAGATCAGAGTCTGCGAGAGCTTTAGATACATACTCAGCAATATAGCTTACAATATCTTTGGATGTAGCAGATTCTGGAAGAGTACCGATAAGAGTCTTCAGCTTTGTGATATCCTCTTTATTTGTTTTGATCTGAGAATTCATTGTAGCAGCATCAGATGTATGTGTAGAAATCCAATCAGAAATCTCTTTCAGTGTATCATATGCTTCTGGAGCATCTGCAACGATTTTAGCGACTGCATCTGCAACAGCTTTCTTTACTGATCCGTCACCAGTGCCATTCAGTGTTCCAATAGCTGCTGTATTAGCTGCAACGCTTGCTTTTAATGCAGAATCATCATACTGACCAGTAGTAACAGCTTCTTTGATATAAGCAACTACATTTTTAGCTTTTGCATCAGCAGGAATGGTACCAACATAAGACATTACTTCTGTTTTTGCTGTGTTAGCAGCGCCAGCAGCATCGAAATCTGCAACAGTCTTTCCAGAATCTACCAGATTACCATTTTCATCTAATCCTGCAAGATGACCTTTTACTGCACCTTTTACTTTGTCAGCTTTTCCTGTCGGCTGAGGAATAGTAATAGTAAATGCTGCTTCATCAATAGTTACTGGAGCAGTTTTTGTGTAGAAATAAAGTGTGTATCCGTCTTCTGACTGGGATACTGTTTTAATTGAGCTTTTAACAGCCTCACTGATTTTAGAGTCGATCTGTACGTTATGCAGATTTAAAAACTCCTGAAGATTAGAAAGTGTAGCGAACTGTAATTTTGCCATAATTAATTTCCTCCTTGAAATATATTTGTTAAATCTTCGGAATCAATACTTCCGAGTTTTCTATCTAAAGCAGCGTCAATATGTTCATCTAAAACATCCAGAACAGTTTCTTCAATGATATTTGAAACATATTCTTTTACAGAATCAGCACTTGCAAAATTCTGTTCATTAATCCAGCTTTCAGTGACATAACGATCAGTCGTATATTCACCATCTTGCTGAATGAAATACAATGTAATAGATTTTCCTTGCATTTTTGTGATTGTTGTGCTGGAAGTATCAGCATCATGAGATACAAGATACAGAACATCGTCTGCAGAAGATTGAACAGTAGTATTGTTTCCGCCAATGATACATTGGCCTTTTACTTTATAAATACCATCATCGAGTGATGATATCTTCACAGGAACAGTAAGTGTACCTATAAGATTTACAATAGGTACGTCAAATAATTTGTTATAAGATAAGCTGTTGATATAGTCTACAACAGTGGACTTATCTTCAAGATTACCGATTATATTATCTAAAAGAGTAGAAAGCTCAGAAGACTTGACATAATTATCCAATCCGATTGTTTTCTTGACCTCTTCAATAATATGACCTTTATCTTCGTCAGTCATAGATATGTCATAAGAGAAAAGCAGTTTATCTCCAGAGAAAAACATAAGATTTGATCCGATGCATTTTACATCTGTAATCTGTTTATCTCCTTTGACATATTCTAATGTGTTGTCGATGGTCACCCACGCTATACTCTTACTGTCTTGGATGTAACAAAGTCCTGGGTATTTTAGCACCCCTCTTTGTAAAGCCTTTTCTGCAATTTGCTTAGTTGATGCAGAATACCAGGTTGGAATTAACGCCATGCTGTGATCACCTCTTCAATTTGTCATATTCATATTTTGAAATTTCTTTTATTGCATAGATGTCATTATCAGGCGGAAAATTATAGAGACCTTCAATGTGCCATCCATATTTTCCGTCTGAACTTAAAATAGCCTGTGCTTCTGTGATATCACATAGAAGCAACAGACTATGTTTCTCCTGATATTTGATATACAGGATATGATTAAGGACATCTACGACTTCATCATTTTTGATTACTTTATAATACATGTGATATCCTCCTTATAAGATGGGAATGGTTACCCCTCACTTGAAATTGAGAACATAAGTAAGATTCCAGAATTCTGTCCTGGATAAGAGAACCCATATGTTCCACCGGCTTCATTGACTGTATACAGCCAGTTTGCAACTGTAGCATTTGGAGATCTGGTCCAGTAAGATTTATACTCCGTAGGAGTAGAAGAATTTGCTTTCTTTCTGGTATCATCATCTGTGAAATAAGCAATAGGAGCATTTGTTTCAGAAATATATGGTTCAGAAGTAGCAGTAGGATCAATTTCGTACAGAGATGGAACATAGAATCTGCAATTAGATACGGATGTATCATTTGATTTATTACCAATAGAAGAGTATACTTTTACAGGTTTGATCAGAGCTTTCCATAAAGGAGAAATAGCTTTAAGCAAACGTGTATTCAGCCATGTGTTCAGAGAAGATTCAGCCCATCCACCTGCATTTGTGCTCTTATTATTATAAGGCTTTTCAGTACCTAACAGGTTTGAAGCAACAAATGTAATGTTAGCTCTCTTTGAAGCAACGTCAGACAGATAATATCCTTTAAACTTAGCCACTTCCATAGGGATTATTTCGTGGATCCATGCAGCAATATCCATACATTGTTCTTCACCAAGATCTGCGTACCATACTTTAGCCCAATGTATAGTGCCTTTTGCAAAGTTTTCATATGCTCCATCGTCAGCTTTAGAACATCCAAATACGAGAGTGGAACTATGCTCTGGAATTCTGATCGCATTCAGAGTAGTAGAAGATACTTCTTTTCCAGTCATGTTTGAATTGTATACATAAAGCTTCTGACTTCCAGCTTCATGACGGAATACAATAATCTCTCGGTTTGTTCCGGCAGATGGAGTTATACTATCAGTATTCCATGAGAAACGAGGTTCCTGAGAATACCAAAGTCTGAATCCATTTGAACCATCACCCTGAAAACACTGAGCAAGAGTGGAGTTTACACTATTTCCTGAATCAAATTCAAAGTCAATAGCAATCGTAAAGTCTCTGTCTTTTTCCATGATCTTTAATCCGGTGTCAATATAGTTTGTTCCATCAAATTTAGTCGCAGTTGAAATAACTTCATGCTCTTCAATGTCGCCATAGCTATAATCAACACCAAGTTTGAAATCTAATGTATCTTTTAATGATAATGATTTTGCTTCAAGTCCCATTTTCATAAGAGTATAAAGCTCAACCTGTGTCATATTGGCCAGATCCTTACTATCAAAGTATCCATCTACGTATTCGCATGTTTCATATACTGCATTGATCGTTTTATTTCCATCGACAAATCCTGACTTATCCCATCCTTTAAACAGATTGTACTTATAAGCAGATTCCTCAGCAGTATATACAGGAGTATCACCTGTATATTTTACATAAGAACCATACTTGGCAGTAGATTCTTGAAGAGATAATCCTTTCGAAACATATTTTACAGTATATTCACGGATTTTACTGTCATATATAGCAGTAATAGTTCTGTCAGCAAAGATTCCTGTCATTGAACCTTCCCATCCTTTGAAGGTATAATCAAGCTTAATTGTGCTTTTCTTTGTAGGAATAGGAATCGGATTAACTTCTCTTGTAGTAGGATCAACAGCGTTTCCACCTTTATCTACGTACTGGATATCAAGGATAGTATTACTTTCATCATCATTTATAAATGTAACTTTGAACTGAGTAATGATTGAATCGTAAGTAAGAACAAGGTCTGTCCAGATTCCAGGTTCATCTTCAGAACCAACAAATTCTTTATATTCCTGCTGTCTAACTACAGGAATATGAACAGATCCAGTAAGAATTGACTGCTCAGTAGTAGCGCCATTATCATCAATACCGGCAAGTTTTGATAATTTCAGAAGAAGCGTAGTATCATCAAGATTCCATGAGATACCAGTAATTGTTACGGTACGAAGAGTATTAATAGCAGCATTTAAGATAGCAAGAGCATCTACGATAGAATTCTGACATACAAATGTCTGTAAATTATCGTATCCTGCAACCTTAAGATCAGTTAAGTCTTTGAGGTTCTTGAGTGTAAGAGTGTTGATAGAAGATGGGAGAGAAGCATGAGCAATCTTACCATGATTAGCAAATAATACAGATGTTACAATAGTTCCATCAGCATAAAGATTAATAAGATTTTCACATGCAGACAGGTTAACAGATCCTGTAAGATTTGGACAATTACGAATATCCAAAGTCTCAAGAAGAGTATTATTACCCATATTAAGAGATGTCATAAAAGTATTCTGATATCCAGCTGTATTATTACCAATGATAAGAGTTTTCAGCTTAGAAGCCTTTGAGAAATCATTATCATGAATATAACAAGCAGAGAGGTCATTTAGTGCCTCAATTCTTGATGCAGCATAGATAAGAATAGCTGTATCATCCATATTTGTTAAGTCCGTAGTAATCTTATATTCTTGTCCGGCTTTTGCACGTACCTGAGTAGTTTCTGGTGAATTACCATAAAGTACAGAAATATACATATCAGAATAAGGAATGATCTTCAGAGTATAATCTGGTTTAACTACAACTTTCTTAGGTGTATTACATCTGAACATAATCTGATCAGACTTTACATCTGTATGTAAGAATTTCGTTCCCATATAAATATGCTGGTCACGTTCCCATTGTCTGAGATGATATTTTCCACGTCCATTCATCATCTCATTAAGGAATCTTACTGTTCCAGCACGATATGTTCTCAGATATAATCTTTCATAGTGGATTCTCCAAAGTTCTTCTGGGAACTGGCTCTGCCAAGCCTCATACTCATTAATTAAATGAGAATCAGACCAACAGTTAGAGTCTACAGACTGATACATATTTCTTAATTCTTGTGTAAATACATCACGTATTCTGCACCACAATACAGATTCAGCAGCATTGAAAACATAACCAGATGAAGGATTTCCTTCTTCTTTATAGTCAGTATCTTCCTTACCATATGGGAATGACAGCTCACCTGAATTATTAATACTAAGCTGAGTGTCCATATCATATGCCCATAGATCAAATCTATAACCATTATGCAGAGCAGCCGCATCATCATCTATAGTATAATATTTAGCTTTATCACCCATAGTTGTAGCTTCTTCCTGAGTGATATAATGTTTTGCCCAATGCGGGAAAACATTCTTGGCTCTATTGTCAATCATACTATATCTGAGTGTAACTAAATAGAAATAGAGCATTGCATCCTGAATACACCAATCTTTTAAGCCATCTTTAAATTCTTTATCACTAGACGTAATTACAAACTCATAGAAGTCTCTCCAAATCTGTTTGTTATCTGTACGTATTTTCTTTTTTGCTTCATCAGAAGTAAGAGCAGAACCATCCTTAGAATCGCCGCAACAATCATATCTGAATTCAAATGATCCATCCCAGTTATTATACAGAGCATCATATGCTGTATTACCAGTTTTCCATTCAGCTTTACTGATAGGATATTTCATAGTTCCATCTTGGTTTGTTATACCGGTCTGGAATGCAGAGTTTGGAAGAGTATTGTCACTGATTTCAATACAGAATTCTTTCATATCCTCTGGGTCATAAGCTCTTGTAATATCAGTTTTCTTTGAATCTCCCATATTACCGAGAGAGTAGAAGTGCCAGTCTGTATCCTGAAATTCTCTATGAGTAGTAATATCAGGATCAGATTCTTTAATAAAGATTACGCAGTTGACAAATTCCATAGAGTTTTTAACTTTAGGATCTCTACGTACCGCAGGACTTTCATATGGTAAAAAGTCGTTGAATCTCTTCTGTCCTAATGCATTAGTTGCCATATTTGAAGATGCTACATTTACTTTAAAATTCCACCAATTATTTGGAACAGAGTTTCTTGTAAGACTAATCTTACCAGTTCCGTCCTCATATTTCGTCCCATCACCAAGAACTAACTCTGTCTTATAGTTAGGATCAAGAGGAATCTTACTATTGATCTGATGTACGCCATCCGCACAACAAATAACATCAATATTTCTGGCAGCAAAACCATATTCATTACTTGTAGTTCCCTGTCCGGCGTGGAAACAGTTAATAAATTTCCAGTTATCTAATTTAGGATCCCCATTCTTATAAATACATTCCATAGAAGTATTTTTAACAAAATCCTTCTTATCATTTGTAAAGTGAGGGGCTTCAATTTTTATAATTCTTAAATTCGGGCAAGCATTAGCTACAGAATCTGGAGTAAGAGCATTATTGTCATTGTAGATCTGGTTTCTATTATATCTTGCAATCATTTCATCTGAATCTCTAGCATCTGCAATAAAGTTAGCAAGAATGTCAGAATCTGTGAGAGAAGCAGAATAAGCTTTCATTCTATAAATCAACACATCACAATCCGGAGAACCAATAGAAATTGAGGTAGGAGAATACTGGTGCAGTCTATGAGAATTATCATAAATAAGAGGTCTTCCTCCAACTCCATCTTCATAAGTCATAATGATAGAAGTTGCAGATGTGTCTTTTGTATCAATTGTATTGATATTATATTCAAATTCAATAATATCCTCTTCGCTATATGGAAAATATAAGCTGTCAGTAGAAGTGTTCACGTATGCTTCGTGAACATCCATTTTAATACCTACGTCAGAGCCTTCAGTACCATCAATACATGATAAGAAAGTAGCAGAAGCATTGCGAACATTCTGAGTCTTAAATACAAATTTGAATTCAGAACCAGTCTGTTTCGGGTCTTTTCCGAAGAGATTATAATTAATCTGAGCAGTTGTTCCAGCTTTTACACAGAAATACTGGTTTCCAGAAGCATCAATCTGGTATCCACCATTATCCCAGTCAAAGTTATCTGATACTGAAAGAGTAATAGCAGAGTTATTTTTATCGGTCCAGAGTCTGTCGGTATCTCCATTGGATTTTCCAACAGGGTTAAAATCAAATGCTAAGTTGGCTGTGATTGGTTCAACATCAATATCAAGTTTAGTGATATTAACTGATAAAATCTTAGTCACTTTACGACATGAGATGGTCAGGTTATGTTTTCCTTCAGTGGATGACTTATAACTCCAGATTTGAGCAGAACGATTTACAGAAAGAGTGCTCTGTACTTTACCATCAATTGATAGTTTTACAGAGGCTGGATTGTGATCAGGATCATATACAACATATTTAATACTTGTTGCCTGGTACTGTTGTGCTGTAAATTCCTGTTGAGCACATCCAATAATAGGAGTTCTATTTGTAGGATCAACACAAATAATATCCTTACAAATAGTATTTGAGGTTATTTCTTTATTGTTAATTGTCGCAGTCATATATACTTTGAGTAAATGGCTGCCATGTTCCTGTTTAGGAATATTATAAGACATAATTCTACCTGAAGACTGAGTTTCAACAGTGCCTAAGTCTTTTCCATCAAGAATAAAATGAAGAGTCTTATTGACATTTCCGTAAGGTGTATACCTAAATACTACATCTGTATTTGTATATAACAAAGTATCATCAAATGTGCTTTCAAGTTTGAATTCTACAATAGTAACAGTCCATGTCTTAGTGGCAAGTGTCCCAAAACTGTCGGTAATAGTTAATCTAATAGTATTTGCACCGACATTAAGATATTCAGTGATATCAAAACTATTGTTTCCTTGCGCAGCCGTATTCGTAGCTACAATAGTATTACCAACTTTCCACACAGCAGTACCGGCTCCAGTTGTATCACCAGTATTATCTACAGATGAAAAACTATATTCAATAATTGCTTTTGAACCAAGTAAGAAAATAGCATCTGCATTTGTGATTCTTTCAATAGTAATAGTAGTAGTATCTGAGGAAGATCCTCCACCACCTTCAATTTTAAAGCTTTTCTGGATTTCTCCATCCTTTAAAAATGTAAAAATACTATTTTCGTATGTAACATCGTACTCGGCAGCCGCAGGATTTTTCTTGATTTCTTCAATAGCGGCCTTAACATCTGTAATATCTGTATTAATTCCTTCAAACTGAGTATCATAAGAAGTCATATTTTGTTTCAAGATATCTACAGCATTTTTGGCCTCATCAGATTTTGTAGTAGCACTTTCTACTTTCTTCTCAATGTTTGAAATAGTAGTTTTTATCTCTGAGACAGCAGTAGTATTGGCATTTACATTCTTTTCGATTTCAGTTTTAGCTGTTTCAAGTGGAACAATTCGATTAGAGATTACTGTATCTTTCTCGTCCATTTCCGTTTCTAGTTCTTGTTTTAATGCAGCTCTCCACTCAGCAGATGGCTCAATAGAACTAAGTTCTACAGTCTGAATAATAGTTTCTCCATTTTTAAATACGAGAGAACCTTTGCCATTCACTACAGAATATTCAACAACAAGATTTGAAAGACTGTTAATAGTGATTTCACCAATCTGTTCTTCTTTATCTTTAAATACAAGATGTCCAGAAGTATTATCATATTCAATTTTCAGATTTTTCAGACTATCAATACCTGAGATAGCAGTGTTCAGTTCCTCAACAGTCTGGTCAATCTCTGTTTTTGTATAGTAATCTTTTAGAGAAGCAGCTACAGTCTGATTTAAATTTGCTGTTACAGAAGCGGTTACATCTGCTTTGATATCATCTACATTGATAGAAGCAGCGGAAGCTTTTGCTTCATCTGCGTATTGTTTTGCTTCGGCTACATGACCAAGAATCATATTTACAAAACTTGTATACCAATCTTCAGAAGGTTCAATGATTCCGTCATAATTTAATCCTTGAAGAACAGTAAACTTACCATTTGGTCTGGTTCTCCAAATATAATTGTTTCCTTTTTCATTTACACCAGTAGCCATAATTTCAAAAATTATATCTCCGGCATTTGCTGTAACAGCAGCATCAATCAGCCAACCAAATCGAATATAAGTATTGTTGGAAGCTACATTGATAACTGTTGCTACTTTACCTTTTTTCTCAGCTACAGATTCATATCTTATCTGGATGAGCATATCCATAAGATCCATACCATCCCAATATCTTTGAATCCTAAATGGCATATACTGGCTGTTTTCTTCCTGCATAATATTAATCTGTGTAGCATCAACGGCAATATTTTTTAAGTTATCCACTGTTGAATATGCATTGTCTTGATATTTGGTATATACTTCATAACGACCATCAGTACATAATGTATATTCCTCAGTATCTACGGCTAACTCAGCACTCAAAGTCATTGCCGAATTAGCCGCAGCAGCAATTTTAGAATCTTTAAATGACATATCATGACTCCTTTACTTTAATAATTTATCCAGATCGACAACCTGATCAAGATGAACAACTCCATCCTGTGTGCCATCAGGATCTTTACCTGTCATATCTTCGGCTACCATAGCAGAAAGATTTTTTACAACGATACCATTTCCGGTATCTTCACCATTTCTGTCTGTTAAAGTGATTTTTCTGTCTTCCGTATTAAGACGAATATCTTTTACCATACCTTCATAAGTTGCTTTATTCTGAGCATTGAGATCTTTAATCATTCCTTCCATAGCAAGGAGTCTCTGATCAATTTCAGTAAACAATTCAGAAGGTTCATATTTATCAAATTGTACAAGTGGAGTAATATGAATAACACCTGATGTGGTTTTTCGAATATAAGAAGTGTACGTTCCATCTTCATTAGCAACAAGTTTTAAGAACGTGAAAGATACTTCGATATCCCCGGCTTCAGCAGTAAGTGCTGCATCGACAGGGATTAAATACTGGATATAATTCTGTTCATATTCAAGATTATTTATAATAAGTTGTGTCATTTTAATTTTGTCTGACACTGGGAGCTTATACTTCATATAAACAGTTGTATCTGACATATCAATCTGTTCCCGATACATTTTACTTGTTACAATCTGAATCTTATCTACATAATTGCTTCTTTCCACAATTGATTCTTTGACTGTTGTTACAACAGTATTTTCATCTGTAATTTTTAGTGTATACATAACTGCCTCCTTCCTTATTTAGTCTGAGTTTTTTCTAAAGCTTCAATTCTAGTCTGTAGTGACTTAATAGTTTCCTGCAGTGTTGTGACTGATGAATTCGCATTATCAGCACTTTTCTTGATCTCAGCAGTATTCTGAGTCAAAGTAGTAATATTGTTCTGTATTGTTTCGATATTATTGGTCATGCTAAGTAATGATGTATTGATCTGTTCAATTGAAGTGTTAGAAGAAGAATCTGCAGACTGCAGATCAGAGATAGATTTCTGTACGGCAGTCATAGATTCTTTCAATTTATCCACATCAGCTCCCAGCTGAGTAAGTTTTCTTCCAACAACAAGGGCATCAGCGAATGCACCCTGTTTAGATAATGTCATATCTGATTCAGGGAGATTAGCCAGATAATTATAATCATACTTAACAACACCAACAGAGGTTTGAATTCCCTGAATATATGTTGCCATTATTACTCACCTTTTTCTACAAATTCATATAGTACTGTCATATCAAGCATAGACAGTTTGTCTTCATTAGATTTAAGCATTTTCTTGAGAGATTCCTCTGGGATCATCTCAACATCAAGTTCACATGTTTTATCATAAATTTTCTGCAGACTTTCTTGGATTTCAGGGATGATTTTATCTTTTATGTCATCATTAAGAGCACGATTTCCTGTTTCATTACCGTTTTCGTCAACAATAGGATGTGAGTTTTCCTCTGTAAAATAAGAATCAACTAACTCCTGCTCAACCTCTGAGATTTTATCTACCTGCGCCTTAAGAGCCTTCAGGTTCATTGTATTCGCCCAGAATACATCAACATCTCCTGCGATTAAATCCGCACGACTCTTCATAGAATTTAATGTTTTATACATTGCCATAATGTCTGCATTTACAATAACTTTTTTCATAATCCTTGTACTCCTTTTATATTAATATGTAACTTTATTTTCTCTGACGAGTTCTTCAATAGCATCATTTAGATATGCTTCAAAGTCAGAATATAATGTTTCGATAGCCGCTTTAGAATCTTCTGTAATCAAAGCCTTAGCTTTATCAATAGCCATCTGTTTAGCAGTTTTCTGAGCTTCTGCGTCAAACTTACCTTCCTTCTTCAAAGCATCTACATAAGTCTGATTAACTGTGAGTACTGCTTTACTAATAGCATCAGTAGCAGCGTCTATATATTTTACAAGCTGATCATTTTCCAGGTTCTTTTCCTGTTCTTTAATCTTTACTTTTAGGAAGAGGATTCCATAAGTAATAAGAAGTGGAAGAATACCAGTAATGATCAGATATAATACGTCCTGAATACCCTGTTTAATATTCATAATTTCCTCCTAACCGACAGCTTCATCATTTTTTGAAGATGACTGTCTAAGTTGTTCCATTGCAGAATCATAAGTAATTCCGCCTGCACAATTTTCAGCTTTTGCCTTACTAAAATAAGCCCACACCGTAGGGATAAGTGTCGCTGGGATAGCAATAAGAGCGTAGAGAGCAGATAAATCACCGTATGTCATGATCGCTTTTTCTACGAAATAAATGATCTGTAGATTGAGTAGAAGTACTGCAACAAGAATCAATTTACTGGTAGAAATCTTTGGAATGTTAAATCTACTAACCTTTGCTGCCTTCAGATTTCGTTTCATTTCAATCTGCCGATTTTGGGCTTTAATTTTCTTTAATTCAAGTTCATATTCTCGACTGGTCAAATATTTCACCTTCTTTGCATAATAAAAGACCACGATTGCTCATGGCCTCTTATTTATTCAGGAATAATTCCATATACGTATGTTTCAAACTCTGTAAAATCTTTCAGGACTGCTTCTTTATTTGTTTTAAATGTTTCGCTATCCTGAATGGATTTATTGATATTTACATTTCCATCTTTACTAACAGATGCATTAAGATAAGCAACCTGCTTTGAGTTTTCACCTTCGCCGATCATAACCTGACCGGATACATTTCTTGTTTCACTAATTTTTAACATAACTTTTCCTCCATTTTTTGTAGTCGTTGAGTAATGAGAGAGAGCTGTCCCTGGAGCATAAGAATTTCATTCTTAAGGGATTGATTTTCAGATTCGAGAGAGTCAATACGATGGTGGGCTTTCTGTGTCATGTGAGTATTGAGAGCAATAAATTCGCCATATCTTAATGCGTATTCAACAATATTACCTGCTTTATTTGGTTTGAGTAAAATGTCTTTACAAATCAATCCATAATCACTTGTATCTAAATTATTATCATTGAATATTTTTTCAGTTTCTCTTGCTCCAAATCCAAAATGAAATCTATCATGATTTTCTTCTGAATCAAAATTTTTATATTTATATTTTATTGGATTTAATTTCATATAAATAGATTCTATATTTGGGATATCATTAATCTTTGACATTTGCATTTTTAACTCTTCATCAGAGCCTGTTATATTCCCATTTTTCCCCCAAATATTTTTCCATTTACAACTTGTGTCTCCTAAATTTAAACCTTCTGTTGCATATGGACCAAAATATCTTGCAGATCCATTTGATGTAACTTCTGCATAATACGAAGTATCCGAACTATGATATATTTTATGTACAGATGTATAATCTACAGATCCAGGCTCTCCTTGATATCCTCTCGGACCACGAGCACCATCTTTACCATTAGTTCCGTCTTTCCCCTTAGGGATACTAAATTTAAATGTTAAAGTATCTCCGGCAGTGTTTACAGAAGTTTCTACTTTAGGGTCGACATTATAATTAACTTGACTGGCAGTTGCTTTGTAAGAAGCAATCTTTCCACCACCAGAATTTAAAGATGTGTATGTTTGTCCACCCATATGAATTGCGTTTACATACAAACAATTAAATTTATTATTTTTAGAGCCAATATTCATAGTTGCACTTGCATCTCTTTTGATACTTGTTATAACCGGGATTCCGTTTGTATTCTCATCAGTTTTTTTTTCAGTATAAATATTATAAGGCATAATACACCATGTAGCGGTAACATCAGCATCTTGCTTATCTACGTTACCAATACCAATTGCACAACCACCTTCTGTATTTGGAAGCAACGTATGATTATGTCCATATCCATTATATGAAAAATATTCTCGATTATCATAATCAAGATAGATTGGATTTCCAGAACTATTAACTTCATATGGTGTCCATTTCATATTCTGATAAGGGATAGATCCTGTTGTAGTATCTATAACAAATTGACTTTGTACTAAACAATTGCTTTGTATTTGCATAGGCGCGGTAACAAGGAGAGTATCTCCCATTATTCGCAAGGTGTTCCTGCCACCAACATCTGTAGATATCATATATCCACATTCATCATTTAGCCCGAATCTTAAATCGCCACTTGTAAGTCCCCAATTAGTAGCAGAGATGATTTCTCTTGAATCAGTAGGGTTACCGTTTACATCATTATAATAAATGCTATAACTTCTTTTTGCAGTCATTGTTCTTGCGGTTACATTTCCGGCGAAAGTACCAGAAGAAGCATAAATAGTTCCAGAAATAATAGCATTACTTGCTTGTAACAAACCATTTTTTGACACTTTAAATCCAGTTGCCCCAGAGGGTATTTCTTGATCTTCATTTTGAATAATACCAATTTTTCCATCAATAGTAATATATCCACTAAGATCAGATGGAATATTAGGTCTATCGTCAAGATCATTATAACTTAGTCCGTTAACAGTTGAACCTGGTCCAAGTGTAAGTGAATTAGCAATTACATCTCCCGTAAAGCTCCCTGAAGTGGCTGTAATATGACCTTTAAATGTAGCGCCTTGACTATTAATGTTTAGGTAATCACCCCAATGAATACCATCTGGACTTATACTTATGCTTCCATTATTGGCAGTTAAAGAATTACTTGAAATAATCCATCCACCAATAAATCCATCATTAGCTGTAATCTTACCTGTAAACTCACCTTGATTAGCATACATCTTACCGTTAGAATCAACCATAAAATTACCGTCACCAAGAGCAATGCCATTGATTCCTACATATACATTTTTATTCGTTGAAATAGAAGAGGGGTATTGAGTAGGAAAATCTTTTAATCCAGAATACAATTTTCCAGCTTCAATAACGAAACCTTTTTCGCCACCAATATAACCGGAATTAGCAGAAATCTTTCCACCAAACTCTCCGTCACCTTTAAAATGAGCATTGCCTGAAGCATCTATACTAAAGTTCTTCGAAGTAATAGCGCCATTCTCCATGTCAATCAATGTTCCAGCCTGGGAATAAGGAGAAGTGTTTGAAGGATCTTTGTAATTATTAGATTTCAGTTTTCCTGTTTTGATCAAGAGAGCATTAACATTCTCTGTACTGATAGCTCCAGCATCAATCTGAGTCTTACCTGCAGTTGTGCCATTGGTATTGATTGCTGTAATCACACCATCAATATTGATCTGATCTGCTTTAATACCTACAACTTTAGATGAAACAAGATTTATAAAATCTGGGGTCAGCTCTAATTTAGATTCTCCAGTCCCACCAGTAGCAATAAGATTCAACTTATCTGCAGTCTGTGTTATAGAAGTAGAAGCTGCATCAAGCTTTTTGTCCGTATCAAGCTTATTATTTGAAACCGTCTGAGTAATTCCATCAACAGTTTGTTTATACTCTGTATATTTTGTATAGATAGATGATCCGTCCTCATTAAACAAACTGTTTTGTATACTCTGTACGATCTGACCCTTTTGAGGATCAGTAATGTTAGTAATCTGCTCAGTTGTCTGGTCTTTAAATGAAGTATATTGCTGACCGAACTTTTTACCATCAAGGTATACCTGACTGATATCAATTCCACCTTGTTCATTCGGTTCTACCATAGTAAAACTTAGTTTTTCTTTATTGATTGTTCCATCAGAGATCATATTATTGACAATAGTGTTATCAGGAATACCTGTTTGAGTGATACCATTTTCATCAAATAATGCTGTCTTATCACCGTTCTTGACAACAAAATTAAACTTTCCGGTACCATCCTGACCAATCTGTACCCTAACAGCTCCTGTTGAATCATAGAACTGCTGAGTGCTATTCTTAAAGGCAATACCAGCTTTTCCACTAGAGATGATCATAAACTCATCAGCAGTAGCAGTATGAGTATTTAAGTCAGCTACTGTCATCTTCTTAGCAATAAGATCTGTGATTACTGCTTGGTCAATAGTTACATTCTGAGCAGTAAGATGTACTGCCTGGAGATTACCTACACCAGCATTTCCTGCCAGGAGATTTTTCACATTGATCATATCAGCATTAATCTGGTTAGATTCTATAATCTTAGCTGACAGCTTTTCAATATTTGCCTGTTCCGCTTCGAGAATACGAGTTGTGATCTTATCTGCGGAAACAAGTTTTACATCGAGATATTTCATGAAAGCAGTATCAACAGTAAGCTTATCAAATATACCTTCTTTTGCTTTCACGAGTTCTGCAATAATTGTATCAGCGGTAATGGTTCCACCAGATCCGGATCCTCCTGTAGTAGTCCCGCCGAGCATTGAATTGAATAGAGGATTTGAAAAGATTTGCTTAATAGCTTCTGATGTGATGACATAATCAGAAGTAGAAGATTTGTTGACTGAATTAACACGACCACCGGTTCTGTCAGAGGTCTGATTTAATGCATTTGTTAAAAATTCATTATCATTTGTTAATTTTGATTTATATTGGACCATGTTGGAAAAAGTAACTTCCATCGTTTCATCCATATCACAAGGATTATATCTGATTTCTACAACACGAAGTTTTACATATCGTGTATCAGATAGTCCTAATCGAACAAAATCATTTACTGCAAGCTGATCATGATATTCTCTGAATTCTGGAAGAGCATAAATATTTCCAATTTCATCTGTATAAGTATATTGCGGATGAGATTCTACATACAATTCTTCTACAGCATCTTTATATAATGTAATCGCTTTATCGACTGCATCAACTGTACTATCAAGAGTCGTAATAATAATATTTTCATTTGAATAAGTTGCTTGATTATACAGGCTCTTAATAATATACGTTTCCTTATCTGTAAACGCTGGATATTTTTCCTGTACTTTACCAAAATTTTCCATTAAAACATCTTTTGCAATCTGGTTTCGTTTTTCTTGAATTTCAGGTTTCTTAGCCGCATCATATTCAGCTTGACGTTCCTTTAATGCAGTTTCAGCCTGATCTTTTAAATTCAAATAATCCAGATATTTCTGATGCATTTGAGTGAAATATGCCTCTTCGTATCCAGAAAGAGGATTATATCCATCTGCATACCCATTCTTTTTTAGTTCTTTGATACATGAATCATATGTGGCAATTTTAGTTTTTAATTCTGCAATGCCGTATAATTTCCAATCTGTTTCATACGCTTTCATGATTGCTTCAGACTGAGTAAAGTATCCAAATTGAGATGGGGCATCTCCCATTTCAAGCTGCATACCACAGACAGTAAAGTCAGAACTTCCTGTAAATGCCACATCAATAAGATGTGATGTTAGATTGAAAGAAGTATAAACTCTGGTCCAAGAAGATGTGATGTTATAAGAAATATTCTTTCTGTCCTCTCCGGTGTTATTATAACCAAGATAAAATGTACCGGATCCTTTTACAAAACAACTAAGAGTATATCTCTGAGATGGTTCGATACTGATATTGTGTTGATAGATACCACCATTTGTACCGATTACTTTAACTCCACGAGTAATTCCGTATGCAGGTGCGTCATTAATTTGTACTGTTTGGAACGAAGAAGTTCCGGAACCTACCATATACCAATCTTGACCTAATACAACTGGATTTACACATGAGATGATGTTTCCCTTACCGAAACCCTCTATAGTTTCGTCTTGAGCTTGTAACGCAGCCACAATGGATGGAAGAGTATAGTTCATGATTGATTCGTACATAGGCCAATCGGATGAATTTTTCAAATCTTCAAGATCAAAATTTCCTTCTTCATCAACATGAATAGACTCAAAACCTTTGATTATAGCCATGTTTGAATCATATGCATCTTTTAGATCTTCAACTTTTTGTCCGAACCAATTTGTCTGAGCAGTATCAATAGGGACTCTATTCATCAATTCAGCAAGAATGTCAAGATTTTTATTATACTCCCTAGATAAATTACAGTATTCATCTCTTCTTGATTCTATGTATTTTTGCCAAGCTGTATATTTTTCTTGTAGGACAATGTTCATATATGGTTCACGACAAAAATGAGAACAATCTGTAATGACAGAGTTTCCAAAATTTGCGAGATCGATATTGTAATCGTCAAGTCCATCAACATAAAATTGTGTTACCAAACTGTCGTCTCTTGATATTGTTACGCTATCTTGAATATTACGAAAACCAAGTACTACATTTGTATCTTTACCTAAACTATCCGGCTTATATACATTAATTAATAAATTTTCGGTATCAAATTCAAAAACACATTTATATGCAGGAGCAGCAGTTTGAGTGAAAAATGCATATACATTTTGATCGTCCACATCGAAATTACAAATTTCATTCGGAAGTAATACCTTATCATCATCCAGAGTGATGTTATCTACATATCCGATCTTCCATCCAGGCACATCCGCATGTTTCAGCACAATATGTAGAAAACTTAGGTCTTCATTCTCTGGATTATAAAATTTAATTTGATAAAACTTATTAATATCATGATTTTTTTGGTACATCATTTCATAAGAATCTTCTTCGCCCATGTTAATTTTAAAATTTTTTAGTTTATATTGAGTAAGAGAGATTTCATATGATTCGGCGGTAATATCCTTTGTACATTGCGTTCCGTCATTTGTCTCTGTTGGAGGATCCATAATTTTATACCAGATTCCGTCACAATACAATTCCATCATTTCATCGAGTTCTTCATATCCCTGAGATTCTACGCCATCTACATATTTATCAACTGTGAAAGTTAATTCTGCAGTATTATTAGTTCTTAGCATAACAGAAACAGTAGAAGTATCAATTCCGCCTAATGCACAAAAGAATCGTTTCCCAGGTTTAGCCAAATAAATGATTGCAGATTCTGTATTTCCATAAATATCATAATTATGAATCATTTTCATGCAAAGGCACCAACCTTTCGTGGTTCTCTATATGAGATTTCAAATGTCGCGTCGCCTGTAAATTCAAATATATTTTCTCCGTAAGCAAGACGAGGCCAATAAATGTCATCTATATCCTCAATCCCTAAATCTTCAAATGAAACAATTGATTTTGTGATGTCATAGATTTTTAAATTTCTACAATCTATATAGAAATCATCACTTTTTAATGCATTAATTTTCATTGTTCTATCATTATCGGTTTTATTTTTTATAGTAATTATCCCATGAGATTTTGGAGAAACTTTAATTATTGGGTATACATAATCTTCCCAACAATCAGAATTGTTCTGGATAGAATATTCTCTAGTAAGAGTAGAAGAGGAAGTTGTTTTACATAAAATAAGAGGAGTATATCCCCATTGACTATCACAAGTTACTGTGTATGTTAGTTCATATGGAAGAGATGCATGTTCTGTAGATACCTCTGTAATTGTAGCAAAAAATTCAATTTCTTCTGAAAAATAATCGTCTCCAATAAATTTAAGAAGCCTTGGATATTGAGGGGATGTTAACCATGCATTAATGATTCTAATATTATTTGAAGTTAAATAATCAGAATCATTTGGAATAATAATTCCATTTTTTATATCAGCTGTATAATTCATAGAAAATTTTAAAATTCCATTATCTAAATATGGAGTATATGTTGGATTGTATTTTAAAATTCCATTTTTTAATTCTGGAACTACATTTTTGTTTCTGCATGGATTGCGCATTACACCCATTTTGAATGAATAGTTATCACCATAAATAGTACCAAAATGATTTTCTATTGGTCTATATTTGTTTTTTTCTCCTAATTGTAAAGAACGATTCACAAGAGTATCATTTTCTTCTATTCGAGTCACGATTAATCCGTATTCATCAGAAGTATGTCCATTAAACTCAAATTGTAGCATTTTTTCACCTCTTTCATATATTTTAATATTAAAAGAGCTGTCTTAAAGACAGCCCTTTTAAATTAGCGAACTTTTTTCCAGTCACGTTTATTACGTTCAGTAATAATATCACCAATTTGATAAGCAAGCTTCTTAATATCTTGCTCATTATTGATTTTATCAACATTGATTGTAATATTACACTCACTATTCACACTTGTATCATTTGAAGACGATGGTAGAATAGTGGTAATTGGTTTCGCCATTCTAGCATTAAATTCATTCAGAGTAGCAACTGTAGGTTTCAGTTGATCTGTGAATTCTTTTGTCAGAACAGTTTCACCCGGATTTGCACCGATCAGCATAGAATCTCCACGCGGTATTAAAGCGTCTCCGCCGATCATATCAAGTATGCTGGCAGGAATACCTTTCCGTACAACACCACCTTTAGAGAATCCGTAGGATTTATATGCCTTCAGGATTTTATTTTTCAGAGTAGATCCCCAAGAATCATAATTCTTAACACCCGGAGTATTGATCTGAAGAATATCTGCAAGCTGTTGCATTTCTTTTGGTCCGACTTTCTTACCTTTAGCATTAAAATATCCTATCAAAGGACTCACTCCGGCAGGAACGTCTGTTGCACCATCTGGACGATTACTCAGAGAATTTGTCCAGTCCTTCAGATATGCTTTCTTAAATCCCTCAACTGCGGTATATGATTGATTGCTATGGTTTGCGCCGTTTTTATAAGCATATTCCATGGCATCTCTCAGATTATTACCTGAAGTCTCTTTGATTCCAGCTTTATCTGCATAATCCTTGATCTTCTCATAATGAGAATCCGGCATTACATGAACAGTACAAGTAGCTTTAGCAAGACCACCACCGCCAATAGCAGTAATGATACATTTTCTTGTTTTAGACTCATCACGCGCCATTAAACCGTTCTTATCAAGACCTGAAGACACACCACGAACTGTACCATCAGAAGAAACTTTCGCAATAGATTCATCAGAACTTTTCCACTCAATATCAGAGTGTTCCGGTTTCTTTGGTGACCATGTTGCTTTAAGCTGTTTCTTGATATGACTGTATGTCAGATAAATATCTGTATCACTCAGCTTCAGAGTATAGTCTGTATCTGGTTTAATATTTGGACTTCCAGCAGTCTGAGAAGATCCTGCGTTATTCATTGCGCTATCAAATGCACTATTACCAGCAGATGAACCGCCATAAGGCTTACTGGTGTCAATTTTTGTAACACCTTCCCATGCTTTTGTTGCATTTACAGCAGCAGTATTAAAATCAGCTGCTTTTGTGATCATTTGACTATAAGTTTGAGAAACTTTCATGCCATACTGATCCATTACGTCACCCAGATGTTTATAGGTGCTGTCGTAATTTGCTTTTACATTAGAAAGCATGCTGCCAATAATAGCTTCTTGGAAAGCTGCATTTTTCTTAACAGCATCAAGAGTATTGTCTAATGCCTTATTTGCCTCATCTGAAAAATTCTCATAGCCGGTATTTTTCATATCGACTTCATGCTGATGCATTGTATCGGCCATATCGTCTTCTGCATCTGCAAGTTCCGCACGTAATTTCTCAAGACGAGCTTTTGAGGCTGCATTTGATGTTCCTTCAAGTGCAGCAATCTGTGCTTTTAATGCATTGATATCTTTAGTTTTCTTCTTTAGAGTTTTATCATAATCATAATATTTCTCTTTAGCAGAAAGGGCATCTTTACGTTTTTCAATATTTTCCTGTAACAGATCATTCTCTTTAGTAACTTGAGTGGTATACATATCAAGAAGATTCTGTTTAAGATCAGCAAGAGTAGCAGACTCTTGTTGCAAACTCTTAAGCATTTCATCGGTTTTAGTCTTATAATATTCTGGACCAATTGCACCATTTTTATACATTTCATCCAGCTTATTTAATCCCTCACGATAATTTGCTATTTTATCCTTAGTGGCGTCAATCTGTTCTTGAACCAATAAAATATTGGTTAAACCGTTTGTAGAGAAGGCTCCATCATCATTATAGAAACTCTCGGTATCACCAAGTAACTTCTGAGTAGTCTGAAGCTCAGATACAAGATTTGAAAGTTTATTCTGCGCTTCATCAAGAGGTTTAAATCGAAAATCAATTTCTTCCTGAGCTAATTGTTGCATCGCCTCTTTGGATTTAATAATAGAAGCAGTGAGGTTATCGTATTCCTCAATCTTTTTCTGCATCTCTTCATTGCTCCAAGCTCCACCGTTAGCTTGATTTGCTGCAATTTCTTCTGCAAGAAGCTGTCTTTTCTCTTCATCAGCGCGAATAATTTTATCATAAGTTTTCAAACGTTCTTCATAATCATTGGCTGAAAGCTGATAATTAATATCATCAGCATTCTTTTTATAACTAAGAGAAGCGTCCTGCTTATCACCAGCTCTTTCCCAACGATCAATTTGCCATTGCTTTAAGTTCTCTCTGGTTTCTTCAAGAGCAGCTTTAGCTTCTTGGATGTGTGTATCAGCCTCAACAATAGACGTATTCAAATCAGTTAGATTTTTCTTCATTTCCTGATAAGCTTTATCTTTTTTGTTATGACCATTCACATTAAGATAATCTGTCATGCTTTGCTGAACTTTATCTCTTTCTTTTAACATCCAGTCTTTCTGATATTGAGCATAATTTACTTGTTTTTTAAGATCTTTCCAATATACCGAACCGACTTTTTGAGATTTTCCGCTCTTTATACGATTTTCAGCTTTAGCTGCATAATATTCCTCTTTAGCTTTACGCTTACTGATGATCAGATCATAGGAATCGTAAACATTATCAACTTTAGATTTAGCTAAATCAAGTTCCTGAGTTTTCTTATCTCTATATTTTTGAACGGCATCAAGATACTTGTCGTACCACTGTTTATATGCTTCTACGGCAGCTTTCTGATTTGCATCCAATGTTTCTATATTAATAGTGCCATCTTGAACTTTTTTCTTCAGAGCAGGAGTAAGATATTTGCTTACTTCGCCATTGTTTGCAACTTCTTCGGACTTCCTTTTATAAACAGAGATGCTTTCTTTAGCAGCCTTGATTTCTTTATCTGTATTTTCAAGAGCTTTATTATAATACTTTTGAGCTTTTGTATAATGGCTGTAATCGCTTTCAGCAAGATCTGTATACCTAGAAGTTATACGATCAAGACGATCCATAGCAACTTCAACCCAATCCATAGCATTATCATTCAGCTTCTTGATTACATTTTGAAGAGCTTCGCTTACTTCATCAGCCGCGTCACTTGTATCATCACTATTGTTTGATACCGCATCTGTATTATCTTCGATTGCATGTTGAAGACCAGAATTACCGGAGTTACCAGAATTTCCAGATCCGGCAGGTTTAACAGTTGCAGCTCCGCCTTGGAAGTGAAATCCCGGAGTATTACCAGCAGCAGCATAGGCTTTCATAACGCCTGGAGAAGTAACAGTACCACTTGCATAAGCTCTGGCATGTCCTTGAATAGCTCCGTGTTTAAGAAGAGCATCAGTTTGAGTAGTAGAGAATATAATGTCGCCCTTTTTCAGGTTCTCTATATGAGCACCGCCAGGAATTAAACTCCAAACACCGTCACGAACAATTGATTCAGCGTGACCGTTGATACCCACTTCATTTACAAGAGCTTGCTGATCTTGTTTAATAGCAACATCCGTACCACTTGCATGAGCCGGCGTAATATTTAAAACATTGTAAGCGCTTCCTGTAGACTCAGCTTTAAATGTACCAGTTGAACATGCAACTGTTTTACTCAAACCACCACTTGGTCCACCTGAATTTATCCAATTAACAGTTCCGGTAGCAGTGAATGAAGTCTGAACGGCAGAAATATCATTTCCCCAATGAACAGTACCATGAGAATAATGTTCAGTAGCAGCATAAACATCTACTAAACCTGTCTCATTAGACCATTTTACTTTTCCGTCGCTTTTTTTCTCTTCAGCAAGGTAAGCATCTACTTCTTTATGTTCTGGTTTGAAAGTTACAGTTCCTTGGCCTTGTTGTTCTTTTGTTAATGCTTGGAATTGAGTTTCGTCAATTTTAACCGATATAGCAGGTGTATCGCCTGATAAAGATTTCAGGCTTGCTTTTAAAGCATCAATTTTGGATTGAGCATCTTCATCATTTAAATCAATTCCTGCAGCAATAGCTAACTGCTTATCGCCGTCTTCGCCATTCGCAAGTGCTAACCATTTATCAATATCAGTACTTTGATCCATAAGAACTTGAAGATGAATCTGAGTTTCTCGTTGATCAATCATAGATTGAATTGCATTGTATTCAGGAGAATCAACGTCTAACTTTAATTTTACTTTAGCTTTTTCAAGTTCATCAATTTGAGATTGTAATTCATCTATCGATAATCCGTCAGTATCACTATCAATTTCGAACGAGAGATCAATATCCCCATCTGCTTTCATCTGACGCAATGAAGCCATTCCATCCTGAGTAGCTTGATCCAATTCATCTATGCCGGAAGTATCAACTTCAGGAGTAACCTTAAGTAATCCCATATCATCCATAACCATGATAAGAGATTCAGCAGCAGCCTGAGCTTCCATTTCAGACATACCCATCTGTTTATAGCTGTCAATAAGCGAATCTACAGATTTTTCTGCATTGGCATATCTTTCATTGTCACTATATTGACCGTCAGTATAATCAATATTCATTAATTCCTGAGCGGAATAGTCCTTCAGAGTTTCAAGACTTTGTTTTGCAGCTTCATCTTCGCCATAATAAGCCTGCTGTACTTGATGTAACATTTCAGCATAGTTGTTAGCTTGCTGAATAGAATCATCACCTTCAAAAGTACGAATTCCAATACCTTGGGTGTCTTTACCGGTTTCAAGGATCTCATTTGCATAATGATCTAAAGCTTCAGGTTCAAGAACGTCGCCATTTGGAAGGATCGGAGTTACAACTACAGTTTTCTTTCCGTCGTCTGTAGAATATCCACTACTAAATACAGTAGCTGTTCCATCACCGACATTTTGATATCCCATGTCTGATAACTCGCTGGCATCAATAACAGGTCTATGTGCAAGATCAACAGAACCTTTATTTTTCTGCATCTCTTTCAGTTCTTCTGACATCTCAGGTTGGACTTTTACTTCGCCTAAAGCCTGTAAAACAGTAAGAAGAGCATTGGCTTGTTCTTGAGTTAAATCAAGCTGATCTGCAAATCCTTGTAAGGCATCCTCGGCTCCACGAATGCCAGCATCTTCAGATTCATAAGCTCCATTACCGAGTTGAATTTGTGCCAGATCTGCTGGATTCTCTTTATTAAGGGTTTGAATAAGATCTTGTAGTTGCTTATAATTATCGCTCTTTTTATCCTGAGCATCTTTGATCTTATTAACCAATTCAACATCAGAATCTGTATAATCTCCAGTGTTACCACTTTCAATTCCTTCGTTGACATCCTGGAAGTGTTTGATTTTTTGCCCTTTAGCCTTCGCTTCATAACCCTGGATCATTTTATTATAAGCAGCCTCATCAACTTCAAATTCAGGTGTTAATTTAATGCCAGCCTTCTTAGCTTGTTCCTGAATGGCCTCTATATATTTCTTACCTGCATCAGAATCCGGATTAATGTCCTGATCCTTCATTGCCTGATTCAGCTCATCAATGGCGCCTTTGGCATCCTTGATATCCTGAATCTTACGATCAACAGTACCATCTTTGAAGTCAGATATAGCCTGAGTAATACCAGTTTTTTGCGCAATTAAATTGTCAATAACTGCTTGTTGATCGTCCAGAGCGGACTGATTTGCACCACTGGCTTTCAGTTTTCCCATTTTAATCTGAGCATCAATGAGTTTATCGTCAATCTCTTCAGATTTCAGGGCACCTTCTTCAAGAGAAGATACAAAATTATTTGTATCGCCATAATCTTTCAATCTACCAAACATAGATTCGAATGATTCAAGACTCATACCCATAGCATCTGCAGCTTCTTGAGTATCAGTGAAAGAGTACATCCATTGCTGATTTCCATCCTCAAGAGTTTTGTAAGTAGCTAATCCCTTAGCCTCAAGATCGCTTAAAAATCTCTTTGGACCGGAAGCATCATCAGTATAATAATTCTTGAGTTTGTTGTAGTTCTCAATGAAATTATCAGCATCTTCAAAACCATTCTGAGAGAAATATTTTGCAGCTGCTTTAAACTGAGGGGTACCAACTAAGCCTTTATCATACAGATCTTTTGCATTATCCAGATAACTCTTAGCTGTAGTATATTCATTGCCTTCAGTAGAAAGATTGTCAGCATTAACCATAGCTTGGAAATCAGAGAACTGTTTTGCAGCCTCCTGATACTGAGCAAAATACTGTGCCTGCAGATTTTTAAGATTTTCTAATCCTTGCTGAGTATAATCTTTGTTACCTGCTGATAATTGATCCTGATAATCCTGAATACGTTGTGCAAAATCAGAATTCATGAATTCATTTTGCTGTTCCAGATAATCCTTCATTCTTTCTGTGTTGATTTTCAAACCTTTTGCAGTGCGATCGAATACATTATCAACATGAGCATCTTTTAGATCACTGAATTGTGTTCTAAGACTATCCATAGTATCAGATGTAAGACCTGTTTCTGTCTGCATTTCGCTAATAGCTGATGTAAGAGCGGTAACAGTGTTCTGCATATCAGTTACTGGAAGATTAAATGCTGTTTTTCTCCAATCGGCCTGAGAAGCCTTCATGTTCTCAATAGACATGTTAGCTGCCTGAATTTGATCCTGATACTGCTTGATCTGTTCGTTATCTTCATCAGAAAGAGGAGATAGACCTTTGCTATTTTTCAAAGCATCGATACTATTCTGATATTCCTGAATCTGATTATTCAAATTCTCAATCTGCTTGTCCCCATTTTCGATTAGATTGGTGTAATCTGAAGCAGTAGCTTTCATATTATAAGCAGATTTATTATTCAGTCTTGTCTGCTGATCAGAAGCATCAGTCTGAAGACGAGTCAGTTCTTTTGAGAGATTATCCAGATTTTTAGCTGAAGTATCCAACTGAATTTGTACTTTAGTATCTTCAATTTTGGATTTCCAAGTTTCCCAATCTGCATCAGCCATTGATGGATCGGCAGAAAGTTTTACGATTGCTTGAAGAGCAAGTTCATCATCACCATATAAATCCATAAGTTTGGAGACTGTGAATCCTTGATCTAATGTAATCGGGCCATTATTTTTTCCAGTGAAATTATTAGTCAATAGATTTTTCACTGTTTTCTTATCTAAGTCAAATCCACTCAGATCCATAGTATCCATAATACTCTGAATATATTTATCTGCAGCAGCAAGTTGTTTCGGATCAGTCACATCTTTTACAGAGTCTCTGATTTTACCGATAGCGTCACTTGCTTTATCAAACGCTAGGTTCTGTAATCCCTGTTGCAGATTATCAGTTTCTGTGGCAAGTTCCGGGAACTGTTGAATAAGGTCAGTAACATCTGAATTCTGGAATGTACCGGATTTGATAGAATCCATTGAAGATTTGATATTTGACATATCTGTCTGGAAATTGTCAGTTATTGTGTCGAGATCAGTTGCTGTATCTTCAGCGGAGTTTTTGAAACGAGAAGCAAAAGTCGTGTCATCAACAATTTCGGTAGATTTTTTAGAATTAAGATAATCTTCCCAATTATCAGAGATATCTTTTTTACCCCATTTCATTTTTTCTGGGTTAAGATTATTATCCTGAAGATAATCCCAGAATCCTTCAATATCTTCGTCGTTTTTATCTTTAAAGAAGCTATATTTTTTGCCAAAAATATCTTTAAGATTATCCTTGATGCCTTCAAGATTTTTAGCATCAGGATCAGCTATCGCCATAATTCCATCTGCCAAATCATCCGCATCAATTCCAGCATTGCTCATAGCTTCATCAAGATCTTTAGTTTGACTAATTAAATCCTTAATAGCATCCGTTCCACCAGATTTTCCAGCTTCGATTAACTTATCTTTTAGATTGGAAAACTTACTTAAAGCAAAAATATTATCCATTTTATCTGAAACATAATCAGAAGAATTGGTTAACATAGAATACGCTTTAAATAAATCATTGATATTGTTTGCAAGATCTTGTGTATTTTTCTTGTCAATCAAATTTCCATCTTCATCATAAAGATCCTGTGCATTACTTGAGATATCTGACATAACATCAGCAAGTTCAGTTTCATATGATGCGATTGTTTTATCTTTCGCTTTTAATTCAGCTTCTTTTCGTTCTGATGACCATTCTTTATTATTAAAGACATCTTTTCTAGCTTGTTTTTCATCCTCAAGCCCATTCATTAATTTTTGAGCATATCCAATATTAGTATCTTGATATACTGGATATGGTGATTTGCCAAAAAGTTCTCCTTGGAAGGTTCGCTTTTCTAAAGCTTTTTTTGCATCAAGAGCCTGCTGTTTCTGAGCGGAAGTAACGGTTCTTTTTTTTAATCCTATTTGTGTATCTAAAATAGAATCCTCATTAAGTAAATTATTTAATTCATTATCTTCAGCGGCAGTACGATTGCTTTTAGCTCTTAATTCATAAACACGTTGTTTATTTGTTTCTTTTTGTGACTGAAGGTTATCAAGATCTGATTTTTCAGTCTTATATTTCTGTACTGATTCTTGTAGATTCTTTTGTGCTGCATTATCAGTGAGTACATTATCCCAAAGCATTTTTCCTGCTTTAATACCTACTGCACCAATAATAAGAGGAATCATCATCGGAGCAATTGATTTAAATACTGTTGCAATACCTGAACCAACATTTTTTATATTCCCTAATAATCCAAATTTTGAAGAACCAGCAAGATTGTTATTTAGTGCTTCTCCAGCTTCTTCCTTTGTTATTCCGGATGCTGCATAGGCTTTATATAATAACATTTTAGAAGCAGTATTACTAATGGCTCCATCTGAATTAACTTTATTAAGATAACTAGCAGCCTTATTAATATTCCCGAAAGCAGCTAAGGAAGAAATCATGTCACTTTTATTACTAAATGGACTTTGTTTAAATGCATTAAATACATTAGTTAGTTTTCCGATTTTACCTAATGACATTTGCGAGTGTAAAGTGTATAATAATGCATAAAAGGGAGGAAATAATAAATGGCTCTTATTAAATGTCCAGAATGTAGTAAAGAAGTATCAGATAAAGCAAAAACTTGTCCTCATTGCGGATATCCTCTTACTAACAATGAAAAAACAAATACTGTCTTAGTTAATGGTACAAAATATGATATATCAAATATAAAAAAACAATACGATATGATTTCAGAAGAAAATAAACAAAGACTTTATAAAAGAGCATCTTGGCAATATCGTTGTTGTTTAAATCCAGAATTGATAAAAAAGAAAACTCCTGAATTTGGTGGAGATAAAAGTTTCTTCGGCGGAGATATTACTCATGAAATATGTAAAACTTTTAACTGGTGGGAAAAAAATGATAAGATGCACTTGACATATAAATTTTTTGTTGAATGTGTCAACCATGGTTTTGAATATTTTGAATTTAATACTGATAATTATCCGATTCCAATTCCGAAACAATCAGCAACTTCCCAAAACGTCGTTCGTTGTCCTCGTTGTGGTTCCATATCAGTCACAACAGAAGAACAAGGTTATGGACTCTTCGGCTGGATTGGTGCTTCTCAAAAGAAGAATCTCTGCCAGAAGTGCGGTCACAAATGGTGGCCAGGAAGGTGAGATATAGTATGAACGAAGGATACAGCCCAGAAGAAGCCGAGAGAATAAAACAGATTATAGAAATCGGTGAGTCTCAAAAACAAATCAAACAATCATTCTGGAATGAAGTTAATACTCCAGAGGTTTTAAAACTAAAAGAAGAATCAAATATACTATGGAAAGACTATCGGAGTATTGATAAAAAACTTCGAGAAAAAATTATAATACATAATAGTAATTTATCAATATATGACTCTGATTATATAAATTTTAGTATAGGAACTTGTGGATCAGTAAATCCGAATATTCAGGACGATTTTCAAGAATTAATTTCTATTTCACAGGGAAAATGGAAAAGATATAAATCGGCTAATGATATTTATACGAAAGCATTACATAAAAATATTGCAAATTTATCATTAACAGTCACTCCTGAAAATAGTATATCAATGAACTCATATGGAAGTACACGATGGGTATTCACAGAATTTTATTGTTCCTGTAAACCATTTTTAATTCTTGACATATGTGGATGTGAAGTTATTGTCATCCAAGATATTTTTCCTGGTAAATATTGCCAAACAGAATATTCTATTACAATGTCAGATTTGAAGAATAGGTCAGATTATGAAATAGAAAATAAAAAACAGAATTTTCTTGACAATTTTAGAAAAGAATTAGATCCGTATGGAAAAAATTTATATTCTGCTCCGTTTCGTAAAAAACCTGTTCCGAAACCTTTTGAAAACATCTACACACTTTATGCCCAAACTGATTCAGAAGAATATGGCAGGACAAAACGATATTTAATCATTGGATGTATGACATATGAAAAATGATGAACCTACGTTCTGTCTTTACAACAATAAAGTCAAGTGATATATTTCTAATCGTAGGATAGCCGGGAGTGTGCCTCGGCTTTGCACACACCTACAATTAGGAATATCAAAATTGGATGTTCTGTCCAAATCAAAAATCCCCTATATTTACTTTAGCCATATGGCAGAAGGGAGGTGGACTATGAAGAGTGAAGAGCATCAATTTAAGCTTGCAAAAATAGCAATTAAAAAAATCATTAGGGTTTTAGCATTACTTGCAGCTTTATGGATGGTGTTACAGCACAATCCAATCAAACTCGTGACATCAATAAACCTAGAAGAACAAAGTATTGATTTTAATTGCGAGTTTGCAAGCGAGACACCGGAGAAGTAGAAATACGACTCTGGTAGTGTGGGGTGAAACCCACGCAATTAAAGTTTTAAAGGTTAAATTTCAATAATTTAAAATTCAAAGCTTATCTTACAGACACTGCGCTTGATCACCGCGGTGTCTTTCTTTTTTTTAAGTATAATTTCTCTCTTTCGCATAAAGCGATTCGGCAGAAGAGAAGTGCCGCTCATGGAACATTCATTAAAAGTATATATAATATACTCCGAGGAAGGGTGCTCTCTCTACTCCTCCTGATTATTAATATGTTTCCCTCGTCATTACTTGCGTAATTGTTACTAACGTTTCACATATGACTAAATCGTAAATCAGGTTGGTACGTGCGTTGTCACGAGCTTTCGCTCACTTCACTATGCGATCAGCATAGAATAGTGAATTCGACGTATTAATCCTCTATTTATTTTAAGTCGCTATTCTCCACACATTGATATGAATCTCTATGTAGATAGGCTCATTGTTAAAAATCGGAAAATAACGTGTAACCCTTAGATTTTTGGGTTAACCTACGACTGTTGCAAGACCTCCACCATTCAGGAATTTTAATCCTGCCATTGTTGCATTTTTTACTGTCATTGCTGCAAATACAGCAGTAAGTAATGCCGGTATTGGTCCAAGTGTTTTTTCAAGTGACGTGAATCCTTCTGTTAAACTATGTACAAATTCAAGAACACCATTTACACTACCTGAATTATAGAAATTAACCCAGAAATCCTGCATCTGTGTTTTGATTGCTTGTAGTTTACCAGCGGTTGATTCCATGTATTTTTCCTGGTTAGCTTCAGCATTACCATTTGCGGTTGTTGCTTCCTCTGCCAGTGACATGGAGTCTGTGAATGCATCAAGCATAGACTTAAACTTACTTGTCTGACGTGTGGCTGCTACATCGAATGCGATCTTGTTTTGCTGTGCATTAGTTAAATCGTCCCACTTATCTTTAAGCTCAGACATAACAGTAATGATACCACGATCAGATCCATCCGGATTATAAACATCTACACCTATAGCATGCAGAGATGCAGAAGCATTAGATAAAGTTGCATTGTCAACTTCGTCGGCATATTGTGGCATTTTACCGACTTTTGTAGTTCTTGTGATAATTGTCTTCAAAGCATTACCAATTGAAGATCCATCTTCACGAGTTCTTTCTGATACTTTAGCAGTAATAGCTGCAAGCTGTTCATATGACATACCTGCATCATAAGCAACCTGACCGGAAGCCTGTACAGCATCAGAAATAATTTTGATACCTTTAGCGTAATCAATTCCCACACTTCCGGAAACTTTATCCAGAACATCGACAATATGCATAGAAGCATCAGCAGCAGTAGTAGATCCATCTTCTAACATATGGAACTGCTGTAAAATACCCTGTACCTGATCGGCAGCAGTAGAGGCATCAACTCCACTTAAGTTACTTAAGATAGCAGTTGGCCTTGCTGTTTGCTGAATTTCAGAAGCAGTAGTATTCATGTTTGCATAGATTTTATAAATGTCCATAGTATTATCCAAGGACATCGATAAATCTTTTGCCATATCAATTGCAGAAGTACCAAGATTCTGTAATTGATCCGGCGATAAATTCATTGTGTAACTAATATTTGTTAAGTCTTTTTGGAAATTTAAGAAATCATTGAAGCCTTGTTTGGCCTGCTGAATTGCTTTCATGGTCACCTGAAAATAAGAAACATAACTTGCAATATCTGCAATAGCACCTTTAAAATTTCCTGATACCATTCCTTTAATAGAGGTTCCGAATGAAGACATCCCAGTTGATGCTTTGGAAGCAGTACTAGAGATAATGCGCATTGCATTTCCTGCTTTTTCAAGATTACCAGTTAAAGTAACAACATTACCAGATATATCAGCAAATTGCATCTTTACTTGTCCGGTAGTTTCATTGATAGATGAAGAAATCTTAGATGTTAATCCGATAGAATTAGCGTACTCTGTAAGCATTGTTTCAACATCTTTTGTATCTTGTACCAGTCCTTTTGTTCCTTCTAAATAAGTTCCTTTGCTATTTGTTTTATCGTAATTTTTAGCAACTTTTTGAAAATCTTGCATTTTAGATGCTAATTCAGAAATTTCATCTTGAGCTTGGCTAGTATCAATTTCTTTATTATGGAACTTGGTTACAATATCATTATATGATTCAACAAAACCATTTAATTTATCCGTATATGCCGAAACCTTACCAGAAGAATTTTCTGCCTTAGTTAAACTATCAAAAGCTGTTCCAAATTCATTTGCAAATTGAATAAATGAACTTCCTTTAAGAGAATCAAAAGTTTGATAAAAATCTTGCATTCTATTTTTGAAATTGCCAAGATTATCGGCTCCATTCTCAAATGTAAATGCGCTTTCTAATTTCTCTTTTAATGAAGCAATACCATCCGGAAGATTCATAGTATTCTGCATATGCTTGAGAGAATTTTCAAAATCATTTATTTGGCTAGATAATGACTCTTTTAAATTTCCTAGAATATTATTTCTGTCAAGATCGGAGGCATTTTTTATATCTGAAATTAAACTATCTGAATCAATATTTTTACCAGAATTTTTGATCTGTGCTTTTAATGCTTCATATGTAGCCTGAACACCATTACGCTGATTCATTTTTTCAGTATATTCTTGTTCAGAATAATTTTTATTGCCAGCCATTTTATATAAATCATTGCTAAGTTTTCTCTGACGAGAATATGCCTGAGTCATTAAAGTAGTGATTTTATTTTCATAATCTGACATACTCTGCTCAGAATCGGTAAATGCTTTCTCATAATTACCAAAAAGCAACTGATTCAGTACACTATCAGCATCATCCTTATTATTCTGGTATGTATTTTTCTTGAATTCGTCAACATTTTCTTTGAGCTTTTTTATATTTTTAAATCTATCAGTAAATCCAGAAATAAAATCATCACTTGAAATTTGACCTTTTGCACCTTTTGCTTCAAAGCTATACAAATCCTGCATAGCAGATTTTAGTTCTTTTACTTTTTCAATAGCTTTGGTATACTGTTCTGTAAATGCTTCTTTATTATTAGCTTGGATAGTCTTTTCATCAAATCCAGATACGTCTGCCTGAGCTTGTTTCATCTCACGAACAACTTTGTCATAATCTTCAACATTTTTTCCAGCATTTTTTAATGCCTCAGAATTCTTTGACACAAAGTCATTTTGAGTTAACTTCTCAAATGCATCATTTGCTTTTTTGGCTGCCTCAGCTGTTTCAGTAATTCGATTTCCAATTTCTGTGTATGTATCGCTACCTTCAGAATATTGACTTTGTTTTTTTTTATATCCAAGCAATTCTGCATTAATGGATTTTACTTCTTTTGCCTTATCAATAACATTATCGTATTGTTTGGCAATATCGGAATTTTTTATTGCAGCAGCTTGTTCATCAGCCTGTTTTTTAGATGCAGTAAGTTGCTCATGAGTTACTTTCATTCCATCTTGGATTTGCTTTAATCCAGATTCTGTATAACAAGTCTCAAGATTTTTTTGCAAAGTAGAAAATGAGTCAGCGGCTTTTTCACCAACGTCTCCAAGTTTTTTTGCATCAGCAATATATCCATCAAGTTTAGCAGAAGTAGATTGATAATTGGTTTCAAATTTGCTATTTAAACCAGCTAATGGACCAATCCATTTACCATCTTTAATACTTCCGGTAAAATTATCAGAAGCATTTTTAGTACCAATAACAACATTCTGCTTCCCGGTCAATCCCTGTTCCAGATTATGTACATAATTTAAAGCAGATTCACGAGCTTTATTTGAATCAAACTGCTCATTAATATCTGTGATTTGTTTTTGAACGTTCTCTAACCCAGCAGGAGTAGTAATAGTAGATAAACTTTTTTGTATACCCTGAAGTTTTCCAGCAGCAATAGTACCAGCCTGTCCAAGAGATTCTATATCTGAAATCTGTTTAGAAATATCCGTATTTAGTGTATCTTTTTTTACATTGAAATTATCACGATTTGTTTTACGAGTTGCAGATAGTGATCTGGCAGATTCAGCAGATCCTTTTCGAAGTGCTTGAGTAAAGTTCTGATACATATAATTGTTATCAGGAAGAGATGCATTTAATCTTGCAATTCTATGTAATTCAGATAAGTCTTGTTGATCAGATCTGATATCATCCTGTAACTTTTTAAGATAATTAGGATTCTGTTTATTAGTGGGTTTATATCTTTCTGTATCAAGTTTCGCATAATTAGAGTTAATCTTTTTACTTAATTTAACAGCTTCTCCCTCAAGTTTCTCATAACTATCATAATATGCAATAGCATTTTCATATCCCTCAGCTAAGAGATTACCATTAGCATCGAACTGTTTTTTATATGTCCGAGTAAGGGTGTATATAGTTCTGTTGGTATCTTCATACACCTTAATATATTTCTGAGCGTCGCCAAATTCCATTTGAGAAAGCTGTTTTAAACCATCTAATTCTGGAGGAGTAACAGGGGTTTTTGTTAAATTAGAATTACTATTTTTTAATCCAGATACAGTCTTGATTGCGACTTTTTCTTCAGACTTAGCAATCTTATCATTACTATTTACAACAGCATCCGATTCTTTTTTCTTAGCTTTTATAATATCGTCAGCTGATTGATTAATAGCATCTGCAGCATTCGCAGACTCATTTACAGCATCATTATTTTTAATAGGAGCTAATTTTGGAGCAGAAACAACTTTATATTTAGGAGGAGTTGGCGGAGTAGATGGAGAAGCTGCGATTGCAGCAGCTTTCTTTTCAGATTTAGCGATTTTATCATTTGCAGCAACAACAGTGTCTGCTTCCTTTTCCTTAGCTTTTGCGACATCTTTACTTTGCTGAATCTGTTTTTCTTCTTTGTTTTCAAGAGCCGGTTGAGATTTTGGTTTAGAAGTATTTCCTTTAGAAGGTTCTTGAATAGATGGAATTCCTTTTAAAGTAAACCCTGAATGTCCATCTGCGCGAACCATATCCTCAAGTTGAGTTGCTTGATTTTCAACATCTTTGATGATTTGTACAATTTCATCAGTATCTCCATTTGATTTGTTACGATTATTATATCGCATATTATTTACAGTAATAATTTTACGAGCCATTCCATCGAGTGAATCAAACATTTCAGGATACGCATCTCTTGTATAACCTAAATCATGCAAAGAATCCTTAATTCCGAAAATTTGTCTACTTGTATTATATGCATGATCATATAGTGATTTAGCTTTTAATATACTGAAAGGATCTTTACCAGTGATATTTTTAAAACTTGATGCAGGAAGTTGTGCTGCCAGCATCTTTATATAAGTCGTTCTGTAATTTTCACGAGCATTAGCATATTGAAAAGGAGATTTTCCATTTTTGTATGCTTCTTTTTTATCAACGTATTCATCATATGCCCGCATTAATTCGCCTTCAAGAGACCCTAATTGATCAAGTAATTCTTGAGCTTCTTCTTTTTGTTTTTCTTCAGATTTAGATATTGCTGCCTTTGAAACTCTTTTTGCTTTCGGCTTTGTAGGTTTAGATTTAGACTCAATAGCAGAAGCAGGAATAGATGCGGAAGCATCTTTCTCTTCAACATCTGTCTGAGCAGGAATAGACTTTTTCTTTTTAATAGTTCTTTTTCTTGTTGTCTTCTTAGGAACTGATTTTTCTTCCTTGTTTTCTGCAGCTTTCTGTTCCGTTAATTGTTTCTGAACAGCCTGCTCAATTGCTTTTTGTTTTCCCCTTGCATCAATATCTTTATCATATTCTGATATATCAGATAGAAGAGCTTTATAAAATTCCTCATTGTTTATGCCAGATCCGCCTTTAGCAATATATGTTGACATAAGACCAATGAATTTATTTTTTCTTCGTGTCTTTAATGAATCGTTGAGAGTTTCTGCTTTTTTCTTAATATCAGATATACTTCCTAACGCAATTTCACCAAATTGATCATCTGCTAAAATATCTTTTTCAAGTTCTGCAAGACTCTTATTTATATACCTATTTACTAATTCAGAATAATCTTTTTTAGAAAGTCCTTCATTTTGTGATTTTTTAAATATAGTATCAAGATGGCTATTTGTAACACCAAGTTCTATCTTATGTGTTTGATTTGCAACGATTTTATCAATATTATCAGAAAATCCTGCTTTATTTAATGATTGATTTAACAGATATTGAGCATAGTTATTTGGATCATAATCTGGATCATTTTTTTTGATACCCATTCCTAATAATCTACGCATTGTTTTAGAAGAGACATCCTGTTCAACAGGAATATTCCGTTTGTTTGTTTCTAATTGTTTATTTAACTGTCCAAATAAATCTGAGGCAATAACAATATTCTTACTTGTTTTTATTAATCCATTAAGTGCTTTATTATAATCTTCTAAAGATAATGAAGCATCAGGAGCAACAAGACTTTCAGATGGAGGAATAAATTTCCCTCCTTTAGACATTTCTTTTTTACTGTCTAATAAATAGCTACGAAGTCTGTATGCACTTTCAATTTGAGCACGTTCATTTTGAGATATATCGGACAATCCTTTTTTTTTAAGCTCTGTCATCATTGCCCTATGTTTGCTAGAAGATAGTTCAGGGATATTTGGTAAGAATTTATCCAAACTTGCAAGCGATGCCATTGATTTGGAAGTAATTCCCTGAAGCTTGCTATTCATTTTTGTAGCTGCTTTATTAATAACATTATTTAAATCTTTCGCTACAATATCATTAACAGCTTTTTTATCTATTAAAAACTCCACTTTTGCTTTTGCTGTCGGAAGGTTCTGAAGTGCTTTTATTTCAGAGGCATCAAGTTTTAATTTAACTGGGGTCTCGATTGGTTTTGCCGCTTCCTTTTTTGCAGCTTCAACTTTAGAAGTGTCTGGTTCCATATCCACAGGAATTTTTATTTTACCAGATTTTGCACCTTGTTCAATCGCTTTTATTATATCTTTATTTTTATTTTCAAATATACCACTTACACTACCTACGGTAGATTTAAATTTTGCTTTAGCATCAAATACTAAATCATCACTTTTACTCATTAATTAATACACCTCCCTAATAAAACAATCTGAAAAATTCATATTTTGAGTAATATTTACGTACAATGGATTCAATTTTTTTATTATCAACACTTTTATTGGAATATCCAGCTAGCCAACTTTTCATTGCTTCTACTGGAGAAAAAGTTTGTACAGCTTTGCGAGTAGGGTGACTCCATATATATAATGGCCCACGATACATACTTCCTCCATGATACCCTTGTCTCATTGTTAATTCATATAATCCATCATTATTCAAATGATGCCCTCCCATCGGATCAGAACTCATATGTATTCTTACAGATGTTCCTTGAAGGCTAATTTCACCCGCATTTTTAAGGGAGTATTGTCTACTATAATAAAGAGGAGAATATGATGCATACCAATTATTAATAATTTGTGCATAAGCCTGTTTAATGTCTTCATATGCTTGTTCGGCTATCATTTTGCTTATTTCTTCAGCAATAGCTTCGTCATCTTTTTTTATTCCATTAACAAATTCATAATATATTTTCATTAAATATTGAAAATCAATTTCTATATATTTCACACATATTCACCTCCGTATTTTAATTTATTTTAAGTTAAATTTTGCCCCGTTCTCGTTCATATATTTCATTAATTCTGAAATACCTTCATTGGTAAATACACCGATAGTGGTAGCAAACGCTTCTGTGTATTTTGCGATATATGCATCAATAGTTTTATTTTCTTCATGAAAATTATCCATAAGCAAACCGTTAATAGTCATAAGTTCATTTAATTCATGCTCACCAACAATGGCACAAATTTGATCTAATAAACCATTTTCAAATAATAAATCATAATCTTGAAATGCATTTGTAGTACTATCATCAGTTTTTACTATATTCAATTTTGTATATAAAATAAGGATAGTAGTAGTCATATTGATTTTAGATAAAAACATATCAATATACTGAACCCCGTTTTTTCCAGTGATAATAGATTTATCAAGTATTGTCTGAAGAACAAGTTTCTTTTCTAAAACAGGGCAATATGTTCTCCAAATAATATTTCTAACAAATTCATCTCGCTGTTCATCTGTTTTCAAGAGATTATATCGTCTGATAAACTCTGGAACATCAATTTTTCTTTCAATTGTATCTGAATTAACTTTATTTATTTCGCTCATAATGAATCTCCTTTTATTCCTTATTTTCTGTATGTTCATGTATGATAAATTCAAATTCTGTTCTTGGATTTTCCTTATCGTATCCGGTTTTTAAAGTGAGAGAGTGCAGATGCTTTTCATCATCATCTACAATGGCCCCAGCCTCAGTTAACCCATCTAAAATAAACTTAGGAATTTGATTATCTACGTCGTGTCGTCTTTTTGTATTAAAAAAGACAGTTACAATGAGATCAAAATCATCTAACTGCCTATTATCCATTTTATTTATTTTTACCCAGAATTTTACGAATTCCTTCCACTTTTGTTTTAACGCATTCATCTGTATACGTGGTAAGATCATCCAAGTATTAATCGAAGGATGCCAAGGTTTTTCAATAGGAATTTTCTTGGCTCTTGGATGTTCTAAAAAATAATACTTTGTATACAAATCTAATGTCTTTTGATCAATTGTCAATATAATTGATTCACTCGGCATAAAAATTACCCCAAATTGTAAATTCAATATGCCCAAGATCATTATATAAAATATTAAATTCCATGTTACTTTCTTTTTCTCTTATTCGGTATACATGTATAATTTTTTCTGGATTTAAAGTCCCTCTTTCGGCTACTGCATATGTAATAATAACCTTTATTACTTTATTTTTTTGATCAAAATTATTTTTTAATTTTGAATCATAATAACCAGTTTCTAAATGTAAAGAACTGTCATCTCCCTGGCGGAGATCTAAATTTAAAGTATAAATATCTTCAATTTCGCAAAACTGCTCATTTTCAAACTGAAGGATAACGTTTGTTACTTTGTCTAAAATATATTTTTTTTTATTTTCCATATTCCTTGTTCTCCTAATATATTTAAACCTCTTTTACTAATTCATAACTGATAACAACCGGAATAATAATCAATCCTGCATTAGTATCACGAGTGTCATGTTCGTAGTATTTTCTTACAGTCTCTGCAATAGCATAAGATGAGCATTTAGTAGCGTCATCAATATCTGTTACAAAACTATATTCAATTTTTTGCAATTTCTTTTTTAAGTATGTCGGCCTTCCTGATACAGTAGTGGCAATAACATATCTTAGAACTTGTTTATCTAAAATTTTTTCTTTCATGTATAGTTCTCCTTATTCAAGTGTATGATTAAGCCATTGCTGAAACAGCTCTTTGGTTTCTTCAATTAAAAAGATGTAAACAATAATATCTTTTCCGTCATCCGTAACACTTGGATACATATCTATCGGAAATACTCTATGTTTAATATATAAATCACGCTGCTTCGGATTTATAATCCTGCAAACTTCTTTCTCCGTATAATCACGCGGCTTCAAATTTGATTGTATTCTCATATTCCTTTTACTCCTTAAAAGTGAAAAAAGGGGTAGTCTCGAATAGTGAGACATACCCCCTAAAAAATCACTATTCAAATACTATTTACGTTTTCTTGTACGTACTGGTTTACGAGTTTCAATTTCCTCGCTGTTTTCTTCGTCAACTACAGAATCCGGCTCAACAATATCTTTTTCTGAGATCTTCTGTAATTTAATATCAGCAGTTTCTTTCTGAATTTTTGCAATCATTTTCTGATTTACTTCATGAAATTTACTGACATCAGACATATCACAATCTTTCATTCTTTCAGCAGCTTCTCTAGCTGTAATGTTTTCAGCATTATATTCTGTTAATGTATTAAAGATTGTTCTGCAATTATCGCTACAATAAATCTCCATCCATCTTGGAAGATGGTCGAATTCTTCACAGCGACTACAATATGTATATGTTTTTCCGCATAAAATGCATTTCTTGTTATTTTTCTTAACCATGTTTTCCTCCTTGAATATGGATAGTAAAACAGTCGGTATGCTATGACACATACCGACCGTAATTAGAATAATATTATATTATCTAATGATTATTCTTCGTCTTCATCAGCCCAATAAATGTGATAAAGAGCTTTATCAGCAGAGCAGTAATCTACCTGAAGAGATCCAGAGTAAGCAAGCTGTCCGTCAGTTGTTAATGAAATTTCGACCTCTGGAGATACCTGGAATGATGGAAGCACGATATATAATCCCTTTAATACGTCAGAATGACAAGGATCAACAGCAAGAGCTTTCAGGGTCAGTTTAACTGTCTGAGGGAACTTATCTGCTCTATTAGTAATAGATACACCAGCTCCAACACTACGATCATACTTAACGATGTATGTATCTACACCTTCAGCTGTAGGAGGTGTAAACTCTCCACCTTCTGTAAGAGCGTATTTGTCTACATCTGCAGCAGTATTTTTCGTATATGCAGTACCCATGGAACCATTTGCGCTGAAAGCATTTACTTTTACAGAACCTTCAACAACATCTTTCAGAGTTGCTTTTTCACCTTTCTTTACGGTGATAATCTTTGGCATAACAATTTTATTCTCCTGAGAAGCAATTTTCTTACCTTCTCCAGAAGCAGCTCCAATAACATTCAGGTTGATCATTGCATTGTTAGCTGTAAATTCACCTGTTTTAGCTTTCCAGAAACGTTTAATTAGGTTTCCCTGGTTATCTGTTGCATCAGTTGACTCAGCACTAATATTAATTGTTGCATCCTGAAGCTGTGTTAAAGTGTATAATGGATTTCCGTCAAGGTCTTCAGCAAAACCATACTGAACACGATCAATTACGATATCATCTAATGTAAATCCCATTATGATTTCCTCCTTTAAAATTTTTGTATATAGAAATTAATTTTTGAGAGAAATTTCTCTCATGAAATTAAGTTCATTCTTATCAATCTTTGAAGCGTCAACAAAGCCGCTATAAATACCCTTAAGTAGAGCAGTAGAAGATTCATAAACTTGCAATCTTTGAACACTGTCCATAAATTCAACAATGCCAACTTCACGTAATTCATTTTTTTTATATTTGAAACCGGGATGATTAAGACAAGTAGATATGAGTGGTAGAAGAGTGGATTTGTAAACATCATTTTTGTGTTGTTCGAAGCTCATGCGATCTTCTTCAATCATCCATTCTTTTGTAGATTTTCCCCTGGCTTTTTCCACTTTTGGGTAAGTGTTGAACATAGCTCTTAAATATGAAGCCATCTGTAGATATGCGGCTTCATCTATCTGAACATTTTGTTCTTTATTAAGTAAATAAAAAAACGGTTCCCCGTCTTCTGTTTGTGTTTGTTGCAATTGAAACAATTGGAAATTCAAGTCACCGAATAGTAACTTTGTAGATTTTGAGTCTATACTTGGAACAAGCATGCAAAACAAAGAAAAGTCAGACATTTTATTCCAATCAATACCAAGATCCCATAATTGCATGCGATACATAGTAGGATTAGCAATAAAAATATTTATAGTAGAATAAATCTTTTTCTCACCACTTTTTATAATGTCTCCTATTGTAGGTTGATTAATTATAATGTCATTATATGTGTCATTTTCGATAACAAATGGTTCACCAAAATATAATTTCAGTGCATCAATTTCAGATTCTTTGGAAATTGTCATATTTGTTATTCATTCCTGCATATAAATTATTAGGACATTCAATTTCAAATTTCAACGTTCTACAATAATACCTAGAGTCAATAATATCTCCATAATCATCTATACATTTAAGTTGATTTCCCAAAGAATTCGTCCAACATAAAAGATCTTTTACGATATAACTCAATAAGTCTGTTCGTACAATACCATATTCTGTATCAAGATCATCTTCATGAACTAAACACATAACTATAAGTGTTTGTATTTTCATAGCCTTATTGTAATATGATGTATCAGTATCATTTATATCAAACATAATAAAATTTAATACTTCTTTATTAATACCATTCAGTTTTAATATAGGAAGAATTTGCTTCTTATCAACTCGTTTATTATATTCAATAATTAAATTTCGCTCATTTAGTTCTTGAGCTGTGGGATTATTTTTATCTGTATATTTATTCAACGGGCGCTTATCTTTTTTTCCTAAAATTTCATTAAGATCAGGATCCTCATTGAATAGTTTTAACAGTTTATCTTTTTTATAAATAATGTCATTATTTTTCTTATTTTCAAGATCTCGTGTAATATGTGATATATCTCTATTCATCTAATTGCACCTCCACTTCAATAGAAGAATGATTATCTCCATTATTATCTGTGGCTGATAAATTAAATCTTTTACCTATTAAACTATGAGCTTTTCCAGGCTTAAGTGATATAGTGACATTATCCATTACAGTCAATTTTATTAATCCTTCATAATATGATTTTTCTTCTTCTGTATATTCGGAATTTTTGTCAACAAGACTAATATTCCATTCAGAAGTAAGATCGGCATAAGGAAGTTTATATTCAAAATATGAATTTTTTCCAATATAAAGAAACTGTTTTGAACGGTCCAATAATGGCTCGATTTCACCATCGTCATTTAGATACATCCATTCAATTTGTGAACTTGTAATCATTGTTTGAGGTTTCTGAATAATCTCTGTTTTTTGATCACCAGAACCTTTATAATAATTGCAAATTCTAAGTTGAACATTATCAACTTTTTTATTCAATTCATCTTGTTTTATGGAAAGTTTAATTACTCCAGAAGGATTAAGATCTATTATTTTTGTGACCTGATAGACTTTTGGGTCAAGAATGTTATTCGTAAGCATAAAACGTTGTTCGTGCATAATAGTACGATCGTCACTAAGTCCTAAATCATATAAATTATTACCATACGCATAATAAATATCTGGAAGCCATGCAGCTGTCAGATTATCAAGCGAAGATGTATATTGATCATCCCAACGACCACTTGTGTAGCTATTAGCTGATCTATTTGAACCCCAACATTTATATAATTTGTTATCGTAAATCCATTGAAATTTCCAATTACATTTTAATATATTATATCTAACAAAAGCATTCGCATCATCTCTACCGACAATAAACCACAGTTGTGTAATTCTTTCGTCTGGAAGTGAGAGCGGATTATCAAGTTCGTGCCCAGATATGTTAATATCGAAGTCAGTATCATCAGGAACAAACACATAACTTCCTATTGGATAATGTACTTTAGGCCGAAATTGTAAATAATAATCCACTGCATCTTTAAGAATGGAAAGCTTGGCATGACGTTGATATTTAGCATCTTCCCATTTCCATCCATCTTTTGTTAAAATATAAACTCTTTTATATTGTGCATCGGCAGTAAAAGAATTATTCATAATTGTATCAGATTGATTTTTCTTTACCTGAGCTAGATTACTGCCATATGATGACAAATAATTTTTGTACATTTCTGCAGTAACCATAGAATCAACTCCTAGAATTAATTTTGTCTACTAACGAATGCGCATCTAGTATCAATTTTCGGTAAGAACGATAATTAAAATCATCACTTCTTGTCTCATTGAGAGCCGCCTGTAATAAACTCATAATTGCTATAATTTCTACAGGATAGAAGAGAAGAGTATTCAAACCATCGATTTTCTTCATTAAATTGATAAAATATTTTTCAAAGTCAACATTTTTAAATTCATCTTTTGTTTTTGGGTCCTTATATAAAAGAAGCCAAAACATTTCTTTGTGTAATTTTTCCTTATATTCTTCAATTTGTAAATCATCAAAATGTCCGTAAATTGTATCCATTATGTATTACTTCCATCCAGATAACTATTCCATATATAACCTCTATCTTTAATCAAGTTCTTCTGTTCCTTGATTAATGATTTTTTTAAATCTTTTAAACCATTTAAATGATTAGTCTGAGAATAAAATTTTTCCTCAGAAGATCCAAATACCTGCTGAATATTATTCAGGCTGTTAATTTTGGGTGTAATCCATTCAATTACCATACCTATACCTAAGATATCAGTTATAAATTCTGCATCAAAATCATCATCAACAGAATATTTCATTATATATGTCAATTCCTGAACTGTATCTCCAAGTTTCAATTCAGAAAAAAGTCTTCGAATATAAGGTTTATTTATTGATGCATGTAAATATTCCGGCATAAATACTGCATTTACATCATCATCACGATATTCTAAAATATCATAAGCTTCAGCTTTTAATCGGAATTTAGAGTATATTTCTTCATAATTTAGAGAAGGCATAATATACCTCCTTTGTTTTAACTAAATAGTCCTGTCATAATACTCATTTCTGTATCAAAGATTTCATCAAGAGTCTTGATTTTCTTCACACTATCAAGTCTTCCGTCGCTTACCATTTTAGAGGCTAGATGTTTAATAGCATCCTGAGCACCTTTTGGAAGTGAGAGAATAGTTGCTTTCATATCTCCTGGAGAAAGTTCTGTAATTACATCTTCAAGTTCCCCTACGGAATATAACGCTTCATAAAGTTTCTTAAGCTGAGGAAACTGTGAAACAAGTTCTTCATCTTCAATTACGAAAAGTGGGTTCATAACATAACCATTATTTGATCTGATTGCTGCCTGCAAATCCTGATATTCAACCTCAACGATATCACCGGCATCAACCCAAGAATATAAAATATTTGACTTAAGCCCTGGCATATAAAGTCCTCCATTTGTAATAGATTTACATGGAATTCCATCAGACGGAGCATAAGATTTCTTTTCTTTCTTTACTTCTTTAACATCTGCTGTTTTTACTGGTTCAGCTTTCACAGATTCTGTAGTAGACTCTGTTTCAACAGTTGTGTCAGCGGTAGTTTTTGCTTTTGTTTTCACTGCAGTAGTTGCCATGAAAATGTCCTCCTTTTATTCAAATAGTCGCGCATCTATATGACACGCGACTATAATATTATTTTACAACAAAATTTTAAGCGAGAGTCCAAACGCCAAAATAACGTCCGATCTGAGTTCCAACACCCATTGCTCTCTGTACTTCGTATTTCATTGTATCGTCCATACGGTCACCTTTATCTGTGATTTCATAAATTTCTGTCTCTCCGACATCAACAAATTTGATGAATTTATCTTCGACCTGTGGCATAATGAACAGAGTCTTAGGATCCATTAATTTCTTAGTTGTATCATTCAGAGCGAATCTCTGCGGAATCTCAACTAATGTATATGGACCATAATATCCAAGACGTCCCATTGTAGCAACATCTCTCTTCTGGTCATCTGTAATCCAGTCAACATCCATAAGTTTCTGGAACTGAGCAAGACCAGTTCTTGTACCCATGATGACGACCTGAGCACCATCATTTGCAAGAGATACATCTTCAAGCAGCTCATCAAGCTTATCTTTTGTAGCATTTGAAAGAGCACCTGTACCCTGGAACTGAGCTGGAAGTTTCTTTCCTGCGTTCATCATTTCTGCATAGATATCATTCTGAATCTGTCTTACAAATGCAGCAGCACACTGATCTGTAAATTTAGACCAATCAAGTCTTCCTGCCAGATAGAGATCAATATCAGCACCAACAGCAATACCGTATACACTTGTTGTTACAGTGTAGCTTTCCCCAGAACCAAGTCTCTGTAAAGTAAAATCATGATGGTCGCCAGCGATTTTTGTTGTAGATAAAACAACTTTATCGTCTGTCCAGAATTCCTGTGAATCACCACGGGAAAGGTTTCTTGTTTCAACATAGTTATTGAAGAATTCAGACTCTTTAAAGCCTGTCTCAACTTTAATATCAATTTCTTCTTCCATAACTTCGAACAGTTCAATACCATGTTTATTCATAGCACGTTTTCTGTCACGTTTTGTAGAATTTTCATTTAATCCCATAATTGCATAAACAAATTTACGAACTGCACTTTCTGCGTCGTGTTTTGTAATTTTATTTCCTTCGTCATCAAACATTTCGTTTGGATTATGATTAAGATCATATGTAAGCTTTTTGAAGCCTTCATAATTTTCTTCTGGTGTAACACCGTCTTTGCACAGATTAGAAAATACTTCCTGAACATGCGCACTTAAATCAGCAAAATTCATTTTACGTCTCATTATTTTCTTCCTCCTTTCCCTAAATTAACCAATTTTTAATTTTTTGTTTTCACAAGTAACTGTCGCTTTTTCAGCTGGCTCTCCGTCAAATCCCTCAGCGGAAACCTCAAATACGTCACCTTTATGAAGATCATATCCTCTTACAACGTCACCTTTCGCGTTATAAAAGTTAGATTCTTTCTTCCATTTGTTTGTCCAATCCTCTGCAATAAATGCCTGCATGTAAACAAACAGAGCATCTCCTGGATCAACAACCTCTACATACCAATTACCATTAGCAGCCTGTTTCTGAATTTTACCTTCAAATTTAGTAACAGCAGCTTCTGTGTAACGGTCAAGATCTTCAAAATCGCCTCTTGCTACAAGATTTCCATTATCTGTATCAGAGGTCAGTGTAATGTTATAAATGTGTTCTCCACCATTCTGAGCAACAAGCTTAGAAGGGAAGGCCACAGCATGTTTTTCAATAGAATATTTTATAGCCATTGACTTTTTCTCCTTTCATAAATTTTGGCAAAAAAAATAAGACCGTATTTACGGTCTGATTTATAAAACAAATATGTTATTTTGCACTATGCAAATAAAGATCCATATCTATTTTTCTTTTTAGTCTGTGATGGATTTCCAAAAGTCTTTTTACTTACTGTTTTTTTTCCGGCGTTATCATCATGCACATCACCATCTTCAACAGCAAAATTTAACTTGCCAGACTTAGCATATGACAGCAATATAGTATCAAGTTTAGACTTCAATTCATCAACTGAAAATTCTGTATGATTTTCTTTTAAACCCTTGAATTCTTCTGATTCATAAATTCCTTTATAATCATCTGACTTAAAAAGTGCATTTTTAGCCTCGTCAGCCTCTTTCTTTTCATAAGAAGCAAGTTTATCTGAAATTGCAGCATAATTTGATCTCATATTCTGAAGTTCAGAATATTCAGAATCAGTCAGTAATTCACGATGAAGATTATATCTTTCACCATCAAATGAAACATTGTCGCCATCTTTTTTATATGCCTGTCCAAAGATTTTATCTCCATCCCAATTCTCATATGTAAAATGAGAATCATATACAGAATTAATAAAATACCAATCATTATCTGCTTCTTCATATGCATTTAATAAGTTATAAAGTGCACAACGAATATCGCTGTGAGAAAGTTCAAATGATTTTACGAATTTTTCTGGTTCTGTAGGAGCAGGATCACCTGCCGGATCAGTATTAAACGCCTTAGCAAAGGCAGCCTCCAGTTCTTCATCTGAAAGACCTTCATATGTAAAAGTAATATCATCTACAGTTTTTTCGTATTTCTTTAAAAGTTCTTCAAATTTGTTCACCTGATTGTCCTCCTTTCCATCAGCATTTTTTTTATTGAAATTAGAGAGAGTAGCATTGATCTTCTCTAACATTTCAAGCATTTTAGTATTTACATCAAAATTAGAATATACAGAATTTTTTGATTCAAAATCAGCAAGCTGAACATTGCTTCCAGCCATACCTGGACCAACATTTTCATTTAGTAAAGTCAATCCACTAACATAATAATCATCCAGATTTAACACTTTGTCCTTAGCATTAAATGATAATTCTCTAATACTCAATTCAACACTACAATCAACCTGTTGTCTACGCTGCATAATGTCAATTGCATCCTGACAATATCCTTCCCAGAGATATCCCTGAATTACAGCTCTGTTAACTCCGGCTTCTTTATCATATTCAATTGTATAATCTTTTTTGATTACACCAACTGGACGTTCCTGATAAGTGATTTTTTCTTCTCCATTTTCATCAGTTTCCACTGTAAAATCATGTGATCCAAAATCTTTATTACCATCAGAATTTTCAACGATATTTGCCAGAATAGGGCGATATGGTATAGATTGTGTATTTTCCTGAAATATATCTTCGTTGATATTAGATTTGTTTAAGTTGACATGATCATGATATGCAGTAGCGTTAAAAGGACATAATCCTTCTGTATGCTTATTATCATCAGATTTTCCAAATGTAGCGACTGCTGGCATTTGGACGCTAATTTCTGCATTAGATTCTTTGCTGCTGAATTTAGAAAAATTATTCTTCATACAAAATTCAATCAAATCGTCAATAGTTAAGAATTTCTTCAAGATTTTCCTCCTTTCTTTGAGTAATTCTCCTCAAATAGAAGAGGAGTAATCAAATAAATAATTTATCTGAATAGACAACATCGCTTAAATTGTTAAACAGCATTTTGTTGTCATTTAAAAAAGTCCACTGTTTACCATTCTGGCTCACAAGATGAAAACCAGTCTGAATAAGCAATGAAGCTGATTCATCGTTTGTTGTAATTATAAATTTCTTATTATCCATAATTATTATCCTCTTATTTAGCTTTATCAGCCTTATCTTTTGATGCTTCTCCGTCGTCTGTGATTTCTGTAGAATCTTTTGTTGGGGCACCACCAGTATCTGAGCTACCACTTTGAGTGTATGAAGTCTGCAATGGAACAAATAAATTCGATATTCCAAGAACCTGCTGCTCTAATACATTTAATGCCAGAGTTTCTTTTTCAGAAAATTGATTAAGAGTATTGTATGCAAGAGCTGTAGGAAGACCATTTTGCGCCCCCTCCAAAAGTTCTTTTTTGAATTCATCTTTTGTATAAGCAGAAACTTCAAAGAATTTTACCTTGGCTGGGTTAGAGACCCAATATGTAAGGAAGCGGTTAACCCATCCCTGAGTCTGTGGTAGAAGCATAGAAATAGCTAATTCTGTATCGGCACGAATTGCTGCTCCAAAGGCTGTTGTACCTGAGATGGTAGCACTATTAAGAATTTGAGCGCCACCAGAAGAATTGAAAAGAGTTTCTGTAGCTTTTGCTATTTTGTTCGTATCTGTTGCTTTATCATTATTAAACGAAATCTGATCTAATTTTCCTGGCACAATAGCAGCAGAAGTATAGTCAGGAAGGCATTCATTAATCATCCTGTTAAAATACTCAATAACAATATCCGGATTAACTTTCCAATCGTCTGGATCCTCACTACCAGTTATCGTTTCAAGTTCTAACCAGATCATTTTATAAATATCCTGAGCATCAGCAATAGCCTGTAGATCGTCTAAATCAATAAGATTGATAATTCCAGATAACAGACCAGAGAATGGTGGGACTACAGTTTCCCAATCTTCAGCTCTGGCTTTTAAGCAAATAGCATATTCATCTGGCATAGGCTGCCACTTTCCATTTGTAGTATCACTTTCATAGGCACGATACATTGACTGGAAGGGTTCACCCCATAATTCCAACATAGTCTGTCTGGATCTGAAATAACTCATATCCATTACAAACGCGAAATCACCGGTATTGTATATACCAGAAATTTTACAATAATCTGGATCAAGCGGAAGAATAAACATCCCTATTTCATCATAATAAGCGCATCCATAAAAAACATCTTCTCTAAAACAAATAGTATAAGCTTTTAAAAACTCATACTGAAGATTTAACTTATCCAACACATTTAATGTGTCCTGATAAGAACTAAGCATAGCATTCGTATCTACGCCTGCAACCATATCATATTCCGGAATAACAGATCTTGCATCTAAACAAAACATGTTTGCATTATATGCAATTAATCTATAATAAGCATGACATCGATAATAAAGATATCTTGATAAATTTCTTAAATTCTTTTCATTACTTCCAATATTTTGTAGGTAAGTACGTAGACTGTCCTTACTATAAGCTGTCACCGCTTTAGTGCTTGTCTTAGTGATATCACGAAGAGATTTTGCTCCTTCCATAGCAGCAGCATAATTTTCAATATTTTTTTTATTTTTTTGATACCAATCACGCATTTCAGCCGTATTATTCAGCTGAGAAGGTGCTGGATCAATTTTTTTTGCAGTAGAAACTTTTTTTGCAGAAATATTTCCTTGTTGTCTAGCCAAGTAACAGCACCTCCTTTGAAATATCATATAATTATATTAAGTTTCGAACATAGAATGTACAACGCCTTTTCTAATCGTAAGTTTTTGAACTAACGATTTGTCAACTTTAGGTTTACGTTTTGCAGTAATATTTTTCCGGCGTTCAGTTTGAAGAGCATAAGAACACATACATGTAACGTAAGCTCTATCGTCATGAAGACGGTTAGCTTTTTCAGGACACAATTCAAATGAATCTTTTCCTGATTGTCGTGGAATACGGATCATATTTACAAGTTCCTCTTTTAATGCATCGATACTTGAGAGAGAAGCTTCTTCTTGCCAATTTAATTTTTCAATATGGCTCTTAACATTTTGAAGTTTATCTAATTCTTTTTGAACATTGTAATCAATTTCTTCATCTGTCATTTTCTGTTTTTTATATTTGGCAATTAGATCTTTTTTAGTTTTTTCATATTTATCCTTATCAATATCAAATATTGTAAGATATCCTTTGTTATCGTATGTAGCCGTAAACTCAATTTTATCCTGATTCATCATCTCAATCATGGCTTCATACATTTCTGATTTGTATTTAGTTGGTTCCATTAAATGAAGCTTATTGACTGCATTTGGGAATTTTTTAACATATTCTTCTGAATATTCTTTGTCAATCAGTCCTCTATGAGTTTTACCGGATTTATCTTTCCAATCAGGCATTAAATAGTCAGCAATATTAACACCACTACCACCAGAACCGGCATCAATATAAACTCCGAGAATATTGCTGTAGTTTTCATCTCCACCCTGGTTATAATCGAGAATAACTTGTTTCAAATATTCAATCTGGGCTGGTGTTTGCATAGGTTTCTTTTTCTTTTTATTGCTTATATCAATAAGATTTATACAATTTAAAAGTCTCATTTTATATTCAAGATCCCCATCTTGATTTTTTTCAGAGTAAATTTCACAAACCAAAATTACCGAATTATCTCGACTTCGAGCCGGGTCATATGCAATAACAATTTTTCTTTTACCAGTATCGTTATATAACACTGGTTTACGAATCACTTCATTACGCGCAATAACACCTCTACGTATAATTGCATTAGCACCCGCGTCAGATGTAAATTCACAATAATACTCTCTACGCGCTTTTTCTGGATTAGAACGCATTTCTGCTGCCACAGTTCCTGGTGTCAATAGTGGTTCCATTATTTCACCACGAATAGTTGGTTTAAATGCAACTTCGCAATCAATATGAGCTACAAAATAATCAGGATCTCCCATAAGTTGTCGTTTGCTAAAATCTCTATATAACTTATAGAATTTTGTATCTGTAGAAGAAGCAGAAGAAATATAAAATAATTGGTTTGGAATATTTGATGGAATACATCTTAGACGGTTACGATCGATTGATTTGCCATCACGATCCTTACCAGACTTAAAGCTTTTATTTACAATTGCAAAAGCTGCATATACCGACATCATTTCTTCATCAAGGAATCCACATTCATCAAATACAACACTACCACGCATACCTCTTTTTTTATCTACATTACTGTTAAGTGTTTGAGTAAATGAGCCATTATAAAGGGAATATGAGAATCCATTAGAAGAGTGACTGAAGCCATCTCCAGCAGCATTTTTAATTTCAATTTCTGCCTTAAAAATATAACCTGTAGAACCAAGCATAGTATCTATATTATCATTTGCAAGCCTTTCGAGCGTCGTAAACGTTTGTTCAGCCTGCGATCCAGAACCGGAAGCAATATATGTCCAATAGTTATTAAATAGCATATCTTTCGCCATGATCATAATATCTATCAATGTAGATTTACCAAATCCACGGGTGCACACTAACAAAACATTCGGACAGTTCCAGGCTCTCTGAATTACCCATGCCTGTGCATCAAGTAATTCTATATTAAAAAAATCATTTATAAATTTTACAGGATTGCATTGATAATATTTCTGAAGATTTGCAATTTTCATAAAACCTTCAAGTTTGCGTGAAGATAATGGGTAAACTCCAGGCTTTACAAAAATCTTATTTCCCTGTTCACAATAATTAAGCTTCGGAAGCTCTTGAATCAGATCCGGATTCATCATCGTCGGGCACCTCCGTTTCTTCTTCATCTGAAGAGAAGCAGGAGAATAGTTCATTTAAATCGACTAAATTATCCGGCTTTATTAAATCATGTTCTTCCATATAATCTTTAAGATCAATATTTTCACGTAATAAAATACGAGAAATTTCTTTGTAATTGTCCAAATCATCACGAAGCTTTGTTATCATTTCTCTTTGTTCTGCTAGCATATCAGAATATTCTGATTCATCCAGTCGGAGCTGCTTCAATATAGAAGCATTACTCATATCCATAACCTGACGCATACCACGACAAGTTCCGATATCGAATCCGTTTACTTCACCTTCACGCAAATTCATTTCTTTGATTTTACGTATTTTACCAGTCCAAGTATTTTCACCTTTTTTAGCATTTTTATTATTCTTTAAAGAAATACAGCTTTCAGCAGCAAGATCCTTAATAATGGCAGTAAGATCTTTTTTACTCGCCTGTAGTGTTTTTATTGTAGCGGAATTTGTTCTAAGCTTTTGAACGTCAGACATATAAGTAGCAATAGCATTATCAATTTTCGATTGCTGTAAAAATGCTCTTACAATAGAAATAGCAGAAGCAGTACGCATCATATCGTCATTTGCGTCTTCACTAGAATCAAGCAACCCAATTAATTGAGAGTATAGAAATGGTTGATCAGACAATGCTTCTTGTTCAAATGGATCATATCCAATCAACCTGATTACATCAGCTTTATTCTTTTCAAAACCTTCATAATTATCCTGGGACTCCTTGCCTTTTATAACATCTGCAGGAGTCTTTTCATCTTCATATATAATTTTCTGTTTAAAAAAATCAGAGTCCTTGAATTGTTTTCCAGAATATTGCTGCATTGCAATGGTTCTTATATATGTACTCCATGCATTTTGTTTTGCTCCTGGAATACCAGCATTTCTTTCAGCCGCTTGAACACTACTATTATAGACATTTTCTAAAAACGGTTTATTCAAATACTGCAGAGCAAGAATAATTGACTCTTTTGTCGGTTTATGTTCTTCTCCATTTTCATCTGTTCTTAATGCAATCTTTCTGGCGCATTCAGAACAAATAGCTGCATATCCAGACTTTACTAAAGGATCCGTATTTTTATAAAAATTTTCTCTATTTTTCTTTTTAGGTTTTCCGCACATATAACACCATGCGGTATCTTCTTTATATACTCGAATTTCTTCTTCGAGTGCCTCTATTTTTTTCTTCATCTGAGTCGGAGTCATTTTTACCGGCTCAATTTTCTTAGTTGTTGCCATAAACAACTCCTCCTTGTACTCATAATAAAAAAAATGGGCGTAGTAGGATTCGAACCTACAAAAACCTGATCCTAAGTCAGGCGCGTCTGCCAAATTGCGCCATACGTCCAGAAAATAGGAGAGCAAGAACGCTCTCCTGAAATGTATAATATAAGCAGCAACGCCACTCATACTATTCTTTAAGTTCAGTAGCAATACCAGATTTAATTAAAAATCTCGTTTCTGCATCAAGCACTTTTTCAATAACTTCTTTATCAAATCCAGTATTCTCATGTATAAAATTTAATATTTCGTCGAACTCGACAAACTGTTCTTCATTATTTGTTTCCATAAATATTTTCCTTTACAATTTATAATGATGTTCATCTACAAGACCATTTCCTTGTTCAAATACAAACATAGAGGCTCCTGCATTTGACACCTTATTAATTGAATAGCTATACGGATTTACACCAATAATCGAACGTACAGAAATATATTCTGAATTAATCCCAACATCTCCAGTAGCCAAACTATGCCAATGACCTGAAATAATATAATCCAAAGGCACTTGATATGTTTTTGAAAAATCTTTCAAAGAATCACCTAGATTTTTTGTCTCAAAATGTCCTCCAAGAATTGTATATGTTGCAAGTTGTGTATATACAAGACCGGTTGGATTTTCTATAATTTCAACATTACGATTATCCTTCAAACGTTCTTTTATAAAAACCAATATGGATTTACTCATATCTTCATCTGGAAAAGCATTTTTAGGCTGTCCTACTAATCTCAGCTGATTGTGATTCGAACGTTTTACCATTTGAAATTTAATTCGAACATGATTACTTAATTCATTAAGCCATGTAGATAAAAAATCAGCATATAATATGGCAGAGTCAATTATTCCATATCTCAACTGCATAAGCTGAGAATTTGCACGAAGAATTCCATCTAAGGCATCGCCTAGTTCAAAAATATTTAAAACTTGAATATGATCTTTTTGAATTTGCTCAATAACTTTATTGTATAAATCCCACATACGATTCTTGAATATTTCCGGACTATATGCATTTAAAATATTTCCATATAAATCTTTAATCTCAAACTCAACTCCAAAATGAGCATCCGAAATTGTAAGAAGATATTCTTTATTCATATGTACTGGAGGAATGTACCCTGGTACATTTAATGGCTGTAATTGATTAACAGCATTTACAATATGTTCGGCAATTAGTTCATCCCTAGAATACTCACGAATCCATTTATTAAATTCTTGCTTTTCAGTCTGTAATTTAATACGTTCTTTTTTTAAAGCTATCTCATCAGAAAATCGTCCTAATTGAATAGAAGAGGATGGGAATAAATCCCATCCTGCATCTATATATTCTAAAAGCAATTTAGACCCTTTACGAATTGTATCGCGGTGCTCTGGCTCTTTACCATGACTAGAACGAAAATCTGCAACATCTTGCCACTCAATAGATGTATCTATTTGTTTTTTCTTAATAAGATCAAGCTGTTCTTTTAGAAATTCGTTATTATCCATATAAAATACCTTAATCTAATTCATCAAGATTGATGATTTCCTCAGTCTTAGTAGTAGTAGACATGTCAAAAGGTTTATCACCATATGCCTTTTCAAAGATATCTAAAATATCAATGATTTCACCATCCATATCTACAAGTTGTTCGTCTACCATATGAAGACCTTTGAGTTTACCATCATATTTAACAGTTTTTTTTAATTCCATGTTATTTTCTCCTTATTCTCCTTGACATATTGAACGTATAATAGTAAAATGATATTTGTGAAAGTTTAAAATAATATTCAGTATTAAAGAATATCTGATAAATCACAATCAATACCAATAATCTTATCTACAATTCCTTTTTCTTTTGCTTCATCTGGGAACATATAATATTCACGATCCTTGATTTCCTCAAGATATTCTGCAGTCATATTTGTATGTTCTACCATAAAATTATTCAGATGTTGCTCTAATTTATCATAAAATTTCTGAATGTCTTTACCTTTATTAGATGAACTTACATATCCAGTCTGCCCATCATGATAAAGAACTACTGTATTTGGGAAGCAGTAACGTTTATGTCCTGCGGCCAGAATATAACATGCCATAGAAGCACATTTGGCAAATCCCACTGTAATAATTGGAGTAACAGACGTCTTAATAGAGCTTAAAACCTGGTACCCGGAAATAACATCACCACCATCTGAATTGAGATAGAGATAAATTGGTTTCCTACATGATGCCGGAAGTGCCTTATCCTCTTTATTCCATTTCATGATCATTAAACATATATTTTCAATAACATTGTCATCAATAGTTTCGTTGACAATAATTTTTCTTTCTTTTAAATGCTCCTTGATAGTGCTCTGATAGAGACTATCGTCTTCTAAAATGTCTAAAAATTCCATATTCCTTGTTCTCCTATAAATAAATAACCATATCTTTTGATGAAGCAATCACTTTAAATGATTTGTTTTCTTTAGATATGGCTTCTTTTAAGTCTTCCTTTATACTGTTTTTCGCGACAACAGATCCGTGAACTAAAACTAATTTTTCTGTATTTATCTTCGATCCAAATTCAATTAGTTCATTTCTATTGGCATGACTTGAAAATGTACCTAAAGAAATACAGTCAGCTTTATTTTCAACCTTATCGCCACTTATTTTTATAAATTTATTTTCCTTATAATTTTTAATTCGATATGATAAATAAGAATTGTCTGCTCCCGTATATCCACTAAAAATCACCATGCTTTTTTCATCATTCAAATATTCATGTAAATAAGAAAGGATCCTGCCGTTTGTACAGAATCCAGAACTACTTAATATAATTTTTGGTGAATGATTTTTTACACATGCTAAGGAATCTTCTTTTTCTTTTATAAACTTCACATTCTCCCAATTGCATACACTATTCCATAATTTCAAATCGTCTTCAGATAGAAGAGTAGTATATAGATCACAAATATCACATGATAATATTGAATCAACTACAATGTCATATTTGAAATTTATATCATCATGAAAAATATTATATAAATTGGTAAGAATTTCTTGTGTACGGCTGAAACTAAAACATGGCATGATTACTGTTCCTCCACGTTCTGTAACCGTATCAACTGCTGCTTTTAAATGTTCTAAATCAAATTTTCTTGTCTTTTTATTAATTCTGCCTGGTTCTCCATACGTACATTCCATAATAGTTACTTTATTAAAAGTATCTGGGATTTCAGTATTTGGAACATAATGATTTTTTGTATTAAGGGATCCAATGTCAGAAGTGTATAATATAGAATTTGATACACCATTTTGATCTTTAAGAATTAATTGAAGCTGTCTAGCTCCGAGACAATGGCTATTTTCAAACCATTTAAAAGAAACTATTTCATCAAGAACATATAATTCATGTACATTATCATATTCATATATATAATTTAAAGTCGTAGCTACATCCTCTTCTGTGTAAATAGGAGAGTAGTTACGTTTATATTTAAATGATAAAGCATTTGCTTCACTCAACAATATAAAAGCACAATTATATAATAATGGCTTCATTAATTGAGCAGTTGCATGTGAAGCGATAATTTTTCCATTAAAACCTTCTTTTATTAACCTTGGAAGTAAACCAATATGATCAACATGTGTATGTCCTACAAAAACATAGTCGATCTCTGAAGGTTTAAATGGAAATTTCTGAGAATTGATATTATATGAATCCAGATAATTATTGTTTTGAAATAATCCGCATTCAAGTAATATTTTTTTTCCATTATATTTTATATAAGTGCAGCTACCTGTAACATCGTCAGCATTTTGACCTATAAAGTAAATGCCATCTTCTTTTTTCTTCCTGCCTATGTCAAACACCAACTTTCAAATTATTTTACTGCTTAAAATCGAAAATCTTTATCTCTCGGTTTTACAGTAAGAAAATCGGTCTGATTGATTGATTCTCTGTATCTGTTTAACATCTCGACACTACGAACATGCTCTACAAGAAAATAGCTTTTTGCTTTACTTTTATGGTGTTTATTACGTACACGTACATCAAAAGCTCTTCCATGATTACGTAAGTATTCTGCTTCTTTTTGACTGATATTAACCAATTAAGTTTCCTCACTTTTATTTATTTGTAGACTCAAAAGGCTCATTATCTGTTGCAATCAGAGACAAAACCTTCTAATAAACCTAATCCATGCGTATACACATCTCATAGTAAAACTTATCTACCTGTTTTATGGAGTTTTGATTTAATTTGTCAACCTAGTGGGAGAGGAAGGACTCGAACCTTCGATGTTTCTTTGTGGGGGATTTACAGTCCCTTGCCTTCGCCGCTAGGCTACTCTCCCTTGTGTTAAGATGGGCAGCTACCCTTATCGAATATATAACCATAAGTGGAGGTCATATATTCTGTTGGAACCTTAACTTTCCATATAATTTTCGGTAAAATTATTAAAAAACTTAGCCGCGTCTCGTCCTGACTAAATCCCGCCAGATTTTTTCGCTACAAGGTATCTGGAACTTACCTAACACGCCCCCAAAGACTCGAACTCTGACTAACCGGGTTGGAGCCGGTTGTACTGCCAATTATACGAAAGGCGCAAATAAAGGTGACTAATGGGATTCGAACCCATATAAGGCGGAACCACAATCCGCTGCATTGCCAAGTCTGCCATAGTCACAACGCTGCACACAGGATTCGAACCTGCAAGCCCTTTCGGACCAACGGTTTTCAAGACCGCTTCCTCACCAACCCGGACATGCAGCAAAATAAAAGGCAGGAAATTGATCCTGCCTTTCAACCGGAATCAATCCGGTTATCTTTATATTCATGATATGCTACAATCACATAACCAAGAGTTACATGGTAGGATTTTCACCTACGAATTCCCACAGGAGGTGGGCTGTAATCTACATATCTTGTAGCGCAAAGTAGAGTAATCGAAACTCAATCCCAATATAGGATCACATGACTTAGCAGGCCAGTTCCACACCTAGTGAATTTACTTTGCAAAATACGGCTCCACGGAGAGTTGAACTCCGGACTCCTGCGTGACAGGCAGGTGTTATAAACCGCTTAACTATAGAGCCAAAATAGGAGGGGAGAGAAGGACTATACAATCCTTCTCATAAACAAAATGCGTAACCAAACAAATCAAAAGAAAGTATAATACTTTCAAATACTACTTCTGGGACTCGAACCCAGACTCCATTATTGGAAGCAGATCTTAAGTCTGCTGCGCCTGCCAATTACGCCAAAGTAGCATATTATTAAGCACTATACGAGAATCGAACTCGTATCGTCTGGTTGGAAGCCAGAAATCATAGCCTTTAGACCAATAGTGCAAAATGTCCGGTACGGGATTTGAACCCATGTTACCGCCTTGAAAGGGCAGTGTCCTATACCGCTAGACTAACCGGACTTATTCATCTAGGAAGCAGAGGTGCTGCCCCTCTTTTTATTTTATTACTTACTAAAACACAATTATCCGCGGCTTGTGTTCGTTCAGGCTTATTCAAAAACACGCGCATTTCTTCATAAGCAGCATCGTATTGGCACTTCCCATATATTTAAGCTGGAAAAGCAGGGGTTGAACCTACATTTGATTCGCGAAATCATGTTTTGCCAGTTAAACTATTTTCCAATATTTTTTATTTATGCTGAGATTACACATAAATATAGAAGCTCTTTCGAAACATTATGGTTTCTTTTCTTATCCACTATACGCCGCTTCGCGCACATATAGTAAGCTTCAACAACCGCCTTGTTTAAGAGTGGCACTTCTCTTTAGCCACATAACTACTCTGTTGTCATCATTCCATTGACGCCGCCGCGCCACAAAGTTCCGCTAAGAACACTGTGCAGAATCGGACAAACATATCAGAGTCTTGCGAGACTCATCAATGACCATATTGCATAAAATATACTATGGTATTAGGCTGCTTTCGTTATGCAGAGGTGTAGACTTTCGCTGTAGAATATAATATCAAATATCACACTTGTAGTTTTTATTAAATCCTTTGAAAATTCAATAAGTATAAGTAATTATTTATTATCTGAAAAGTCTTCTCTACTGAAGATGTGCTACACCAGACGCTCCGATCCCTTTTGAGGATAAGAATACATCACACCTTCATATCGTTCGGTTATTATCCCTACTAAATGTCCATACAAGCTAATTTGGCACATACCAATTCACTTATACAAATGGCTATCACCTTTGCTTAATAAATGCTCAGATTGAATAACCTCCTGATTCACCATCATATCTTCACAGTTTGCATGAACTATCCAGTTTGCGGCCGGAAAGTGTTCCTCAGCAGTCGCCCTTGGACCACCTTATCGTTCCCTGTTTCATGATACTATTTCCGCATAGGATTTAATCTTTTCACTTACCTATACGAAACGAGACCTTTTGAGTCTCTGGCATGTCAGTTTTGCTTAGATTGACTGCAATATAATTGCTTATACCGCAGCGACAGTGTGTAAATCTGCCTTTATACGCCTCACAGCGCACTATCGGAGCCAAGCCTCCATAATGTAATTAATTAAACAGAAAGGGTTGGCATATACATTTGTATATGACAAATAGCGGGAGATGGATTCGAACCATCGTCTCTAGGGTATGAACCTAGCAAGGATCCACTCCTCTATCCCGCAGTTGGAATGACACGATTTGAACGTGCGATGTCCTGGTCCCAAACCAGGCGGATTGCCAAACTATCCTACATTCCAATATAGAGCCTGTATTTCTACAGGCTCAAAGTATTATTTACGCATTAACAGCGTCTTTAATTGCCTTACCAAATTTGCATTTTACTGCGTTCTTTGCATCGACCTCAACAGATTCACCTGTTCTTGGGTTACGTGCAATACGTGCATCTTTATGTACAACAGAAAGAGTAACACCATCCATCAGTTTTACCTCGTCGCCTTTAACCAGCGCACCATATGTTACGTCCTGCACAGCTTCCATAATTACTTTAATATCTTTCTGTGTATTATTTGTTGCTTCTGCAACAGCCTTAATTAATTCAACTTTATTCATTGTTAGTTCTCCTTTTTCTCATAAAAATAATAGTTATATAAAGCAAAAGCAGTGTACCGACCAGCACACTGCCTTGAATTATCAATATTGAATTTTCAATTATTTGCTGAAAATGTTTGATGCAATTTCAGCTCCAAGATCGTCTAAAGTACAGAAGGAATTGATATATGATACCATTTCATTACCGTCTTTATCTTCGCGCTTGATTTCAATCCCTTTACATTCAGGATTTTTACAAGCCATAACATTACCATGTATATATGTCATTGGGGTGCCACATGCTTTACACTTATGCTTACTAAGAAATCTTTCCTGCTGTTCTTTTAATTTCTTCTTATCAGAAGTTTTCTTTGTTACGGGCTTCATTCCCCATGCAGTTCTCATTTCTTCAAGTGATGTAAAGTGTTCTGTTGTCCCTTTGGACATTCTATAATTACTCATGATCTTTCTCCTTGTAGTCAAATATATTTGATTTTTAGCCGCGTATTCTATGCCCGCGGCAGGCTAATACATAAAAAAATAATTCGAATTCCATATTTAAACACGCATTGGAGACAGCGCGGAGAGTTTCACTTTTCTTCAAACAGCTGTCTGCATACATGTACACATATCCTGCGCAAAATATGTGCCTGAAGATGCAACGAAGCGAAAAGTTATTCCCCTCATATACCACACGCTAAGTCACCTTTAATTTTTGTTATTTTTAAAAGATTTTACGCTGATTTTTTTTCAGACATTCTGCAGTTTTTCGAGAAATTTTGCAAGAATGTTTCTCTGTCCATTCTATATAATAGATTAAGAAGATTTCTTGTGTAACGTGAATAATCTTTTTTTCTTCCCATATTACTTGTATTAAGAGCAATTTCAATCAATCTGCTCATAGTCTTTGGATTTTTTATTTTTATTTTTCGTAATTCTGCTAAAATCTGATCAAACCTTTCAGTGTATGCAAGAATCTCATCATCAGACATATTATCTTTACTTAAAAGTTCAAGTTCTTTTGCATATTCTGTAATTTTATTGATCTGTCTAGCATTGGCTTTTCCTTTAATTGGAATAATAAAATCTTTTACTGGAATAGCATCAGATTGAGACGCTGGTTTAATATCGTTCATAACAATCTGTAAACTATTCATCGGACATATATAATAGGAAGAAATTCTTCCAGATAACTTTTCTTTCTGCTGATTAACCAATTCTCTTTCCACCTCTTTACCGTTCTTTGTGTACTGAATTTTACGCGTATATCTCATGAATTCTGGGAAATCCCTGCGAACCTGTTTCTTGTTTCCTAACTCATCTTCAACTTCCTCTAACTGCTGCATACAAGGAAGTTTTTTAATACGCTTTATTTCTTCTATAGCATCCACTTCATATTCACGTTTACATCCGTCAATAATAACCTGAGCCAGTACCGAAAGAATAACAAAGTTGTCATATAATTCACGACTTGGATTAGTCCAATAATAAGTCATTGCAAGCTGTGCGAGATTACTGGATTCTCCAATACCAATACGTGATTTGGCGAATTTGTTATCCATACGAGCGTATTCTCTCATTGTATTCTTATATGTAAGACCACTTTCTTTGAGCTTATTAACAATAGTGGGATACTGTTCATATGCGGCCTTAGCACTTTTAACCATCACTTCATTATTTGTCACAAAAAAGAAATCTGAATCAAAGTCGCAGCCATTGGCACGATCCTGAATATCTGTATGAATACAATTTACTGCCATAATGTTATTACTGAATACAAAATATCGCTGCATTTCATCGCTATATGTGTTATGTAAGTAACAGATATTATTTGGACTGTTATGTGGATTTCTAATACCACAAAGATATTCTCCATCTTGAAAACGTTTCGTATAACATTGAATAGTTCCTGGCTCTACATTAATCGTAGGATCTGTTTCCGGATCTTCTCCAACCGACTTAAGCAGGAGAGCATAAGGATTGCCAAATATTGTAAGATTATCTCCATCGATAGTGATTTTTCCAGTTCGTAACCGATTTACATATGCTCGTATGATTTGTCTTTTTTCATATCGGAACCATGTACTATTTCCAAAATCCTCATTCCAATCATATAAATCTGCCAGCATCTCATAATGATTTATTATCGTAGCATTCTTCCTAAGATACTGTACATAAAGATTGTTATCATCTTTCATCCCCTCTACATAATCCACACTGGTTTTTGCCAGTTTACGCACATCATCAGTAGAGCAAGGAGATGGAACATCTATATTATAGGAAGGAAGAGTATTAACCATCTGATAACTCATCTGCTGCACACCGCCTAATTTACTTGGATGATCGGTCTTTACTATCCCCCAGTAAGATCCATCGGCATTTACGCGATCACACCAATACTTATATGCTTCAGCAGGAGTATTACCCATCAAATTCATAAATTTCTTCCATTTAATAGCATTATTAGTTGTAATCATGCGAATATCCTTGAGCTTATGCCAAATTCCGAACATATCCTGTACTGCATAAGTTTCATAATCATGTCCAGTTTTTTCACACCAATCTTTAAAGAATAACTGAATATGAGTACGAATTCCGCATGCCTTAAAGAAATGCTGCCTTAAAAGAGCCATACCATTGACCCATTCCGGCAAAATATCAGATTCAATCAGCATTTCTCCATCCCAGAGAGTATTTTTTACCTCGGTTTCTTCATCATGAACGACACATTTCTTTTTTATAACATTTACTCGTTTATATCTCTTAGTATATTTCGGAGTAACACCGTCTTTTAAAAATTTTCCTTCAGCAATAGCTCTTTGCTTTGCAATTTCTGTAGCAGTTTCATCCAGAACTTTTTCCTGAACTACATAATCTTCAGCTTTTACGATCTTGGCTATTGTCTTGTAGAAACTATCCGTATCTTTAATAATAAGAATGGCTTCTACAGGACAATAGAACTTTCCAACTATTGTACTGGTTGTAAGAGGAGCATATGCCGACATCTCTACAATCTTAGCATTTTCCATCGGCATTTTCTTTCCAAGACCCATCGTCAACCAGTTATATGCTTTTTTATAAAGCTTTGAGTTAATAAACATCACCTGTCCGACTTTTGCCTTAGAAGAGTTGCGGTATAGCATTTTATAATTAATAACAGTCTTTTTTTCACCTTCTTTCTTTGTATATGAAGAAATGTATTCAACATTTACACCGTTTTCATAGAATATTTCCCGGATTTCATCTTTGGAACATTTCATATAATTGTCTTTATTATCAATCACATTTCGAAATATTGCTCTAATACGTTTCTTAGATTCCTCAGATAAAGATTTATCATGTTCAAATGGTCCAAACTGCTTTAGCAAGTGATCCATTTCTTCTTCATAACTACGACTTCCAAAATCAAAATCAAGACAAATAATGTCTCGTGTACTGGTGTCATTCCAAACATTAAGTCCATTCTGTATGATATAATCACTGAATAGACTATTACTGAACATTGCTTCAGTATAATCGTACCGGTTCCTGACTCCCTGGTTATATCCAAAGAGTGTCCCGGCTTTTATATTTTTTATTTTTAATCCAAATTCAGACAAATAGTATACCTCCTTTAAATAGCAGTAAGGTTAAGATTCCGCATATTATCAAATCTATATATGAGTTCTCCAGACGGGCTATATGCACCTGCACTTGTAAGCCCGTCAATTCTTGAATCTACATGAGTAACAGTAGGATATGCTTTCTTACGTTTGTTCTTTTTATGAATTTTATTATATTGTCTTCTCAGTTCATCATATTCTTGCTGCAACTTCGTTTTCATCATATAATTTTTACAATTTAATATAGCTTTCTTTATATTTGAGATCTGACGTTTCAGCAAGGTTTCATCTTCATTCATTGTTTTTTTATACTGCTTATTGTATCGTTCCGTATAATAATTCCTTAGAGCAGGAGAGAATAACTTCATGAGATCTGCCCACTTTATCAGTTCAATTTCTTCAATACTCGCAGACTTAGCATAATCAATAATATTCTTGACAAACTCTAAAGTAAGTATAAAAGTTTCATATTTCAATGTACTTCTGAACATACGAAATTCTATAGTATCTTTATGCTGTAAATTCAATGCAGCACGTTTACCGTGATCTTTATACTTTCCATATAACTCAACGAGTGAATTTTCTTCTTTTTTACTACCGACAAACTCACTATATTCATTGTCTCGCCTTGCAATCACGCAAATTTCATCATTGAATTTCTCAAGAATATACAGGATCTTAGATATAACCAACTCTTGCGATATCCTTGATTTTCCTAAATAATTACGATTCGCATGAATATGTAAGCCTGCAGTTTTGCAATCATGTCCTTTATATCCTTCTTTATCAAGATATTCGAACATTTCACGGTAGTTCATTTTGTTCTTATGAAATTCCAAACTGCATGGCATAGTGTCAAATTCAATCTGTACAGTGCTATCATGTGTACTGTAAATAAGATTTTCTTCATCACTATCAGATCCATTCATAATCTGAATACATTTTTTTACTGTGGAATTTTTATCATTATCAGAAGAGATATTATTATTTCCACCTACTTCAATCTCTGCTCCAAGCAGAAGAGTAGTATCTTCTGATTCTCCAGGCATAAAATGTTTTATGTATTTTGGGACATAATTAAATTGATGAATGTAAGTTTTGGATCGGCTTGAGACAAAACTACGAAAGTATCCTCTCTCAAATTCATAACTATTAGAAGATGCCCTTACATTATCTATGAACCTATTAAAATTGTTAATATTGTTAATATTAAGTTCCTCTTCAAAAGTAGATGTTACTTCAGACCTACGACCTCTTTGCGTGGTGGATGGTACAAAACTTTGGTGCAAAGACACAACATCAATTATAATCCCATTGCAGTCGCATACACATGCTTTATTACAAGTAGTATCGTATAAAATTCTGTCATGAATATAATTGCCATCTCTACTTTGTTCCGCCAATACACTATTAAGTAATTCAAAATCATTCCGGCCATATTCATGTCTATTAATATTTTCGAGTTTTGTTATTATTTGACGTCTACATGAGTCTGTATTACATTCATTATAGATACTGCTATGTAATTTTAATGCATCATGAATAATTTCAGCGTAATCATGAGGAAGATAATATGTATTACATTCATTATCAACAATATAACAGGCATCACCTCTATATCCTAAATGAGTATAAGTAATAATTTTCTCATTTACTGAATATGGATAATGTAAATTTAAATCGAATGTTTGCCATCTATTTTTAAATCTTATGATTGGTAAATAACTCATATTTTTAATAGGTAAGAGCACCAGCAGGCACTCTTACCATTCCCTCCTTATCTTAAAGTACACGTTTCCAATATTCTTCGTCTTCATATTCTTCATCAGTCATACGTAATAAATGCATTTCCTGCATAAGCTGTGTAAAATCAGATTCGAAAAGTTTTACTGCCAGGTCATATAATTCATCAAGCATATTAAGTACTTTTTCAATAAAATCAAGAATAGAATAGCATTTTCTATGTCCTGGTTCTGCATTGTAATTTTTCATGCGGATTTTAACATTTTTATGATAAATCTCGTCAAATCTTGCGTATAAGTAAGACCATCGACTCTGGGCCAGCTCTGATGATCTTCGTCTCATTACTCTGTTCAGCATCATACGTTTTGTTGGAGCCGGTACATTTCTGGAGATAGCATTAATAATGTCCTGTTTATCATCTACGGCCTGTGTCAGGAGTCCACAACGACCATTCAGAATAGCAATTTCTTTCTCCTTCTCATTAATAATGTTCTGAGCTGCAATAAGACCACGAGCCACGATCTCGGCTGGTGTCATATTTTCCTGATTACGGATGTAAGCGCCATTCTTGCGGATAGATGGGAGTACTTCTGAGGTAACCCAATGCTTGAACTCTTTTGCTGATGGGAGCTTACTGCTGAGGATGAGAGAGTAGAGACCGGATTCGTTGATAATGGTCATTTGCTGTGTTCTTCCCATTGAATCGGTGACGCCCCGTTTTAGGGCGTCATCTTTATCTACATGTTTATCAAGTGCATTTCTTTCTTTTGTATATCCTAACGCAGCAGCTACATCCTTACCTACAAACCACGGCTCTCCATCAATCTCAATAGTTCTCAGATTACCGAATTCTGGGTGAACCGGATTCTTGAAAACTGTTACCTCTGGGGCAGAAGCAGTGGAAGTGGAAGAAGATGTAGAAGAGTTGTTTTTGTTCTGCATATAATCAAAGAGTGAAATCTGCTTATTATCATCCACTGGAGTATTCATTCCGGGGATAGGATCCATTCCAAGTGCTGTTCTCATTGTTGGGTCTGTAAGAACTTCTTCTGGTACGTCTTCAAATTTGGATTCTGGTTTTGTGTTTGTTGTATAAGTACTCATTTTGTTTTTCTCCTTTATTGTTTAATTAAATTTGTTATCATCATTTTGATCATATTTAATTTCTTCATCATCATATTCATCAGTATCAGATGCAGCACATAAAGCCCAACATCCAATACCGGTTAATACAAATAAAAGAATACATATAAGTATTACCATGATTTATCCCCCTATTGTGGTATATTACATATTGAAATTTCTTTTTCTCCTATAATATTGAAGAAATCAGGTTCATTATGAGTTTCTTCCAGCCAAGTTTTAATTACCCCCGTCAAACGTTCGGAAAGATCAGCCAGTTGTTCGGTAGTATAAGCTGTTCTACTATCTAACCAGTCATCTACAAGATCACCAACGTTTGCCTCTGCTTCCTCCCAGACGACCTCAAGAACTCTTTCTGCATCAACAGAGATTTCATATGGTCCAAGTTCCTGAATTGTAATTGATTTGATCTTTACATTTTCTTCTGCAAAGTAGTCTTGAGCATCTGCAATGCATTCTTCTATGGAGTCAAATGCTGTAGCAGAAGTGTAATCACTGTCACGTTCTAATTGCCAAGCATATTTTTTATCTTTATGTTCTTTGCTCTGCATAATTTAATTATTTCCGTCCTTTCGAAAAGTAGTGTTGTTTGGATCATCCGGATACAGATATCTTTCTATATAATCGCGACCTACACCTATGAATCGTGGAATATCGAGGTCATAAGACCATGTATCTGTTGTAATTTGTTTACCATTTAATAAGAAAGAACTATGAGCAGATCTGATGATACAGGTACCGCGCTGTTTATAGGTTTCAAGTTTATTCCAGTCAATATCTTTCTGCTGGATAAGCATTTCTATGATCTCTTGATTGCATTTGCCATCTAGCTCAGTCTGAGAGAAATGTGCTTGACCAACCATTTGGATAGAATTACGAATTGCGTCCTGCTGTCTCCAGTTAAAATAATTTGTAACTTCTTCTCGTGGGAGATTGAATACGCATGCAGCAAATTCTGCTCCTTTGAGTGATGCACGAATATAGCGATGGTTTGGAGAATGATATTTTCTGCCGATTGTTTTTACTAATTCTTTAAATATTTGATTGAAATAATTAGTGGCCATAGATGCTGCTATAGAAGCAAGTTTCTGGATCCGGTTATCAAACCATGGTGAAGTTTCAAGTTTCTCATAATCAATAAGAAGAAGATTAATTTCATCTGATTGAGTATAAGCCAGGACACAGCCCTGGATATTTCTACAGAGGTATTCTGCAGTATAGCGCATAGCAGCCATAAGTACCTGATCAAATGGTTTTTTGAACCCCCTGGTAAAGGTATGGAATGCACGACCATCGATTTGGATGATCACTGGGGTACGAGGGATTAGATGAGCATCTGTAATTGATTTGTAGGATCTCATTCTGAGATCGTATTCTGTTTGATGTGACATTTTGGTTTGTCCTCCTGTTATTTATTGCTAAGATTTACGAGTTATTGATGTGTTATTTAATGTTGTTGAATGATCAAAACAAGTTGTGGATATTTGGAATTTGTAGATTTTCTTTGCGCACTGAGTTAATTTAGCTTGTTTTGATAATGAGATAATAACATAGGAAGATGGATTTGTCAAGAAAAGAAGTTAAATTAACTGAAATATTTGAGATTATGCGATTGAGAATATGGACGGTAGATAGGGTTTGGAGGGTAGTGTGAGGTGAGATTTGTGGAGTGTGGAACAATATGGGCGGTGATTATAGGAGTTTGACGATGTGGGGAGCGTTACATTTTAATAGGAAGAGAGGGCGTATTTTTCAAGCCAGTGTGGAAGTTAACCGGCTTAGGTCTTTCTGGGTAATTTTAGCCCATTTTGGCGTTAAAAGTACCCCCTTTTTGAGTAATTCCAATTACTATAAATAGTATGCAAAAATAGTGCATAAAACCATGAAAAAGTGTATTTTATGCACTTTTATGCACTGATTCTGTATAAAATTTCATAAACTTTTTTTATAAAACTTCACTATTAAATTATACATATGCTATAGTATTAATTGAGCAAGGGGAAAGAGCGTTGACCGACGTGTTGAAAGTCCCTTGTGTACCTTGAAACTGAATATGATGGAATCCGACGAAAACGCGCGGTTGCGGTTCGGACGTGGAAAAGCCACGGTTTACCTATAGAACGCGATGCTCAAGTATTCCATAACATTCAGGCAAAGTCTGTTTTTTAAACAGATGTCCCCCACAAGGGGAAATTGCACCTTGACACTTGAAAATAGAAAAAAAATAGGATTTTGACGCGTACCCATCAGGGACGCGCCCGCGACGTACCCATCAGGGACGCCCCCTACAAGTATTCTATGAATAGAGAATGAATACAGATAGAAAAAGTCTAGTTCCGATTAGACGCGCATTTTCTTCTTTGCTATTTCACCATTGTGTACCGGAAATTATCCGGTATAGAATGGTGGGATAGTCCACCAAAAATAAAATTTTGGTAGCCGGAACCATATTCGGCAGATGGGAGAAAATTATGCTTAATACAGAAAAAATTACAGTGGCTTACATTGATATGAAAGACCTGACAAAAACAGTTGAAATCGAGCGCATTGCACCAAAAAATGTTATTGACTTGAATTATTTTCAGTTTTGCTGTCAGTACCACGCCTACAATTTAGCCTTGACCTTTTTACAGTCAGAGGCTATCAGAGTACAGTACGAAGACGTATCAAAACTTGACGGTGAGACATTACAGGACAAGCTTGACGCTCATAAAATCAACGTGAAAAACGTTGAAAAGGCACAAGAAACGTGGTCTGATATCGTTACAGCATTCAACAACAACTTGAATGCCAATGGCGTTGACTTACTGTCAATTTTTGAAACTGATACGTTTGCAAGAACGTATACAAGTCTTGTGCTTGACTTCGATACAGAGTATACAACGAAGTCAGGCGCTAAAGGTTCAACAAAAGCGGTAAAGGTTCCATCAAAACTGTATCAGGATAACAAAAACGTTATCAAAGCGCCAGTACTTGAATTAGAACGTTTAGTCGACCGGATGTTCACCGAAGTTGTTTCAAAAGCTGATAAAGCCGTTGCATTCAATCCATTGATTGATATTTTAAACAACGCTTATGGTATTGAAACGCTCAACGGTGCAGTATATAAACCGGCTAACTTTAAAGACATCCCTGTAAAATACTGGACAAAATATATCGAAGGATTAAGAGCAAGCCGCAATAAAATCGCTAAAGGTGTAATATGTGAGTTAGTTCCCGAAGCGACTTTATTAAAAAATTGCTTTGCAATAGGACTTGCAAAGTTGGGCGTTGTTGAAATTGCTAACTATGATACACCAGTACAGAGAACTCTTGAAATGGCACGTAAAGCCGTTACTGTAAATAAAAGCAAGGAAGAAAAAGCGACAAAATAATAACTATCTGACAAGAAAAGAGCTGAAAGGCTCTTTTTTTGTTGGGTAAATTTCAGAGAAAGAAAGAGGGTATAAAAATGAAAACCACAGAATATAAAACATCACAGAAGCACCCTAAAGGCTTATATAAACCTTTAAAAATCGCGTCAACCTTTACAAGTATTGACGCGTGTCAAATTCCATCCGGCGCGGTTTACGGACGTATTACGCCGAATATATACGTGTATATATCCGACTTTGACCAGTTCAAACAGTCAAGTCCTAAATATGTCATGTACATCCTTGATATGCGCTCTGATAAAAAATTCAGACGCGTGTCCCTGACCCCGAAAAACTTTGCATACAAATCAATTCTGGCATTTATCAAGACTCACAATTTAACCGGTGTATGTGGTAAATATTACCATGAAAGCCGTAAATACCAGAATAAAAACGGTGAAGTCGCAGGCGCTCCGCGTGAACGTCTTATTCCAGAACCATCAATGCGCTGTTATAAACAGTCAAATGTAGATGGCAAAGGATATAGTATTGACTGGGAGTCTGAATATAAAGCACCAGTGAATGCTGATGGAATAACGCCATACAAAGGCATGGAATCAAGAAAGGGTACTCAGTTCAACGAATTTGAGGGAGTTGATTACAGACTTTCAAGAAGTGTCGTTGATGACTATGCCGACACAAAATACAGAGACGGAATGAAAATCAATCAAACTAAAATCCGTCCTGATAAGTCTGACAACAAAAATAATAAAAAGATTATAGTTCGCGTACATCATGGCGATACCGTAATCAATAAAGAAATCTAACATAAAGCACCTATTTAAAGGTGCTTTTTTTATGCCCTTTTTCATTCTCAAAATATCCATTAAAGGAGGTGGTGAAGTTGAGTATCAAATAATTGATACCAGAAAAGAGGATACCAATATGTATAGAGTGACAATCAATAACTTTTTTACAGTATTTCAGAAGTACGGAAAAGTCACAAGCACAGTCTTGAGACATTTCGCTGATAAAGATGTAGCTGAAGAGTTTGCATCTGTCCACAATAGTAACTTCTCAACAGCTACGGTCAGTGAAGTTCCAGATTCTGAAGCTGTAGACAATGTTATCTACAATTAATTCAGAGGAGGAACAGCACCAGAATGTTATCACGCATAATATCAAATCCACCAATCCATCCTAAATACCAGATTTGTCTCATTACACAATCGGGCAGATCCGGTACAATATTACGTCACTTGTACACATCACCACGTACAGGTGCGACGTATTTTAGTCGTAATCATGCGAATAACTACACGCATGAGCAGGCGACAGCAGTATTACAAAATCTGCCGTATCCAGACGCGTTCATCCAGTCTGAATACGACTGCCATTACCGCGAGACAGACGAACGCGGTAACATCAAGGATTACATGTGTGCATAACATAACAGCACATAAGTAATAAGTAACTAATCAACCATTAAACTTGCTATCCCTTATTCCTGTGAGGAACAGGCTATTTCCCAACGGAAATTGCAAGGTCGAACCTTGATAAGGGATTTCTCTATGCCCTTCTATAATGCCTATGAAGAGTATAGATTTCACCAAGAGAAATAAATTCAGGTTATGCCTAATCCAAAAGGCAAGAAGGAGAATTATCATGACAACAAAAATTAATTCAGCAATCAACGAAGCAAAGAACATCATCAACGCGCTTATGGAATCCGATATGGTCTTTTATGACCGCATGGAAGGTAATGAACTCTCCGGACGCTTTAATGTTCAGATGACATTTACAGAAGCAATCTGCTATCGTCCACAGTACACAGCGCGCAAGCTCCGTAACCTTGTTCTTAACAGACATGGTTCCCTTTCAATTCGTACCAGAATTGCATTGGCAGCAGTATTATCTCAGTGTGAATTCGACACACACAAAAATGCACTTATTCCGGTACTGTTTACAAGTAACAAAGAACTTATCCCAATCTACAAACAGTTCGAAAAGAACTGGGGTAAGTTCAATTTTGAAGTGTCCTTCATACAGGATACTGACAACTACGAAGATTTAGCTCCTCGGCATGAGATTAACTTCATGTCCGGTGAGTGGACAGATATCTGGGTAGGTGGAGTTACTTTAGATGATGAGGAGGAGGTAAGATAACATGAAAAAATCAAAGAAATTTTTTACAGAAGAAAAAGTCGATGAAATTTTCGACATAATGTTCGATTTAGCCATGGGATTAGGACCAATACTCATGATCCTACTCCCAATCCTTTGTGACGCTTTTTTAAAATAATATACGGTTATGCTTTATCCTTAAAAGCACCGGAGGAAATCACATGAAATCAAATACAATCAAAAAATTCGATACATTCGTATCTCATAACTTTTTCGGATACAGTGCTCACACGCTGTACCAGGAACTCTGCCATTCATATCCGGCAGAAATAGTATCACAGTGGGTGTATGTCAACATCTGGCATACATTCATTGACCAGGATACACCTGAAGATATTGATATTGCTCGTCATGTAGCTTGCATTATCATTGGTGATCCAAATTTCGAGATTCGTGCTCTTGATGCTCGTGATTATATCGAGTATTGCATAGCTACTCATGAATATGAGCGCCTTGCAGTTCTTGCAAATGATGCACTTGACCTGTATCTCAAGGGCGTAATCAGTCTGCATGAATTTAAGCTAATCATTGCAGCTAATAAAAACTAATTAAATTATCTACCGGTCTATATAATTTTCCTTGACTGGCGGATTTAAAAAACGGAAAACTTTTTAGAATCGATTTTTCTGGACGGGATACCCCCATGTACAGGGAAATAAAAATAAATCAGCTGTCCTATCGGCATACGGGGAGAATGGAGAATAGCCATGACAACAACAACTAATAATTTCAACTTCGTAACATTCTCAAATAACGTAACAGTAGTGAACACTACTCCGCATCCGGTAACAATACAGGATGTAAATGGAAGTCTGATTTCAGTGCCTACAAGTGTGTTGATTAACGCAAAGGCAATTGAAAAACAGGTATCACCTCTGTTTGTAAAAACAGAGTTTGTAGGCACTGATGAAGGAAGGGAAATCATTTCTTCCATCAAAGAGTCTTTCAACCAGAACGCTGTGGCTGGGGAGACTTTAGTAATCATTGGTAGCATTATTGCTGCTCAGGCATATCCGGGAGAAGTATTTGGACTCACTCCAGTCCCAGGTTACGAAAGAGTGGCACCAGATGACAAGAGAATGCGTTGTGACAAGTTCACAACTTTCGCGTAAGGGAGGGAAATAGCCATGACTAAAACAACAAAAACTATCGTTACTGCAATCGTAGTAACAACAACATTATTCTCAAGCTGTACTCCGGTATCAGCAAGAGAAATCACTTCCGTTAATCGTACAGAAACCGGAACTCTTTATGGTTTCAGTGACGGAACCGGATATTATACAGAGGATATTGAGGGAATCAGCACCCTTGATAATCTTTACCCTCTTACCGGAATTGTTACAGAAATCGAATACGATGTAGAACCGGAAGTTGATCTTGTAACAATCACCTGTTCAAACGGAAATCTTTTCTCATGGTACGCAGATACTGGAAATTATGAAATCAATGACCTTGCATCCTGTATCATGGATAGCAAGGGAACTAAATATGTAGATGATGACGAGGTGTTGCTGGCCCATTATGCCGGTGGATTAAAACACCTCGAACAGTATGCAAAATAAATTAAATTAAATTAAACAGAAGGGAAATAAATCATGACAAGAGAAGAATACAACAAGAGGGCAGCAGCTAGAAAAAAGAAATCAATCATTATTAAAAGCAGCTTAGGTTTAGCTGCTTTTTTCATATTTGCCGGAATTATTGGAAAAGTAGATCAAGACGTATATGCCGGAATCCATTCTGTCAAGGGAACTGTTTCCGCATCAGGAAACTATATCCTTGATGAGAATGGAAAAGCATATGATGTATCCGGGTTCCAAAGCGGATCCGAAGTAACAGTAAAACTTGATAAACAGGGAAATATCCTGTCTGTTGTAAGCAAATAGAAACGAGGTGATTGCATGGAACACAGATACAAACTCCGGATCTATTACAAATCCGGTGCGCAGAAGGGAAACTTAAAAAGAGAAGAGTTCTTTTCAACCAAAGAATCAATGCAGCAGAGATACAGAGAACTCTTCAAACCAAAAGAATATGCTTTGAATCCCACGGCCTGGGAAAGAATAAATGGAGAATGGCTGAGAATGTTTATTACATCGGCCGCATAAGAAGGGAGAAAAATATGAGTTCTAAATATTGCACACAGATTACAACAGGACAATTTATGAAGGCAGCCATGGTCGGTAAACCTGCAAAAGCAGAAGAAATTGCCGACTGGAAAAAGGAATTAAATGAAATCATGATAGATTTCTGTATTCCTAAAAAGGTCAGAAATGACATTATTTCCAAAACGGAAAAAGAAAACCCAAACGATAGTACGTTAATGCTTTACAATAAAGCATGGCGTAAGTTTATGTCAACGATGTAAATAAAACTAAATAAAAATTAAATTAAACAAATATAAAAGAAAGAGGTCGATCATCATGATGAACTATAACGAAATCGAAAGAGCACTTACAAACGGAGCAACAGAAAGCAAAGTAATTACTAAACTTTTCAAAGACCAGACAGCATACAACACGGTGATGAGTAACTGTCAGCGAATTGGCGGAAAAAGATTTTGCTGTATCCCGCTTGAATTGTTAGAAATCGACGAAGATTATCAGAGAGTATACTGCATCAACATAGAAAAAGTATATTCTTTGGTACGTAAATGGAATTTTAATAAATGTGAGCCGGTATTGGTATCACCACATCCAGAAACTGCAACATTTGCAGTGATCGATGGATCACACCGTATGCTTGCTGCCGGAATCAGGAAAGAAAAATATCTTCTTGCGGTACTTACTGAAGGATTATCAGAAGATCCTGCTGAAAGGAAAATTGAAGAGGCAGAATTATTCTCAGAACAGGGAGAAGATGTTGATCATCTGAGTCCTTCCCATAAACACAGAGCTTATGTAACTAGAGGGATTAAGAAATACTGTGTATTGGATAACTGTATTAAGGAAAGGAGACTATTATTAAATATCCATGAATTAAAGAATCTTTCAAAGGAAAAGCAGGATTCCTTAAAAGCAGCTGATTATAGAGTATTAAGTGGATATTCAGCAGCATTGCAGGCTGCATCACTTGTTAATGGAGAAGAAATTCTCAATAATGTATTTAATATCATTGAAGATGCAGGTTGGCATACAGCTACTAATGGATATGGAGCCAATGTTATCTGGCCGGTTAAAAGTGTTTTAAACCTGCATGACAATGATCCACAGGTTGTCAAGGCAATTGTATCTTTATTCCGTCCAATTGAACCAGATACGTTTTTTGCCAAAGCACATGCAAAATATCCTGGTCGCAAAGAAAAAGAACGTCTCACTATGTATCTGGAAGAAGAAGTCGCCAAGAAATTAGGAATCCAGCCTATGTATACTGGCGGTGACTTAAGAAAAGTTACTTCTGCAATTAATAGTCACCGCCGGTATGGTGCGACCGGTACCGAAAACAAATAAAACAAATTAAATTATACAGAATATAGCACTTGCATTTTAGTACCGTAAGTGCTATACTCTGCTCAAAGGCAAACAAACGTTCTGAAATGGAGGAAAAATTATGTTTACTGCAATTACTTATATTTATCAGAGTGAAAATATCGTGTATCCAGATAAAAACACCGGTAAAATGATGCCGTGTCAACTTTATGTTACAATGACTTCAGCAATTGTAAGTAAAGAGAAAGGTGATATCAATTGTAGAGAATTATCTATCCGTGGCCTTCGTAATCCGTTCCCATTTACTAAGATTATTGTAGAAGAAAGAAGTTTCGATTTTGATAAATGGCTTTATAATAGCCCGTATAAATATAAAAAAGTAGGAGTAGTAAGGCACTCAAAATAATTTAATTAAACAAAATCAAAATATACTCTGTACCATAATCCAAAATAGCGGTACAACCTCAAGTCGAAGGTACGTTTTTTCTCATAGGGAAAATGGTGCAGAGTATCATATTGTTCGATATCATAATTCAGTTTCGGCATATGCGGCGTGAAATTTAGAGCCGCTCTCCTTCTAAATCGTAGCTGAATTATGCTATTGAGCATAAGAATAGGAGAGAAAGCAAATGAATAAAGCAGAAGCAAAAGCAGTAGTAACAATTCCAATGAAGGGAAGATACTTTCTTCATAAAAACGGAAGTATTATTCCGGTCACAGACCTGATCAATGCGATCTATCTCATGACAGGTGATGAGAAAATTAATGAATGGGATCCGGATCTTGAATTCTATATCCGTACATTCTTTGGAAACATTGTAAGGGAAATGTCTCCTACAGAAATTACTGTACAGAATTTCTTGAAACATCACGAAAAAGTGAAAGCAATCAGATTGTATTATCACATGCACAACACAGAGTCGCAGAAATGTACATTGGTAGAAGCCAGAGATTATGTGGAACAGTTGAAAACAAAAATGAAAGAGAGAGGTGAACTGTAATGACAAAGATTAAAGAAGCAGTAGATAATCATAAAAATTACGAAAAATTCCATGTGGAAACAATCGTTGCCCACAATGGAGTGCTGGTTGACATTGTAATTTCTGCCTCATACGAAGAAACAAAATTCGATAAAATCATGGCAGACTGTAAGCGCCAGGAAGAAGAACGTAAGCGTGAACGACGTAGAGAAAAAATTAAATTAATCAATCTGTTCACAGGAAGAAGAGAAAAGAGGGAAATCGCATGATAACAAGTAATAAAATGCCGGAGCTGGCAGCTACAGATATTGTAAAGTTAAGAAATGGAAAAATTGGGATTGTGTTAGGAAATAAGAATTCTAATAACCATCTTGCCATTTATACTAACAATACTATATGTGTATCTTGTGAAGAATATTTAAGTAATTATGAGTCAAACAGACATAATAATGATCGCAACATTGACATTATCAAAGTATGGAAATCAAATTTTGAAAGGCAATGTGCTTTAATTGATGAATTCTATACAAAAAACAATGCTCCAACATACATGGATCCTGATTGGGAAGAACCAACTACAATGACTGTAAAAGAAATTGAAAAATTTATCGGTCATCCATTCACGGTCATTGAGGAAGAGGTGGGCGAAGATGAATGAAACACTGTCATTTGCAGGATGGAGACCAGGCAATCCGGATCAAATCATCCCGTGGAAAGAGAAATTCGATGAAGAATATAGCGACGGAGGCCAGTTAACATTACTGTCAAAAGAAATCTATCAGGCAGAAGCAGATGAAGATATGCCGGCTTTCGAATATCGCTATATTATTAAAGCAATGGATCTGCAGGCGTTTGGATCAGATCAGAAGACAATTTGTTTCCGCTTATATATGTGTCCATTACATAAATACTGGGAATCAGAATCATTAAAAGGTCTTTCAGAAGATAATAATAAAGACTGGTTCTTCGAAGATGCAGCAGATTCAGGTATTCTTCCGTATATAGGAGAAGAATATTTAGATTATTCAGATGATGATGTTTCGCCGGATGAGAACGGTAATAAATGGTATGATTACTTTTATCATATTACAGACTGGTCTAAAGCTAACGAAATGCTAAACATAATTACAACAGTTCTGTATCCGATGGACAGTACACGCGGTCACGGTCTTGACCAGGCATGGAACCAATTGGGAAACACTGGCTGGGATTTACTTGAATACATTCTGAATGGAAAAAATTGTGTTGACGCGGCATTATCAAGAATGCATAACTGCAATAATTAACTTTACAATACGAGAGAAGAATGATATATTGATTATAACAAGTTAAATTAACTATATACAAGGAGAAAAATATAATGAAGACAAAAGCAGTCCGCAGCCAGAGAATCGCATGGCTGTTGAGGAAAGAGGGATTTAAAATTCTTGGCATCACACCAAATAGAAGACGTCCAAATCTGGATGTTTATATATTTGAAGCAACACCGGAGTTATGCACAGCTCTTGATACACATATCCAAAATAAAGACAACAGAAGGGATAACTAACGAAAGTAAATCGGAGGGAAAATCATGAGTGAAAAAGAATTTGACCGCGGTAAGTGTTTTACATTCTTTGCTTCTTATAGGAAACAGGGCGAAAGAATAAAAGAAATTCTTGGGCCGGAGAAAGCTCTGGAATATTATGAGGCGGTCATAGATTATGGACTGTATGCCAAACCAATAGACAAAGAACTTCTATTATATGTAGGAGACACCTTACTTGAGACAATCGACTCGTCCCAAGAAAAGCGGTCACGAGCATTCGGTGAGAACATGACCGTCACTTTATCCATCTTGGAATTGAAGCGTGATCATCCAGAATATTCTCAGAATCAGATTGCGCAAGAGCTGAAGACGAGCAAAGGCAAAGTCAATAAAGTGCTTACAAAATACAGAGATGGCGGGTATGCAGATTTTGTTGACTTTAACTTGCTCATAAATGAAATTGAATATGATCCTACGGGGCAGGTGATATGGCCATCTGGTTCCGGTACTGGTACTAATTATAATACTAATAATAATTATAATAATAATAATAGTACCGACCGGTACCGTGACCACCAGCGTGACCGCTTGGATGGTCTGGTAGCCGGATCGCTCGTAGAGGTCGCTGGCGCTCCAGATGTCGTCGCTTCCGCTCCTAACTCCGCTGACGCTGCGCGCTTACGCTTGCCGGATGATCTGCCGGAAGATATTCGCAATATAAAATTCGAAGCGAGAATAGATGACAAATCTATGTTAGAGGTTATGGATCGTGATTATCGTGATTATTTAGATGATGGTTGGGAGACTCACGAGGATATTAGAGATAAGCTTATCGAGAAGTTTACTACCGGATTCTATTGTGGTGATAAGGATAAAGTAACTGCTTATGCAGAGTTCTTGATGGAACACTATAAAATTTAATTAAACAAACAGGAGGAAGATATGAAAGTATTTTTATTATGTAGTCTTAATGATGAAGATTACAGACGTCCATGCTTTGAATTCTTTAAGAGTCTTTCTGAAGCTCACCAATCTGTCATAGATTATATTGCGAATGATATTAAAGATGATAAATATGGTGCGGATAGAGAAATTAAATATGTTATGGATATAAGTTTTCCCAAAAATCGCAGAATGCGTATAGATTATTCTTATGGAAATGAACATTTCTTAGTATTTGAAGTCTTTGAAATTCAAGTATCTGATGGAGATTTTCTATGCATTTTTCATCATGCTTATGATGGCGTTGGTTTTTGCATTGAGAAAATTGGAACATTTGAAGAATGTAGAAACCAAATGTTAGATTCAGCAGCTCAGACGGCAAATGATTTTGATATAGATATAACAAATGATGATGTGTTTGAAGTAAATGAAGGTGATTCATGTGTAGATACCGGTGAAGAATGGCACATGTGTAATGTTGTTCAATTTAATTTAAATGATATTCAGGACGAGCAAGATAAACAGAAATATGATGAAAACGTATATCGTGACATGGAAGAAATATGTAGTCCTATATATCCCAACCCTGTTCATACAAAAACAGAAAAAATAACAGACGATTTCATCAAAGAAGTCGATAAAATGGAATCACATGAAGTATTTAAAGAGTTATGTGAATACCATGGAGTAACACCTGGGCTGGTAGAATATTTATATGAATCAGTGTACGGACGACCAAAAGAGAAAACGAAAGGATGTTATATAGAATAAGAAAGGAGAATAATATGAGTGCAACAGCTGATTTTGCTCGTGATTATAATATTGATGTATTTGATGTAAATGAATATGATTCATGCATAGACACTGAAGATGAATGAAAAATGTATAATGTTGTTCAATTTAATAAAAGCGAAGCTTAAATGGAGATAATATCACATAAAAATAAGGAGAGATAAGTATGGGATTTTTAAATGTTAAAACAAGCTATTCAGTATACAAGAATTGTATGCTGCGTTTAGGAAAATATATGATGGATGAAAGTCTGGCTGTTGAGATTTACAACAGACAGGATGGAGAGATTGCAAGACTGACGACTTGCTTGTGTGATCCTACATTACCTGAAGATGTGGCATATGTGGACACAAATAATTGCCCTTGGGCGGTGGCTTTCCTTGAGGAAAATGGTTTGGCAGAGAAGACAGGGAGAACAAAAAGAAGTGGATATTGTGTTTATCCGGCAATGAGATTTAACAGAGAAAAAATAGCACAGTTTGAGGAAGAAGAAAATTAAATGGAGGTAATATCGCATGAAAACATGGAAAGTAGCAGTAACCTGGGAAATGTGCGGGTACATTGATATCGAAGCTAACAATATGGAAGAAGCTATGAAAAAATTCCATAGTGAATCGGAACATATCAAACTTCCTGAAGATGGTATCTATGTCGATGGCAGCTTTCAGTTAACATCTGATGATGTAGAGGAAATGGAAGCTATGGATAAGTTATGAAAATGAAAGGAAATAATTTTATGAGTGCAACAGTACCTATGTCTGTGTGGAACAATGTAAGAAAATATTTTAAAGAATCTCTGGATGACAAATATGATCTTCAGGATGTAATCCGTTATAAAGATCCAATGGATTCATACCTGTATATGGTAATTGCAAAACATAAAAATTATCCACCACTTAAAGCATCTATAGGTGGTGGACCATGGGTTGTGTGGACTACTTGGAACGAATCCACACAGTCACTGGATGGTGGTCATTATGATATCAAAACATATGAAGATGCTTTGTCAATCTGTGAAGCGAGAAGAAAATAAAGAAAAGTGAGGAAATAAAATGTCAGCATTAAATAATTATAAGGAAGTAAAACAGAAACTTGATGAAGTGAGGATGATTACGGGAGACTTGGAATTTAATACTGCCGTCACATTCTTAATGCAGATCGGATGGAGTAATAAGAGAGATGTTATCTCCTTATGCAATAAATACAATACTGAGCCGGAAGAGAATGTAAATAAAAAGGTTGCAAATGCAGCCTTAATGATCAGCAATATTGCACAGCCAATCGAAATCCTTACATATGTAAAGCTTGAGTGCCCACTTTGGACTGAGGGAATTGAACCGAAACGTCTCAAGAAAATCGCAGAAGATGTAATCAACGCCGGATATAAATACTGCAAGGATCCACGAGTTGATACTTTTGAAGACTGGAAAGAGCTTCTGGAACAACAGTATGGAATTACGCATGAAGAGTTACAGAAAATTCTGTATCTGAACGAGAGAGGAGAAGTGTAAAATGGCAGATTACAAAGAGAAAATTAAGAAACTTTTAGCATTAAGTAAGAGTCCGAATGAACATGAGGCTCAGTCAGCTCTTGCAAAGGCACAGCAGCTTATGGCAGAACATAAAATCTCTATGGCAGAAGTCGAAGATAAAGAAAAAAGAAAGGCAAATGAACATTCAGCTGGAATTACTTATTCGACTAGAAGAGATCCCTGGGTGCTGAGATTGTCTAAAGTTATTAGTAAGAATTACTGCTGTGAAAGTTTTTCTCGTAGAGAAAAAGGTAAACAAACGTATAAATTATATTTTTGTGGGTTAAATGAAGACGTTGAAATTTGTATGATTGCATTTAAATATGCAACTGATTGTATTCAATCAGAAATTAAAAAGAGAAAACAAAAAGGTAAGCTATTTAATTATACAAACGAACTGATTACATCCATGTGCAATGGATATGCTTATGGTTTCATTAAAGGACTTGATGAAGCGTTTGAAGAACAAAAAAGAGCAGCTGCACAGTCAGAGGCAAATTGGGGCTTAGTGTTATCTACGCCTCCAGAAGTAAAACAAAGAATGTCTGAGCTTGGAGCAAGGACAACTACATTTCAGTCTAAGCAAGCTGCAAAAGTATCAAAATCAGATTATGAAGCCGGTAAGAAGGACGGAAGAGATTTTGATATTACTAAAAGAGTAGCCGGTGAGTAAAGTAAATAAATAAAACAGAATAAAAATTTAATTAAACAAAAGGAGATGTATATTATGATGGACAATACAATCGAAAGAAGAACAAATAACCTTACACATGTAGAAACGATGTTTGATGCAAGAAGAACTCCATGGGACGGACTTGGCAAGAGAATTGCCGGAGCAGTCACATCAAGAGATGCAATCAGATTAGCAGGTCTGGACTGGAATGTAGTTCCAACAGATATTGTTTCTGAGGCCACAGGATTAAAGATTCCTGGTTATAAGGCAAATGTAAGAGATATTGATAATAAAACGTTAGGTATTGTTACTGAGCGTTACAAAATTGTGCAGAATGAAGAGGCATTTTCATTTACGGATGCACTTCTTGGAGAAGGTGTACGATATGAAACTGCAGGTGCTCTTCAGAGCGGTAAGAAAGTGTGGATGCTTGCAAGACTGGAAGGCAGAATGATTACTGATGAAAAGATTGATCCGTTCTTGGTGTTTACGAACAGTCATGATGGAAAAGGATCAGTCAGAGTAGCTATCACACCGGTACGTGTATGGTGTCAGAATACGCTTAATCTGGCCCTTAAAGAGGCTGAAAGACAGTGGGTATGCAAACATACCGGACGCATTGATGAGAAACTTGTAGAGGCAAAATATACGCTCATGAACACTGAACATTATCTTGAAGCTTTAGAAATAGAATTCGGAAAGATGAAGATGAAAAAGCTTGATGTTGATAAGGTACATAAGTTTGTTAAGATGTTACTTCCTATCAACGAAAAAGATGGGGATCGTAAGGTAGCAAACATTCAGGAAATGCGAAACGAACTTATGATGAGATATCTTAATGCTCCGGATCTGCAGGTGCTTGAGCCATCTGCTTATAGATTTGTGAATGCTGTTTCTGACTTTTCTACACATAGAAAACCGTCCAGAGGAAGCGAATACTATCAGGAAAACATGTTCATGAAAGTAGTAGACGGAGATGAACTTATCGATAAGGCTTACGCAATTTGTGATGCTGAGGTTTGATACCTCGGTATCACGGAAGGGAGTAATGCAATGGAAGCAGTAAATAAAACTAATGGAAATATTTACCGTATTCAGCAAGATACAAATGGTAAATGGTTTGGTTATTGTGATCGGACAAAAGAATACACTCCGGCGTTTGTAAAATTGAAAGGATTGATAGGGTTGTTGGAATTGAAAGGATATGAGGTGGTTGAGTGATGATTAATTTAAGATGAATTTTTAGAAGCAATATAATGCAAATGAAACAAGAGTTTTATGCTGAAAATTGAGGTAATCATGTTAACAGAAAAAGAAATTCAGATAGTTATGAACGCATTAAATGGTACACCGACACTTACAACATCTAAATTTGCGGATAAAATTGAAACTATTTTAAGAAAATATAAGGAGAATAAAGATGAATAAATTTTTACATCACTTAAAGAGTAAAGGATATGAGATAAATGGAAATACAGCAATGTTATTAGGTGTAAAATTTAAAATCTGTAATGGGACGATAAAAACAGCAAGAGGATTAAAAAACTCATATTGGTTAGAATTGGCATGAAATGATGATTTTAAGATCAAGAAAGGGATTTTTTATGTTGAAAAATTGTATGATTCTAACCCAAGAAAGGAGTAAAAAATATGGCAAAGATGACAAAAGAACTCTACGAAAAACTTAGTATAGCAGGAAAAGCACTTTGTGAATATTGCGAAAACGATGAATGCTCATGCTGCCAGGTGACGCGCCTGATGGATGATGCATACATTGAGGCAGTAGAGGAGGGGATTGTAGATGATGCCTAAAAAATACGAAGTTGCTTTTGTAGTGTATGCTGATATTCCGGAAAAGGACTCCAGTATTGGAGATTTGGAATGCAATGGAACACTGAGAAGTTACAACTGCTATTCTTTAAGGGATGCAAGAATGTATTTCACAATTTCTGCTGAAACCCCGGAAGAAGCATACAAAAAAGGGCTTGAAAAAATGCAGTTCGGTGATGCTGATTTTGGAGAAGCGGTGGTGGAAGACTGGTACTTGGAGAACGTTTCTTGCGGCGACAAATACTGGTACAAGGAAGACCTTGCACTCTGATTGCTTTACTTGCAGATTTCAAATTGGACTGCGATACAAGAGATTTTTTGTTAAAAAGGAGGACTAAAACATGAAAAAAATCATTAACGGAAGAAAATACGATACGGAAACAGCAAAAGAAATTGGTTATTGGAGCAATGGATATCCATGTTCTGACTTCAATCATTGCGAGGAAACCTTATATCTTAAGAAAACAGGAGAATATTTCCTGTACGGAGAAGGTGGTGCTTTAACTGAATATGCAAGAAGTGTATGTGGCGGAAGCACTGGTGGATCTCGAATTATTCCTTTGACTGAAGAAGGGGCAAAGAACTGGGCTATGGATCATCTGGAATGTGATGAATATGAAGCGTTGTTTGGAGAGGTAGAAGAATGAAATTTAATGGAAAATGTAAGATTCGATTACTTAGAGATTTTCCAGCAATCAATTTGAGAATGGGTGACAGCCTTACTGTTTATAAATATAAGTATAAAAAGTGTTCCGATGAAATTACATATGTTCATCCAAGAACATATCTTAGATTTACCCCAGAAGATGTGAAGGAACTGTCGGATGACGCAAAAGAATATGAATTCAAAGTGTTTATGGGACCAGACGGAATAGATGGTCCGTGTCTTGGGAAAATGCGTGTGACCGAAAATTCTGCTGACGAAGCTTATAGTGTAATGCTTGATATTATTGGTTGTAGATTAGCAGAGGCATTTCCAGAACTTGATATTCCGTATTCTATTGAATTAGTTGAAGAAAGCGAGGATGCATAATTATGCAAAACGTGTATATTACCAGAAATGGAAAGCAGATTCAGCTCACAGTGAATGAAATTATGGCAGCTTGGGTTGCCTGGGATGCGGAAACAAGAAAACAACAGTTGGGGACTTACAAAGAAGAAGTTAAACAGACATTATTAAAATTAAGTAAGGAAAATGACAAACCTGAATATGAAAAGGCTGCGGATAATGACGACATTGTAGATGAAATTGCTAGAGATATTAGAAGAGCCATTGAAAATGGATGTGATTATGATTGGTGCTTTGATACCAGTAAGTATGGAGGTTTTATGGATAGTTATAATACTGCGATAGTAGTTTGGGGAAAGGCGGATGACATAGATGAGACTGATTATTGAAGGTAAAACAAATAGAGATGACGTAATGGTAAATACAGCGAAAGTAACATTACCATCTGGAGATGTGTATACGATTGATAGGGATTGTACTGAATACACTATTAGTACAGTAACCGGGTATTTATCAATGACTTGGGATATGTGTTATCTACATATGATTAACGATATTTTATTATTTGATAATACCGCTTATCTCTCAAGCGATGATGGATTTCAGGATATTCTTAATGAAGGGACGTTGGAACTTGAACTTGAGGATGATGCTGGTTCAGATTATGTTGTTGAAGTTGCTAAATGGAGCTTTTGTTGAAAGGAGTTAAATTATGGGATCAGTATATTCTATATATTCACAGATGAAATTCAAAGATAAGAACAAAGCAATTAAAATACTGCAAGCAAAAATCAGCAGAGGAAAAGAAGAGCATACTGATTATGGACTGGATACATATAGAAAATCAGAGAACTTAGACATTAACGATATTGATGATCTAATTGCTGTGTTTATTGGTATCGGAAAAATGTTCGATGTTGCTAACGATGATGATGGTTGGACTACTTACTCTAATGGATTTGACGCCACTTATGGATGGGAATCTGTCATGATGGAAATGTTTGAAGAACTTGCACCAGTGTTAGAAGATGGATCAGACCTTTTCATTAATTGTGATGATGGAGTAGATGTGTTAGTTATTAAGGATGGAAAATGTATTCAAGAGAAATGAGGTGATGAGATGAAGGATATTTTGCTAGAGAAAGTGTTTGAAGCAGAAAGATGGGAAGCAGCAATTAATAAAGGGTTTTTCAAGGGAATTGATAAAGGAGAGCTGCGTCAACTTTGTGGTCCAGAGACAAGAATAAGATTGGCAATGGCAATTCTGGAAGATAATTATGAAATCGCTCCGCCACACCAGGCATTAATTCCAAAGGACAATGGAGAGTTTCGAACAGTATATGTAAATGAAAATATCGACAGAATCTTCTTATCTATCGTAAATGATTTGCTATTTGAATTGTGTTCAGATATGATTCATCCAGCTTGCAAAAGTTATCAGAAGGGAATCGGCTGCGGCAAAGTCGTACAGGAGATATCTCGTAAACTTCAACCAGATTTACATCAGCATTTAAATGATATTTTAGGATTCAAAGCAGATTTAAGTAAGTACTTTGATTCTGTTCCGATTGAATTTATCGATGACGCATTTGATTGTGTGGAAAGGAGAACTGGAAAATCAAAGGTAATTACAATTTTACGAAAATATTATCATACAGACCTTTGTTTTGATCCAGATGGAAATTTAATTAAACATTACCAGAGCTTAAAGCAAGGATGTGCGGTAGCTTCATTTTTAGCCGATGTAATGTTGCATCATGTTGATCTTAAGCTTTATGAAAAGTCACACATTAACATGGCTAGTATGTATGTAAGATATTCGGACGATATTTTATACATTGGAACTCAATATGAAAATGCCATGAGTATTCTTGAAGAAGAATTAAATAAGATGTCGATGAAATTGAATCCAAAGAAAGTAGAATACCTTACAGGTGATAAATGGTTTAAGTTCCTGGGATTTATGATAAAGGGAAGTCAAATTACATTATCACCAAATCGTGTAAAGCAATTTCAGAAAGAAATTGGAAAACGAAGCATTGGTAACTTAAATTATCATATCGGCGGTAAAATTGCTTTGAAATCTATTAACCGATATCTATACAAAGGAGATGGAACTTATTCTTGGGCAACGCAGGTGCTTCCGATTATCAATGTGGAGAAAGATATTGATACATTGAATGAATTTGTTATGGATTGTATCCGAGCCTGCCAGACAGGTAAAAGAAATATTGGTGGATTAGGGACTGTAACTAATCGAAAAGATTGCACGATTCTTAGAGGAACCGGAAAAAATGTATCTGCCAATAGAAAGAACACAGAAAAAGAAATTGAAGGATACTATAGCATTCGGTGTATGCAGAAAGCTTTGAATATCTGCAGACCGGTATACGATACAATTGTAAGGGAGATGTGAGTATGTATATTGTACCGAAAATTGAAGTAAGAGAAGCGGAAGACATTGCAGATTTCGCTACGACAATGGATTCAGACATGAACCAGTATTTTGAAGAAAAGAAAACATTGTTGGAAGATATACCAAGAGGTGAGAATCCCGGAACTGCATATTATTCGTTTTATCCAGCGGTAATAAATCCTAAGCTGTTTTATGCGTATATTTTAGCAATTAAGTATTTTCAAGATGGTACATGTCGATGGAAATTATGTTTAACATCTAGGGAAAATGAAGAGTGCCATATGACATTAGGAATTATGAGAGGAACTGAAGAAGAAGCGAAAAAACGACTTGCAATGATTCTTTCTTCTGGAAGCATTAAATGAGGTGATTATATGAGTGAACATTTATTTTTATATAGAATTAAAGATTCTGATGATCGTGATTGCTGTGCATATATTGATGCAGCCGGTCCAAAATTTGAATGCAATCACTATTTCAGTTCAATTGATGTATGTGGCAGCTGCTATTCTGGCAGTGAATTTCCTGTATACGAAGAAATTGAAACGATCCTTACAAAAGATGAATATGAAGAGATTCTTACATTTAACATATTTATCAAAGCACTTGGGTATGGAATCACGAAAGGTGATAGTCGATACAGAGCGGGAATCAAACTTATTGATTCTATTAAACATATCTATGATAAATTAAAGTCTGATGAAGCGTTTGCTTTCTTTGAAGATATTCAAAAAAGCGAAATGGAATATTTAAAAGAAGAATACAATTTATCAGATCGTAATATTGAAGAGATATTTAATGAATACGCAGAAGATTTTAGAGATCGCAGTATTGTAAGCTATATATACGATAATAGTGAAGAAGCTGGACGCGAAGAAGCTTGGCAGTTAGGATATGTCAAAGATGATGACTCAATTTCTTCTAAATATTTTGACTATAAGAAATTTGGAGAAGACTTAGTTGAAGATGATGAATATTTCATGGAATTATGTGATGGAAGAGTTGTAAGGTTGAGTTATTAAAATTTAATTAAACAAAATGAGGTGATTTTATGTTGATTTTAACGACAAAATTAAAAAACGCAATTAACAAAAAGAAACCTGGTATGGAGTTTTCATTGCATCAAATTTCTGTAAATGGGAATAAGCGTGGTACCAGTGGATGGATTAGAAATCCAGAAAATAATTCAGTAGTATATGTCAATACAGAAGGAATTAAATGGAACGGTCAACCTAGAAAATATATGTACAGGTATGCTGACGATATGAAAGATACTCATGGTTATCATAATAGATGGGCTAATTCATTAGAGGAATTAGTAAATGGAATTACAGAATTACTTTTGTTTCCGGTAAGCGAAGTAAAAGATCGTCGAATATAAAAGAGAGGATGTGAGATTATGCCAGAGCCAGAGAAAAAATTAATTGAAGTTACAGTAGAAAAACGACTTAGAGTATGCAAAGAGATTGAGGCCACAGAAGAAGAAATTGAATTCCTCAGACGAGGAGAAAATCCTTTCGAAAGTGAATTTAGTGATGAGGAGATGGAGCATGGCGATATTGAATGGGATTTTGCAGCTGCTGATGAATACGGTAGAACAATTATAGGTTGGGATTAATCAAATAGATAAAAGCGAGGAAAGCGAATATGAATAGCGAATTAATAGTAAAAGATGTGGAATTTCATGGAGATATGTTAAGAGCAGCACAGGATCCGGACGGAAAGGTTTGGGTTGGTGTTCGTTGGATGTGTCAGGGTATTGGTTTTGGAGAAGATAAGATCGATAATGAACGGAAGAAAATACAAAAAGATGTTGTTATATCCCAAGGAGTAAAATTTCACTCCTTGGGATCTGGGAATTCAAATACAAAGGTTCTTTGTCTTGATCTTGACTATGTCCCTTTATGGCTAGCAAAAATTGCTATTACACCAACAATGCAGAGAGAAAATCCTGTATTAGTAAATAAACTAATCGATTATCAGTTAAAGGCAAAAGATGTCCTTGCAGCTGCATTCTTAGGAGACAAGAAAACGACAGAAGAAATTGTTCCAGTATATAAACCACAAGGGAATATGATTCAGCTGCAATTTCCGGATATTCAGATGCCTACAATTCCGGATTATTCAAATCGACTCGATGAAATTAATAACAAGATCGATAAATTATATACTGAAATTGGAAAGTTTGCAACAGCAATGATGAATAAGAATGCTGATCCGGTTAAATTAAACAATGCAATACCTGTTAAAAAAGAGGATAAAAAGAAAGTTGTATCACCAACAGAACAGGAATATTACGATTGGAAGAAAAGAACGAATGAATTTGTTGATAAGCTTTCAGAAAGTTCTAAATTTACTGATCGAAATAGTGTTTTAAAATATTTATATGATTATATAAATAAAACATATGGAATTGTATGGGACCAGGAGAAGAGAGAGTACAGAAGAAGACATTCCAATATTTCTAAAGTTTCTACATTTGATGTTATTTATGAAGATGAACAATTGCGTTCAATTTTCGATTGTACTCTGGCAGATATGGCTGAAAAGTATAAAAATACATGCAAAATAGATTTAATTATGCAACCTCTAATAAAAAAGATAAATGATGAAAGCGCAAATTACACTATAAGTTATCGAAAAGTATACGCAATGCTTAGAAAAACAGATCCTAATATTAATTGGGCAAATCTGAAAAAGAGATATGTTTCTAAACATGGAAGTGCTGGGTATAGTAGAAAAAAGGTCGTTGATAGCAATCCAGAGTTACGTGCGAAATTTGAAAAAGCAGTTAACCTTGTATTAATGGAGGAGGATAAAAAACATGAAGGTGGAAGAAAATAACATTCAAACATTTTGCGGAAAAGATCTCTTTAAATGGGAAAGCTGGGATGAGTTAGATGCCGGGACATTACAGTTCTACGGAGTGGAATTCTGCATTGATTATTTGAAAAAATATAATGGAATGTGTGTGGTTTTAAGTATTGAAGGACAGCTTGATATATTTTCAGCAGATGAATCTGGGAATGATGTGCATGAATGGTCCGGATTTGTAACAAAGATTCCAGGATTTTTAGCAGGCGAAAAAGTTTACAGAGTAGTTCATGAATATGACGATGAATTTAGATTTAATGTAACAGAAACAATAGCTATTTGTACAACAGAACAGAAGGCCGATGAAATTGTCGAAGAGAATAAAAAAGATGGGCTTGATGAAAACGAAAGTTATTGGAGTTTGGTTGAAGAATTGGAGGGATAAAGAATGTACTTAATAACATTTTTGCCATGCGGAACAAAATTTCTTGTTAATCAATCATCAGAAGAAGAAGCTTTGAAATCTGCTGTGAAGGCTAATGAAACCGTTGGTGAAATAGAAGATGTTGATTTAACATTAAAATCATTATACATAATTGAACCTGCAGATTTCTCAACATTAATTCAGCTTTTTCAAAAAGAACCATATTGGGGAAACACAGATGATACAATTATTTTCGATGATTAGGGAGGGATAAAGGTATGCCGGATAATATTTGGTTGTATGGGTTTGATGGATTCAACGGTCTGAAGACAGTTGGTTTTGTTATAGCTAATACGGATACAGAAGCCGAACATAAGGTTTGGCGAATGTATAATGATTTCGGTACTGATGAATATGATCTGGATGATCTGGTTGTATGGCAACCAAGAAATGATGAAGATTATAGAGAAGATTATCCTGATGTAATGGAAATAGTTTATTAGGAAAGGGATTAATAATATGAAAATTATAGATAAAAGAACTGAGAAAAAAGAATATACATTTAAAGATTTAGTGTGCGGAAATGTGTTCGAATATTCAGGAGATATTTATTTAAAGTTAGATACTTCTGGTGAGGATAATAATGCATACAATCTTAATACATGCAAATTTGCAACATTATCAGACGATGCTGTGATGCCAATTGAAACAGAACTCGTAATACGAGATACAAAAAACATGACTGGCCAGAATGACAAAACAGAACTTATTGGAGGTATTATTGATATCTTTGAAGATTTTTTAGATAAAAAGGGTGTGACTTTGGAGCCTCCTAAAAAAAGCTATGAAATGGAATTAGATGGTAGCATGAATGCTAATATTTATGGCACTGATTATGATTCTATTTCAGATTCATTAGAGTCACTTCTACGAAGTTGGAAAGTAATTGAATAAGTAATTTAATTAAACGAGAACACACTCGGAATATACAAGATTAATTCAATTCAATGGTGCTGCCATTATTCCTGGTTACGGATCTGAAATCCGGTCTACCGAACCGGCTTTAAGATCCTCCACCAGGAGAATCGCAGCTCAATATGACTCTGTTAAAGAAATGTGCCAGATTAATTGAGTATATTCAGTCCGGAGTATAACGGAATGCAAATAAGATATTTAAGATTTAATTATGCAGGCTAAGATAGATGTCTTCTTCAGGAACCTCTGGGTATCCCCAGCACTTCCTGAAGATTACATCTCCAGTAACCTGCATTATATGAAACAATTATAGAAATATACCGTAAGTATTGAGTTTGCATAATAAATTAATTTAGGAGCATACCAAGTATAAGCAAGATATATTCTATTTAATGAAGCGGTACATGACGATGACCCAATTCTGTCAGATATCTCTGAAGAAATGCGTCATCGCATTCCGCCTAATATTGATCCATTAAAGAAATATGCCACATATGTAGAGCTTATACAAAAAAATCACAAGACAGTGAAATATTAACAAAGCATTTTAATTTTAATCATGGAAGCAAATATTGGAGGAAGCTGCCGGACTTATCATTCCGGCTGCTACCTCCCTTGCTTCCATAATATGAAACAATTATAGAAATGTCTTAAAAATGTTGAGTTAATATAAAAAAATCGTAAGGTAACGAGTATCAATAAGACATTTAATTTAATTTCAGAAACAACTACCTGAGGCAATAAATTGCCTCACGACTTGCTCTGGAGATATGAAATGATTATAGTGATACCTCAGAAATGTTGAATTGATATAAAACCACAAGGCAGTGAATATTAACAAGGTATTTAATATTTAATAAGAAGGTGATGAACTGGAGGAAATCCAGCCCCTAACGGAGCTGGATATCCTCCGGATAACCTTCATATATGAAACCATTAAAGGAATGTCTCAGAAATACAGAGTTAATATAAAATAAAATGAAAGGAAGTAGATAGAATGAGTATTTATGGAGATTTCTTATCCAATTTTAGCAGTGAAAACAAAAGATGGAAAGCAGATTTAAAGAATAAAACATTAATTTGTGAAGATAAAAAATATATAGAATCTTCTATGTATGATATTCGTCACGATTTAATCGTGATTGACGGAATTAACTCTGATACATCAAGAAAGAAATGTAATGAAATATGTTTTGAGATCATTGAAAATCTGTATCACAAATACAAATATTCCATTCCAAGTGAAAGAAGCGAAAAATACAGACAAAGAGAATATTTTCGTGCATTAAAGCCAGACGAAATGACGGATGAACAGTTAGTTACTGGTGAAGACCGAAATTATGCAAGAGCTGCGCTTGAAGCATTCATTCTTTGTGCCTCTTTGGCAGGATATTTGACTTGGGACGAAGAGCAGATGGGCAGTCATTGGTTCTATCAGGGAAAGGATAAAGATTTAATTATACTGAAGAAGTGGATCAAATGTTAGGAGGAACGAAAAATGATTAAAAATCCAAAAATTGGGCAGGAAGTATGGTTTTTCGAACCGTGGGCAGAGGACATCCATAGTGCAAAAATCACGGCGCTTGGCGAAACAGAGGTTTCTGCCAGAAACCCGGAGAAGTATCCATACGCAGATATACATTGGGATGACGGCGGAGACAGCAGCTGTCTGCTGAAAGATTTGTATGCTTCGCGAGAAGAACTTCAAAACAAATTAAAAAAAGAAGAAAGAAAAAAGATTGCCGAAATCAAGGATAGTATCAAAGATGCCGGTGACCTGGTGAGGTTTATGTATGACCACTGCGTGGCCTGTGCGGAAGAGTATACTGACTGGACAGCGAGAAGAGCCGTGAAGGAAATAGCGAAAGAGATGCTTGGGTTGAAATTAGAATAATGAGGTAATTAATTACAGCAAATAGAATTTTGAAATTAAATTAAAAGGAGAATGTAGATTATGAATTGGAATTATGGTAATACCCCAGAATTATATAAGGAAGTAGAAATTCTTTTAAAAAATGGAACTACCAAAAAAGACATGATGATCAAAGGTAAATATGACAATTATGAATGGCGTAATTATACAGATAGCGCTGTACTTGGTTGGAGAGAAATTACAGAAAATAAAACAAATACAAAGGAGAATAAAACTATGAAAAAATCAAGAGAGAACAGAATGGAAGCATTAAAGGCAGCAAACATTGAAACAGGAAAATACTTCAGCGTAACATTACCGGAAGGTTTAAAACCTGGCAGTACAATTAATGTAACAATCAGCGAAGATGGAAGTCCTGTCATTGTAAATCCGGAGAAGAAAAGAATTAATTCAGAAGAGGAGTCTTTCTTATCTCAGATTTATGAAGATGGATATGTAAGAAATACTCGTCTTCATAGAAGATGGGTTATGGCACAAATGTTTAGAATGCTGAATTACAAGAGTTATTATACAGGTAAATCTGGATATGACGCATATTTAAACGATCACTATGGATATCAGTATCAGTTTGAAATGATGTTAGAAGAAATTCGAGTATTAGCTGAACTACAGGATAGGGATCCAGAAGCTTTTGCTGAAAGGTCAAGATTCTTTATTCCGGATGTTGTTTCTGCTACATGTAATGATTATATAAATAAACTTGAGATTTATGTTAATAAACTTCCGATGCATAAATGTAAAGGTGTTCCTTATAAGAAGGTTTTTGGTAGAAATATATTTGTTGAAGATCTTAACAAATATGTATATTATCCACAGAAAAGCAACTTTGCAGATGTAAAACGAGTAGTTATTAACATCAGAAATCACTCAATGACATTTTCATATAAAGATTTATATAGAGTATTAAGAAAGTTCTGTGCCAATATGTATAGACTGCCTAATGAAACTCCTAAATGTAGAGAATGGAAAGATGCATTCAAGGGAGAAGGTTCTTATTATACACTTATGAATTTAATTAAGTTTCATGGATGCAGAGTTCCTGGTGTTAAAGGCAATATGATGTCTTTGAATGATTCTCTTGCAGATGTAGAAAGTGCAGTAGAGCAGTATAGAGGTTTGTACTATAAATTATTCGCTTATATGAAACGCGTTATTGAAGCAAATAATTTTGATTTCAATAAGAGGATGAAAGAGCTGTATCCTAAAAAATCTGTATAAATCGAAAATATGTTCGATTAAATATTGACCTCAGCCTCTCAGTATGGTATAACAATAATATCAAAAAACAGAACGAACGTTCGCATATACTGGGAGGCTAGGATAACATGAAGAAGATAAGCGTAATTATTATACATAGCAATAAAAGGGCAGAGGTGATTGAGTGTTTAAATATTAGTGATGCAATAGAATATATGAAACAGCGATACGTAGATGAAATTCGAAAAGCACCGTTTTATGATTATGAGCATTCATTTATATCCAGAAGTTTTAAGTATGCTCAAGTATCTGCTGGTGTATTCGGAATAAAAATGTGGATCTGCTGTAATAGCAGATATTATAAGCGAAAGGCAGGTAAGTGGAATGGAAAACGTAAAAGATACAAAAGAAGCAAAAACAAGAGTAGTTTTGATTAATCAAATAATTGATAGAGCAGCGGAGCTGGGAATTATGTATAGTTCCCGGCTCAGTCATTCTATGGATATTAATTATGCAGTGCAGGTATTTGATATTGATTTAAAGGCTTGGTTAGATTCTACTAATAATGATTTTATTCATGATTATGTTGGAATCTATAAAAATATTGATCGTGATGCAATTTCTTCAAAACATTTTGCCAGTAAAAATGATTTTGGAACATTTGTTCCACGATTTGCAAGAAACGAAAATAATTTAATCAAAGATTGTTATGAATCATATAAAAATTTATTGAAATTAGAAAAGAAAATTCATGAGTCGGCAATTTTATTTCAGACAGTGGCTCTTATTCTTGCAGAAATGCGGTGTCAATATAAAGACGGAATTAAGGTAAAACGCCAGGGAGATGATGCTGATGATGAAATTTTATGTCCGGAATGTGGTTATTCATTAGCTAGAAATGATGAGAAAGAAGAGTTACGGCCTAAACATTGTCCGGAATGTGGAACAAAGTTGATTTATTGACGGAGAATATGGGAGTAGAAAATTATGACAAATAAACAGTATGAAAATGGAGAGCATTTGAATATACATAATGCTACAAAAGAACAGTTAAAGCTTATGGTGAAGGACAGAGATGAGACGATAAAGAGGTTACAAAAAGAATTGAATGAAAAACAGGCAGCGTTAAATGAAGCGATAGAAATGCTAAAGAATTGTATTTGAAACAAAAGTTTCAGGTTGAAAATGGAGGAAATATAATGAAGCGTGATTTAGTAGATGAATTATATAAAACGGCGTATAAACGATATAGAGAAAAATATCCAAACAAAGATTTTGCATCTATTCCAAATTTTTTAGATTCACTTTGGTTTAGTATTGAAGGTGAACTTAATAGAAATGGATATAATGCTGCAAAGAAATATGTC